CAGCTAAAAAGAAGGGGTGGGGAGGTCCGAAGACGTCCCCACCTCTGGCTGCACCGAGGACTTAGTCCCGGTACAACCACTGTTCAGGCCGGCTCGTCAGCACCCTGAGAAAGGTAACGAGAAAAGCCAGCGCGAACAGTGCCCACACAGCTACTCGTCCTCGCCCGAGTAGCCCAGGGATTCATCCACGCTGTCTTCGAGATCCCCGCAGGGATCGTCGAAGACCTCCTCATCGTCGTCACCCCAGCGGGCGGCTCCTTTGTGCTCTTCCATTTTGACCTCTGATCTGGGCCGCTAGATAGGCCCGGTTCCATTGCTCTTATACCTGTTGGCTTGTTCCATTTGCGTGGGGCTGGTAGAGTGAGATCAGGTTAGACAAGGAGCCGACATGGCCAGATTTGACCCCGAAGGCGGACGTAGCTCTGCCAATGACGGGGACGAGGGCGCGAGGTCGGAGAGCCGGAAGCACATGGGGGCACGTCATGTCACGGCTTGACCCGAAAGACAGCTTTGCGGCACTGAAGGAAGGGGTGAAGACGTCGATCAGTAGCACCTTCCCACAGGTTGGCGAAAAGAACACTCTTGATCTCGAGGACATCGAGATCACCGATGACATAAACGAGGCTGACTACACCGGGCAGAAGGACGCCAAGATCAACGGGCGAACTTGGGGCGTTCCTGTACACGCCACGATGGTGCTCAAGGACAATAAGACCGGGAAGGTTCTTGATCGGAGGCGACAGAAGATCGCCACGCTCCCAAAGGTGACCAATCGTTACTCCTACGTCGTCCAAGGATCAGAGTATCAGATCGACGGACAGTGGCGCCTTCGTCCAGGTGTCTACACGAAGGTCAAAGAGAACGGGGAGCTTGACTCGTTCTTCAACATCAAAGGGCGCCCGCTTCACGTAGGATTTGATCCTAAAGAGCGGAAGTTCAACATTCAGCATGGGGGCGCGAAGCCCCCACTCTATCCCGTCATGAAAGCTCTTGGTATCAGTGACGATACGCTGGAGAAGAAGTGGGGGAAGGATATCCTGGCTGCGAACCGGACAGATGCTCGAGGTCGGCCGCTCAAGGTCGACAAGGTGGCCATCGACTTTGCTCGTCGCATTGACCCTCGTGCAGAGGTAGAGACCTTTGAAGACGCCTCTAGGGTCATCCAGACCAACTTTGAGCAGTCGGAGCTCCACCCCGAATCGACAAAGCGCACACTTGGAAAAAAGATCGATCGCGTCACTCCCGAAGCAGTGCTTCTCTCGTCGGGAAGACTCCTGGGGGTGGCTCGAGGAACTGAGAAGCCTGATGTTCGGGATTCGCTGGTGTTCAAGGACTTCCACGGTGTGGAGGATTTCGTCGCGGAGAGGATCACTGGACACGCTCCGACGATCGCAAGGCGGGTTGGGAATAACCTGGATAAGACCGACAAGATCAAGGACATCGTCGGGCCCGACATGTACGATCGTCCGATCAAAGAATTCTTTGGGAAGGTGTCCCTGGCCAGTACACCTCCTCAGACAAATCCACTTCGAATGATCTCTGGTCAGATGAAGACCACCATTGCTGGCGAGGGTGGTGTATCTGATGCGAATCGGATCACTGATGACGCAAAGCTCGTTGACCCATCGCACTTCGGAGTCCTCGATCCTCTGCACACACCTGAGTCTGTGAGCACGGGCGTTACCCTCCAGCTCACGCTAGGAGCTCGAAAGAAGGGAACTCAGATCGTAGTACCCCTGTACGATGTCAAGTCTGGGAAGACGAAGTTGGTCGATACCGCAGAGGTTCACGACTCGATCGTCGCGCTCCCGGATGAGGTACAGAAAGTAGGGGGTGTGTACGTTCCGAAGAAGGGTAACCGGGTGTTGGCGAGCATCGCCGGAAACGACATGCGGCCCACGGCCATGAAAGATGTGAAGTACATCGTTCCCCACTCGAGTCAAATGTTCTCGCTGGCGACCAACATGGTGCCCTTCATCAACAGTGATTCTCCAAACCGCGCCACGATGGCTGGGCGCCATATGGAGCAGACGATACCCGTCGTCGACGGCGAGGTCCCGCTTGTTCAGTCCACGATCGGGGGGAAATCGTTCGACGAAATTATCGGTCGTTTTGCTTCCAGCAACGCGCCGGTGGGCGGAAAGGTAACGAAGATCACTGAAGATGCCGTCATGATGAAGTCGGATGACGGCAAGTCACATAAAATCCCGATCTACAACCACTACCCGCTCAATGACAAGAAGGGATTTATGCACAGCACACCGACGGTCCAGGTCGGTGAACAGATCAAGAAGGGTCAGCTGCTCGCAGATACGAACTTCACGAAAGGCGGAGTGTACGCCCCCGGGAAAAATCTGACCGTGGCGTACATGCCGTGGAAGGGTCTGAACTTCGAAGACGGTGTTATCGTGAGCGAAGAGGCCGCGGCGAAGATGACCTCGATGCACATGCACAAGAAGGGGCTCTCGACGCGGGATGCGACTCTTGATGGGAAGAAGAAGTACCAAGCCCACTACCCGAATCAGCTGACGAAGGAACGGGCCGAGAAGCTCGACGATGATGGCATCGTCCGTATCGGGCAGAAGGTCAAGCCGGGGGATGTGCTGATCGCAGCTCTTGGCGAGCAGGTGCTGACGACTGAGCAGCAGAAGATGCGGCTCCTCCATCGCAGTCTTGTACAACCGAAGAAGGACAAGGCTGTGACCTGGCAGGAGGACTTCGAGGGCGAGGTCGTGGGGGTGAACCGACGTGGGAAGCACGTCGATGTCCATGTAAAGACTATCGAGCCCATGGAGATCGGAGACAAGCTCGTAGGCCGCCACGGAAACAAGGCGATCGTCACTGGTATCCTCGCCAAGGGTGAGATGCCTCAGACTCAGGATGGCCGACCTGTCGAGATCCTCATGAATCCGATTGGTACTCCGGGCCGCATGAACGTCGGACAGGTACTCGAGACAGCGGCTGGGAAGCTGGCGGAACACCGGGGTTCTCCTTACAAGGTCGAGAACTTCTCCGAGGAGGACAACCTCGAATCCGTTCGTAGTCAGCTTGCGGCAGCTGGCCTCGACGATAAGGAGGATCTGATCGACCCCGGCACGGGGAAGAAGATCCCCGGGGTACAAGTCGGGAAACAGTACATCCTGAAGATGGAGCACCAGGTCGGGAAGAAAATGGCGTCTCGTGAGCGTGATGCTTATGACCAGAACATGGTCCCTCGAGGTGGTGGGAAGCACGGAGCCCAAGCTCTTGGTGGGCTCGGCGTGTACGCCATGCTGGCTCACGGCGCGCGTGAGAACCTGCGTGAGATGCAGGTGAGCAAGACCGACAAGGATCAGACGGACGAGCTGTGGACTGCCATCCAGACCGGAGAGCTCCTCCCGCCACCGAAGACGACCTTCGCCTACAATAAATTCAACGGGTACCTCAATGGAATGGGGGTGAACGTACACAAGGACGGCAACAGTCTGAACCTGATGCCGATGACGGACGCCGACGTGCTCAAGCTCTCGAACGGGGAGTTGAAGGACGCTGGGCGTGCCCTGAAGGCCAAGACGCTGAAGCCGGAAAAGGGTGGTCTCTTCGACGAGAAGATCACAGGTGGGATGGACGGGAAGAAGTGGGGCCACATCAGGCTCGCTGTACCTGTTCCGAACCCACTGTTTGAAAAGGCCGTCATGAGTCTGACAGGCCTCCGAGGACCGCAGTTCAATCGCATCATCGACGGCGACGCTGGTGTCACGGAAGATGGGAAGATTGTTGACGAGGTTGGCGTGAAGGGGGCGGTCTACGGTCCCCCGGCTGTTGGCCGTCTCCTTGATAAAGTTGATGTCACGGCAAGTCTTGCCGAGGAAGAGAGTCGTCTGCCCAAGCTGAAGGGCCAACTCTTGAACGAGTCGGCCAAGAAGGTCAAGTACCTTCGAGCGTTGAAGAAGCTGGATATGACGCCGACCGCGGCGTACATGACGCAGAACGTCCCTGTGTTGCCGCCTTCGATGCGTCCGATCTCTGTGATGGAGGACGGAAGCCTTCAGACGGACGACCTCAACGAGCTCTACAAGGGCCTAGCGATCGTGAACGCGAAGCAGAGAGAGTTTCCAGCCGGGACTCCTGAGTCGCTCAAGGCTCCTATCGCTGCGAGTGTGTACGATCATATGAAGGCGTTGACGGGTAATGGCGGGACGCTCAACGCGAAGCACCCTGGCCTTCTGGAGATAATTGCCGGGAAGAACGGGCCCAAGACGGGCTTCGTCCAGAAGACGTTGATCAAGCGAAAGCAGGATCTCTCGGCGCGCTCGACCATTGTTCCTGATCCGACTCTCGGGCTTGACGAGGCGGCCATTCCGCGGAAGGCCGCAAAGGAGATCTACAAGCCATTCATCGTCAAGGAGCTTCGAGCTATGGCCGGTACCTCACCGAACGAAGCCCGGAGGATGATTGACGAGGATGACCCTCTTGCTCGAAGAGCGCTCGAACGTGTGGTAGAGAAGCGTCCGATCATTTTGAAGAGGGATCCGGTTTTGCACCGATACGGCGTCCAGGCGTTTAAGCCCAAACTTGTGGACGGTAAGGCGATCAAAATTCACCCTCTGGTGTGCTCGGGCTACAACGCGGACTTCGATGGGGACACCATGAGCGCCTTCGTTCCGATCTCTGATAAAGCGGTCGCCGAGGCGCACAAGATGTTTCCGTCGAGCAACCTCTTCAGCCCCGCCACACACGGCGTCATGTACGCGCCATCCCACGAGCAGCAGGTGGGGTTGTTCATGGCGACCCAGGTCGGGAAGAGTACGGGCAAGAAGTTCAAGGATCTGAAGGAGGCTGAGAAGGCGTTCAATGCTGATGAGGTCGGACTCACGGATGTGGTGAGTGTTGCCGGTGCGACGACGACGCTTGGGCGATCACGAATAGATGCCCAGTTACCGACGGAGATGAGAGGCGGCAAGATCCTGACGGATCTGCAGTACAACCTTACGAAGAAAGAGCAGGGGCAGCTATTCAACGAGATGGCGCGTGGCAATCCTAAGAAGTACCCAGATCGTGTCAATAAGCTCAAGGATATCGGGAATGACACCGCCTCTACCCAGGGGTTCAGTCTGGGGCTCGAGGACTTCAAAGTTCATAAGGAGATTCGTGATCCTATCCTTCTACATGCGGCCGCTAGATCAGCGAAGCTGGACTCGAACAAGCCTGCCGATGTCTCGAGAATAGTGGATATCTACGCTGACGCTATGGAGAAGATCGAGACCGGTGTCATGGCCAAAGCGAAGCGCGGCACGTCTCAGCTTGACCGTCTTCAGAACGCAGCGGGTATCAAGGGCGGGGGTTATCGCCAGCTCACTGCGGCCCCTGTGCTCTTTGTAGATGGAAAGGGAGACGTTGTCCCGAATCCCGTGACTCGCTCCTATGCTGAGGGGCTGTCCACAACGGCTTATTGGAGTGCAACGAGCGGCGGTCGTAAGGGCATCGTTCAGAAGGTGCAAAGCGTCTCGGAGCCAGGCTATCTCACCAAGATGATGACGAATTCTGTCATCGATCAGCTCGTCGACAAAGATGACTGCGGGACTGATCGCGGTATATCATTGTCCGTCGACGAGCCAGACGTGGTCGGTCGATATACAACAGCGGGGCTCAACCTCGGACGGGGAAAGGTGATCCCCGCGGGGACGATGCTCACACCCGACGTCCTGACAAAGATCAGGAACAGTAAGGCTTCAGCGAAGGTGGTCGTGCGCTCTCCGATGAGATGCACCCATACTCATGGCGTGTGCCAAAAGTGCATGGGGCTAAACGAAGACGGCCAGCTGAACGACTTTGGCACGAATGTCGGGGTTGCAGCTGCACAGGCTCTCGGGGAACGAGGCACACAATTAGCAATGAAGGCATTTCATTCTGGGGGTGTTTACGAGGGAAAGGGGACGAAGTCCTTGACCGGGGAGGGTCTTGATCAGGCGACGAGCATTCTGTACTTGAGACAGAAGGTGAAGGGGTCCGCGGTGCTCGCGGACATCGGGGGTAAGATTCGCAGGATCAAGAAGGATCCTGCTGGCGGTGCTCGAGTAATGATCGGAGAGAACGAGGTCTATGTTCCCTCCGATCGGAAGATGCTCAAGAATATCCGTGTGGGCGAGACTGTGAAGCGCGGAGATCAGCTGACGTCCGGACCTGTGAACCCACACGAGCTTCTACCACTAACGAACGTGAACAAGGTGCAGGGACATCTAGCAGGGGAACTGCACAGCATCTACGGTAGTCAGGGTATCCGGCGTCGTAACTCTGAGGTGCTGGTACGCGCGATCTCAAGTGTGACGAAGGTGGAAGACTCCGGTGGCCACCCAGATCTGCTTCGGGGGGATTTTGCCAACACGGCGATGATCCAGGACTGGAATAAGAAGCACAAGGACGCGGCTCCGGTTCGTCATGTGCCGGTCCTTCGGGGTGTCAAACAGGTGCCACTCGATGTTCAAGAGGATTGGATGGCGCGGCTGAATCACCAGAACCTGAAGTCCACGGTGATCGAAGCGGCACAGCAGGGGTGGTCCTCTGATCTTCATGGTACAAACCCCGTACCCTCGCTTGTGTATGGTGTAGAATTCGGGAAGGGCACGAAGGAAAAGCCCTGGAGGTACTGAGATGATCGACTCGATCAACACGGTTCGCTACGACGCATTCTTTGATGAACTCGGGCAGATCGAGAAGAGAGCAATGTTGACCAGGGTCGCGGCTCTCAGTCCGGGCTTTGTTTCGCAAGTCGTTCGTGGCGGGAGGCAAATCCTCACCAAGCCCGGAAACGCGGTCAAGGCCGTCCGTACTGCCTACGGTCGTGGATCACGAGTTGCCGCACAAGCTGGAGGTGGTCGACTCTCACAGCTTGGCGGTGGTCTGGAGCGCGTGTGGAAAACCCCACAGGGCAAGGCAGCGGTGGTCGGCGCTGGCGCTCTTGCGGGTGGAGCCGGGCTGGTCGGTACCGGGGCTGTATTGGGCCGAGCTACCGCATAGAGGAACATGCCGGGAGCACACTCCAATTCCCAGGTCCAACGTGGGGTCAACGCCGTTCTCATCGAGACGGGGCAGATCATCAACGTGGATATTGATCACTGGACGGTGGATGTTCGCACGAAGCACACCTACAGGTTGCTGCTCGATCTCCAAGTAGGGGCTTCGTACCTGCACTTCCACTCTGGAGAAGGCATCTTCGTCATGCCAGAGGTGGGGGCGCTCGTGAAGGTCTGCATGCCGAGTGACGATACGCCCTTCGTTCTCTGCTTCGTCACGGCCTTCGAACGTGCTGCTGCCGCTGGTGCTCCAACGCAGGCAGGCGATGTGCCCGACGAGGAGGGTGGAGAAGAAAACGAGGTCACCTTCCGAGCTGGCCGCCCCAGGATACAGCAGGGCGACATCATGCTTCGCACCCGGGATGGCAACCAGCTATGGCTCCGACGAGGTGGAGTTGTCGAGATCGGCGCGGGGCCCATGGCGAAGAGGGTGTACATCCCGATCACAAATATGCTTCGCGACGTCTTTGAGAACTACGAAGCTCTCTCCACTGCCGGCGAGATGCGATGGACGACGACGCGCTCTGATAGTGATCCGTCTGGAGAGGCGCAAGCGATCTTTACACTTGCGGCTCGTGATCATGCCCAGGACGAGAACACGACCGTCCTTGTGTCGGCCGGTCATGTGGATGATACGACTCGTCTTCGGTGTGTCGTTGCCCCAGACGCCATTGACTCGAGAACTGGTGAGGTCACGGGCAGCGCCGTGTATGAGTTCACTGTCAACGACGACGGTGATGTCGAGGTCACTGTGGCCGGGGACGTCACTGTCGAGGTCGAGGGCGCGGTCGACGTGACTGTGAGTGGGGATGGGCAGCTCACGTTCGGCAACCTGACAGAGACGGTCAACGGGGACCTGACCCATCGAGTGAGCGGTGGCCACAGTTTGACCGCCAACAGCAGTCGGGAAAGATTGAGCGGGACGAAGATCATTGATGCCCCCATGACCCAGATCGGTGGGAGCAAGCCGGTTATGCTGATGACAGGAGCAATGAGCGCGTTTCTTTACCATACGCACACTGTCGTCGGGGGCGTAACCAGCACTCCACTTCCTGCGGTCTCCCCGGATGACGTCGCAGCTACAAAATTGAGGAGTGGGTGATGGCGCTCAATGAAGCGGTTCTGGCTAACCTGATCGCTGACATCTATCATCTAGAGATGGTGGCTGCCTTCCCTACGGTGGTCAAAGGTGTTGAGGTCATCGAGGTCCCGCGAGAAGATGGGACGATGAGCTACGATGTGACACTGGTTCGAGGCCCGAATGAGCCAGACGAAGCGAGTATCCGCCCGATGGCCAATGCTATCGCACAAGCAGTGATTCGGCACATCAAGGCCCATGCAGAGGTGAATGACACTGATGCCGGCGCCGGAGGTAGTTGGAGGATTTTATGACTGCACTTTACCTGGATACAACGCCGCCGCCGGTTGACATGCCGAAGGTGGCCGCGGAAGCTCGACTCTCCGACTCTGCGGACTCGTGGCCCCGAGAGGTGCACAAGGAACTCTTGAGAGAGTGTCCGTACCTCGGAGCCTACGACGTGTCCCCACAGCTGACGAAGGTGGACGCAGAGCAGGGGTATGGTCTGGGTTTCGTCCGTGTGAGCAGTAAGTCGGCGACCATGCCGCTCGGACCCGGGTCCGATGCGGTGATGAAGTCGCAAGGTGTTCGCGCGATCCGAGTTCCCGTCATCATCAAGAACAAGAAACTCCAACCGATGGACGTGTTCTTGGGGGACAAGGGTATCTACCCGATGTCGGATGTCCGAGTCCGTGCGGCGCTCTTTCGTCCCCAGGTTTTTGACTCCGTGAAGAGCGGGCCTGGGGATACGTCGATATACGATCAGCTCTACCCGCCGTCGAGTCGGCAATCCGGAGGTGGTGGCGGGCAGGTCAGTTCTGTTTCGCAGACAAAGCTCGGATCAACGAAGCCGACTTTCCTGTTGGAGGCCATCTCCTCAACCATCACCGCGGACGACGTGGCGCGGATCAAGCTGGCGATGTCAGAAGATCCGCAGCTCGTGCGCGCGTTGGTGCATAACGACTCGACGCGCCCTTTCATTGAGACCATCGTATCGTTGACACCGGTGACGACACAGGACGTCACCAAAGTCGCTTCGATGATCGCGCGTCCTACTATCTTCCAGGTGGAGAGGCTCAACGATTCTTACCTGCTGAAGACAGCTGACGACACGGCATTTGATCCGCAGGTCACCGAGGTCGATCGGAACACGGCGGTGGAGATCGCTGGAAAAGATCTGGTCGAGCAAGCGGACAACTTCGGCGCCGGTACGGTCACCATGAACCCCGTCGTTCACGATGACAGCATCGAGGATGAAGAAATCGGCCCGATCACGTCCTTTGGCGAGTATCGAGTCAAGACGCCTGACGGTCAGGAATATCTGGGCTGGGTCTTCCCTACCGTCCTCGACTTTGACGGCACATCGCTTCCGTTCATGCTCTTCACGAACGGGGCCGTGTCCGCCATTCAGGAATCCATCGTCGGGAGCTTCGTCGGGAAAGGGGTCAACATCATCCGAGGGAAGCCGGAAGGCTATGGCTTCTTCTACCGGGTCACGACAAGTGGTGGGGTCATCGCTTTCCAGCCGCTCGAGATCGCCAGTAGTTTCTCAGACGAGTCCGGTTCCGGGTTCCTCGGTGAGACGATGATGGCCGAGCCCGTGAAGATCGTGTTCAGTGCGGAAGTTCATGCCCCTGTTCATTTGGAAGGCACCACCTATGTTCTTCCATCGGATGTACGATGGGCACCTCTCGGGAAGAAGATGACGACGAAGCTGATCAGGGATGCCACGGAGTTCATCAAGACCGCCATGGTGCGGGCCTCGATGAACATGGTCCGTGTCATCTCTGACGGGCACACCTGGTCTTTCAATGGCCCGCCGCTCGAGAAGGTAGCGTATCGGTGGCGCGAGGGTCTCGGCGGCGCTGACGCAGCTTTCATGGCCAGTGCGCTCGGGATGTCCAATGAGCTCGCCCTGAAGACGCTCATCAAGTCAGCTCGTGAGCGCGATGCCGTGTTCGTCCCGAACTGCCGAGCCATTGGTTCGCCAGGTGTAAAGCTGGCTGCGGCTCGTCAGAGGGCCAAGAGTTTGTGGGACGCCGTGCCCCGTCGCCGATCTCTGTTGAAGGAGGCGGCAGCGCTGGATGACGTGACGACCATCGACAAGATTCTCAGCCTCGGTTTTATCAGCCCCGAGAATGCGCAGATCTTCGTGAGTTGGCTTCCGGACCTCGAGGAGGCACTCCAGAAGCTGGCTTCATTGCTGCTCGCCGCCCGTCTTGGGCAAGAGGATATCCCCGAACAAGCCTCCAAGAGTGCGATGCTTCAGCTCGAAGAGGTGATCATGGGCTTGAAGAAGCTCATGTTCCGGAAGGACGGAAAATGATCCAAACATTCACGAGAGAGGAATATCTGTACGCACTGGAGAAGACGGCCAAGGGATCTGTGCGAGACGTTGGTAGGGTTCAGAAGTTTCTGAAGAGCATCGTTGGAACGCGTCCGTCCCAGGCCAACCCACTCAGCCCCGGAAGGGGTCTCATGGGCTTCGTGGGCCGCCGGGCAAAGACAATGTGAAGTGAGGTATGGTTCGACATCCAGCAACCTATTGGGCGAAATTCTATCTGTCCCGCCGCACGCACAGCTATGAGCAGATAGAGGGTCTGCTCACGTGCTATAACCTCCCTGGGTTTTCTGTAGACGATCTGCAAGAGCTCGATGCCTCCATGCAATACCCTCGGGTGTTTCGCCCACAGTTGAGAAATGATCGTACGAGTCAGCGGTTCATCCGCCAGGAGCAGATCTTCGAAGCGTGGCATCCGTGTGCGGACATGAAGGCCGCGATAGCGATCCTCGATGATCACACACTTCGTCAGCACATAGAGACATTGATCCTGTCACCCGTGCGTCCTGAGCAAGCAGTGAGGAAGTTGGCAGAGAGGCTCAAGGTCAATCTCACCGTGCGATCCTACGAGTTCTTTCGCCATTACTTCTGGAACCCCCGGCTCCTGACCTCGACTGAGTGGGGGAGATTTATCCGCGAGCGCGAGAGCACGAACCAGGAGTGGCTCCAGCTCGCGAACAGCACGGACGGACCCGAGGGTGTGAAGCTCCTTCTGTGGAAGACCGGGCTGGGTGGCATATCGAAGATTGATTCGAATCAAGGGTTCGCCCGGGCGAAGGCCGTAGCTTTCCTCATGCTCGAGCAGCTCTACATGGATGCGCCATCCCCAGCTCACTCAAAGATGTTCCTGAGCTACCTTCAAGCTGCGAAGATGGCGCAGGAGGGAGAGGACGAGAGCGCAAACGCTGTTCAGGATATCGTGCAGGCGTTCAAGTCGTTCAAGCTGCGAACACAGATCGTGAAGACCAAGACTGTGAAGCAGCTCACCGAGGGAAACTTTTCACCTCCGGAGATCGTGAACGACGACGATGAAGGGATGGTGTACTGATGTTCAATGAACCGATTGAGCAGGTCAGTTCCGCAAACACGGGGGCTATCATTTTGACACCGGTCGACCTCACCCTGTTCACTGCTGAGTATGTTTCCCGTGTGCCTGATCTGATCATACACATTGGCCGGAAGGGTGAGCTCTTGTGGCGTCGACGTGATGCACAGCTCATCTGGGACGCCATGGTAGAAACTTTCCGCTTGCAAGATCGAGAGGATCGTCTCCGTGTCGAGTTCGTTCCAGAGGCCTACGGGTGGTGTGTCATCGTCTTCGGGGTCGCGGCGATCATGCCCCCTTCGGATAAGATGATCATGAACTCGCTGTTGCGATTTGAGGAGATGTACCATGCCAGCCTGGATTCATAGCCGTGCTGAGAAGATGACCGGCGACATGGAGAAAACCTACGGCCCGGAAAAGGCCAAGCAGGTTGCGTTTGCTGTCGCGACCCAACAGGCACACCGGCTGGGTAAGAGCCCTAAGACTTTCAGAAGCAAGGTCACCGGAAAAAAGGAACGCTTCGGTACTCCAGAGGCCAAGAGAGAGGCCAAGCAAAAGTTCGACAAGCCGCTCAAGGAGTACAAGAAGACAGCCTCTGCGGCCGTGTTCGCCGGGTTCACCGACGAGCTCATAAAGATCATAACCAGCTAAGGAAAAAGCCAGGATAGGATTCCCGAACGGGGTCCTGGCTCAGACTTCGATGTAGTTGACTTTCGCCTCCGCTTGCTGGATGAACCGGAGCGCCCACCCGGGGGCCTCTATCACCTGGACATATTGCGCGTCCAGGGTACCACCCGTTGATATCGTTTCGACGACTATTCTCGCCGATTCGAGGTAGTACGCGACGTCCAGAGCTCCACCTATCTTCTCGATGGTGAAGCACCGGTTCAGTCCAGCTCGACTCAGGATCCAGGTCCTGGCACCGAACGGTCCTGGCCCCCCGCATGGCCGGAGTCTCCAGCCGCGGCGGGCCGGTTCGGTCGCGGTCGTATGGCCGCTCCCAGCCCATGGGGTGGAGCGGTGCCAGGCTTCTGCCGTGAATTTTGACAAATTTAGCATGTGATCTCCTTTCAGGGCAACATAAGTCACCCGAGTTCACATAATTCTTATCCCTGTTTTTGCTCGTGTTTTGCGGATCGCCCTACTCGATATCGACGTTGAGCCCCGGCTCACACACTTCTGGTTTTGATCGAGGAGGTTGTAGGAAGACCCACATCTCTGCGACCCCCTCTCCGATCCATCCCCAGTCACAGTAGTCGTGCTTTCCGCCAACCTTGGTCTCAACCAGAGGAGGATCCGCCTTTGCCCGACGAGCCGCATTCGCGATGAGATCCATTATCCGCTTCCCTTGATCATGCGGGAGCTGGGCTTGGGCCTGCGGCAATCCTTTGTGGTAGGCGCAGACGTAGGCGCAGCGCAAGCATCGGCCGTGCTTCTCGTTGTCTTGGAGCTCCTTTCCTCCCACGGTCATGATGAACAGGTCCGAGAAGGTGTTCCCTATCTGCTTCATGATCGTGTCGAGCCACGCATATCGTCTACTCTCTTCAGCCATTGTCTTCCTTTCTCATCTAGGAGGACGAACGCGCGTAGGCTTCGCGTCTCGCCCATCACTTCCTTCAGGGTTGTGTCAACCGCGGCTCGAAGTTCCTTTCGCGGCTTTGTCGAAAAATGGGTCAGTCTGTTGGGGGCATCGACGCGCACGATGAAGCTGCTCATGTCGTTCTTTGTAATCAGGGCTCCGAGATTATCGGGGCCCCACCAGATGAGCAGCTTTCCCTTGTCGATCCATATGAACCCTTCCTCCTTCATCAGCTTGGCGACGAGTGCTTTTTTGATCATCTTCATCTACCTCCAACCCTCCTTAGCTAGATAGTGACATCTGTCTGCCTCTTATACCTTGTTTCTGCTATAGTCTGATCATGTCTTTCGACAGTCTATCGTCCCCCGCCTCGAGCAGTTCTTTCTACGCCGGGATTGATGCCTACCTTGATTCTCTCCAGGCGCTCGAGGGTGGAGAGGATCGTGTCTTCGAAGATGAGATCGACGCCCTCCTATGGGAGGCTGACCAGGCAGCTCGAAGGGAAGAGGAGGAGATCGAGGAGGTGCTCTTCGGTATAGAGGAGAGCGCTGCGTCATTGGAGAACGTGGTGAGCCCGTCGGAGTTCACTCAGTTCGCGATCAAGTTACCTGTTGAGGGGGATTATCTTCCGTTCTCTTTCGATGGCCGTCGTTATCTGAAAGAGCCATACGATACGGCCGCGCGCCGTACGCTGCTCAAATGTTCGAGACAGACCGAAAAGTCGACCATGCTAGGTAACAAGAGCCTGGCCTACTGTGGGATCAACGTCGCTTTCAAGGTGCTCTATGTCAGCGCCACGGCGACACAGGCCCAGGTTTTCTCGGTGGATCGGCTCAAGGACCCCATTGAGACCTCTCCAGAGTTGAGCTTCCTCGTCGATTCCGGGCTCAGTCAGAACGTACTGTTCAAACAGTTCCGAAACCGATCACAGATCAGGATCAGGTACGCTTTCCTTCACGCTGACAGGACACGAGGCATTCCTGCGGATCTGATTCTAATAGATGAGATTCAAGATATAATCTTTTCTAACGTTCCGATCATCGAGCAGTGCGCCAGCCACTCTCCGTGGAAGCTCTACTGTTACAGCGGCACACCGAAGAGTCTGGACAACACCATCGAGGTTTATTGGTCGGAGCACTCGACACAGAACGAGTGGGCTGTGCCGTGCGACCGTCACTCTCCCTACTTCTGGAATATCCTCGGTCGCCAGAACATCGGAAAGAAGGGGCCCATCTGCTCGAAGTGTGGTGCCCCGATCAACCCGGCACATCCGGACGCTCAATGGGTGAGTTTCCAGCCGATCACCAAGGACAACCATGAGCGCGTCACGTTCGAGGGATACCGGATCAATCAGTTGATGGTGCCCTGGATCATCAACGATCAAGAGGCGTGGCACGACAGTATTCTCTTCCCGCTCGAGAACTATGGGTCAGCTCAGTTCAATAATGAAGTCCTCGGTCTTTCCTTCGATAGCGGGCAGCGCCCCCTCACCCAGAGGATGGTCGCCGTGTGCTGTCAGGGGGACATACACTTCAACGATATAGAAAAGAACGTGCTGAGGTGCCACCAACATGGTGGCGTCGCGGTTGGGATCGATTGGGGAAGCGGCGAGAGGGAATCTTACACAGTCCTCTCGCTCGGCGGATACATGGGCGGTGAGTTCCAGATTTTCTTCTGTCATCGGTTTGTCGCTGAGGATCTCAACGTCCAGCTTCAGATGCTGAAGATCGCCAAGCTCCTGACCGATATCAACTTCACGATCTGCGGGACGGACTATGGTGGCGGGTTTGATCGCAACGATTGGTTGATCCGAAACTTCGGTCCTCGAAAGATCGTTCGCTACCAGTACGCCTCCAACCCGAAGAAGAAAGTGAAGTGGGAACCGGAGCTTGGCCGCTTCATCCTGCACCGTACCGAGATCATGAGTGACATCTTCAACGCCATTCGTCGAAGGAAGATCTGGTTCCCGCAGTTCGAAGAGTTCAGAGTGCTTCACGGTGCCGACATGCTGAACATCTTCAGCGAGTACAACATGAAGACGCACATGACGCAGTATCAGGTGTCGCCCGGTAAGTCCGACGATACCTTCCACTCCGTCCTGTATTGTGTCCTGGCCTCCATGTTCTTCAAGCCGCGTCCTGATCTGATCATTCCAACGAAGCCTGGTCATGTGGACTTCACCCCTGATCTTACAGCATGACCAGCTAAAAGAACCGCCCGCTGCAGAATTGCAGGGGCGGTCACGCGGCAGGCTACGGGGCGGGATGCTGCGCGAGTTGGGCCCTGGCCTGTGCCAGTTCGGCGCGCATGCGGTTGAAATCCGCTTGAGAGATCCCGGCTTCAACCGCATTCTGGAGCAGCTCCTGGATCTGGCTCAGCTGGGCAGGAGTAACGACCGGAGCTGCCGGAGCTGCCGGAGCCGGGGGTGTCGCCGGGGTGCTGGCTTGCGCTGCCTTCACCGCCGCAGCGATCTGCTCCATCACCGTCAGCTCTTTGGTCGTGGAGACGGCGGGCCTTGTCGCGTACGCGATCAGCGATCGCGTACGTCCCTCCAGCCGACGCAGGCCTTGCGCCTGCACTTCGTGGAGACGGTGAGCTTCATACGTTGCCACCGTCCCTCCGACGGCTGCCCCAGCTACCCCGCCTACGACCAAGCTGGCCGTCATCGGGGTCCCGGCCAGCTGGGAGACGACGGCCCCGCCGCCGACTCCCACTGCCCCGCCCAGGACTACGCCGGCCACTATCAGGCCGGCTTCGTCCTTGCTCGACTCCCAGACGCTCTGGGAGAAGAGCTTCTCAGCGTCAAATTCTTCTTCTTCTTTCTCGTACATTTTTCCTCCTGCAGGAAGGTTTAGCGGAGCACCTAAGTGCTCCTTCAACTATTATCCTTATCACCATAAAGATGTTGGTTTTGCACGATTTATGTGATCTTAGTTGGGTAGCGGGCGGGTGACTTTGAGTTGTCTGAGGATGTCGTCGAAGCCCTCTATGTCCGCGGACGCGAGTCGTTCCATGAGGTTACGACTCGGAGTGAGCTGGGCTTCGTACTCGATGAACAAGATGGCGAGTTCTTTTACGTTCCTTCGCGCGTGCACGAGGATGTCGCGCAAGCGTTGGAGGTCCAGGTCGGTGTCGAGGTCTTTGCGCTTGCGGATGAAGTGACTCATGCGCAGCGCGAGATCCAAGAAGACCTTCCATGAATCCCCGACGCAACGTAGGTTGTTGAGCCGGTCGATCTCCTCTTCGGTAAGCCGCATCAGCATCTCGCACAGGGAGAACATTCGCGACACGGGCCAGTCATCTTGACGAAGCTCGAGCTCGACGTTGCTGTAGAGACTCGACAGTTCGTCGTCTGTCATGGACGGGAAGCGGGCCGAGCCAAGATCGTTTACTTGGTAGAGAAGATCGAGGGCGGATTCGAGTCGGTCGACTCTGTTCTCCAGGAACTTGAGCCGTTTGACAAGCTCTCCTGATCTGATCTCCCCGACGAGCCCATCGCGCAGTACCTCTTCGACGTCTGATCGTCGGACGAGGATCACGCCTCCCCGTTCTGTCCTTCTGATCAATCCCTCGGCCCAGAGTTGTGTTACCCGATCCTCTGTTGTATCGAGGAGCTCGGCAGCTTCCGAAACCGTTATGAGTTGGCTGTTGCTTTCCATAGGATCATTGCTGTGCTACGTTGATATTAGCAAAGGACCGGGTCTGACGCCCATAGAGAATAGGACGGGGCTTATGGAGACACCAGGATACGCGGTGGGCCAATCGTCTGGCGTTGATCCCGAGCGCCTTCGACTTCTAGGAAAACGCGCGAGCGCGATCCACACGGAGTCGGGTCGGCCTCTGACCGAATCTGTCGTTGAGATTCTCGGTCCGGAGATGGGTTTGACGCCTGAGCACGTGCGCCGGGTCACAGAGCATGCCAACAACCATATGTTCGAGCAGGCGTTCGCGAAGAGCACCGGAGATCACAGAGTGATCAACTTTGAAGGTGGGCCAGCAGATTCGGCTCTTATTCTTCAGGAGTTGAAGTCAAGAGGTCGGGAGGATGTCATGAAGACCGCATCCCGCAAGATCATGAAACCTAACGAACTGTTCGTTCCGGGAGCGGACGGTTTGAACTATCATCAGATGGAGAAAACAGCCTCGCCCCGTATCGAAGATCCATGGCTCAACCCGCATCGAGAGCTCTTCGAACTGCGTGAGAAGCTGAAGACCGCACAGAGCGAGCTCTCCTCTCGGATGTTCGGTCTCCAGACTCGGTACGATGCCGCTGTCCGTAGCATGCGGAAGGAAGCTCGAGCTGTGGTCATGGAGGGGTACTCTCCCGTAGAGGTGTCCCGGGTGTATCTTGAGCGTGCTTCGAAGCCGGCGATGGCAAAGCTGGCGCTGAAGTTGGCCGCCGAAGGCGTTGATGATCTGCCGGCCGTCTCCATGACGAAGAAGGCCTCGGCTTTCGCGAACCGAACTGTGAACCCTGAGCACCCGCTTTGCACGAGCTTTGATACGTTCGCCAAAGTCGCTGAAGAGTTCTACGGGACCGCGGCGGCTGTCGAGAACATCAAGGTGCAGCTCGGGCGCGTGAATGCTGAGGTTCGAAGGGTCATCCAATGATCTTGAAGATCGGAGCAGAGCTCGCCGGCGCCGAGATGCTTGTTCGGATCATCATGGAAAACGGCGTTGGTGATCTGGGCAAGACAGCTTCGGTGTACGGAGAGATCGGGGCTGCAACAAAAGGGCTCGGCTCCGGAGTTCAGTCGGTCCTTAGCAAGATCCCGAAGGTCGGACCGGCGTTAGGGACAGCAGGAAATCTTGCTGTTCGTGCCGCACCCTGGGCAGCGGGGGCATACGGTGCATCCGAGTTGGAGAAAGCTGTCGGCAGTCCCGTTCGTCGACTCGTTCGCCGGAAGACCGATGAGCACAACTATCGGCAGGCCCAGGGTCGTGCACACTGGAATCCTCAACGAGGGGTGATGATCTGATGAACCCAGTAGATCAGTTCTTAGCAAATGAAGGTCACGAAAAGTCGGCAGGGTTCGAATCCTTCATGAAGGGAACTTACGGACCGTTGGCGGCGGGCTTGGGTACAGCTATCGTCGCGCCTATCGCGCTCGCTGCGGCGCAGGATGGCTACAACCAAGTCAAGGGCATGATCAACAAGAGTCGAAACTTCAAAGCCATGCTCGAGTACAATCCGAGTATCAAGAAGCTGCCAGACCAAAAGGTCAAAGCGCTCTTCGGGACCCTGCACAACGTGGCTCCTGATCTCGCAAGGGATCCTGTCGTGGCGAGCTCGTGGGTCACGCGCATGTACGACAAGGATGAATACGTCGATCCGAAAACAATCTCTGATCTCGCCGCCGCGCAAAGCCGCATGCCTCGAGGCACGGAGCTTCCCATCCAGGCCATGTCCAGCGGGATCATGTCGAGTGTTTCAGACTATGGTCGCGACGTCGGCCGTCGTGAGCTCGACACGAGTACCCTGGAGAAGAATAGGGCTCAGACGGAAAAAGCCCGATGGGATATGACGCAACCTAGAAAAACGCCATGATCACGAAGCAATGCCAGTTCTCTGGGCGCGATGAGAGGGGTGAGTATATTCACCTTCTCCGAGCCGGGTATGACAACGAGCAGCTGGTCAAGACAGCTGCAGCGAGTCCACCCCAGCTCGCCCGCATTCGCGCTTTCATGAAGGACCGGCCGCGCACTCCTGATCGAATCTACACGCTCATCAGCGCTCTCGGAGCTGGAGAGTTCTGGGGTTCGAACAGCAACGCTGACTACTTCGGCGTGGAGCCCCTGCTGCACACGCCCCCCAGTTGGGACGCTATGCCGCTCGAGCAGCAGCGCTTGGTCGGGGCTCGGTGGGAGTGGGGCTACCCCACCTTCTACAACGCACATGCCTTTGCCCATCATGTGAACAAGGATCCGAACAGGGCGTTTGGGTTCATCGAATATGCCATGTGGGACTCAGCCATGAAGCGAGTCCTACTGACCGTGGCGTACGATCGAGCTCGTGCGCGCCAGTTTGGATCTATCGGAGTGCTGGACCGAATTGAAAACGGAGAGTTCCCCTCGGTCAGTATGGGGACACGTGTCCCGTTTGACTGCTGCAGTATCTGCTGTAATCTCGATGCTCTTCGTCCTTATTTGGCCACGCCCCAGAAGATTGTGGCCATGCACCGACAGAACCCCATCAGGGGTCTGAGCACAGACGAAAAAAAGTACTGTGTCCATCTGAGGACCGAGCTCAACAAGATTTATCCTGATGGCCGTAAGGTCATGATGCTCAACCTCCACCCCCGGTTCTTCGACCTCTCGGTGGTGTTCATCGGGGCGAACAAGACTTCCTACATCCTGGCCAAGCTCGCGAATGAGTGTCCGATTCAGCCCGGTCAAAAATCATGCTCAAACTGTTCTCACACCGAGTGCGTACCCTCTGCCCACGTGCATGAGGTCTGGAGTCGGAAGATGGAGAAGACTGCGGAGTGTACCGCGGCATCACCCAAAGGCCAGACGACACGAGAGTTGGCAAAGCATTATGCTGGTCAGATCAGGGGTGCGGTGGTAGCTGCCCGTCAGGAGAAGCGAGCCAACATCGACTTCAATGATGTTGATCCGCAAACTGAACGGGAGATCAATACCTACCTCATGAAGCAGAGGACCAAGCTGGGTGCGATTCCAAAGGGTGCGGAGATCACCAAGCACGTTGCATCCAGCTTTCGTAGGAATCTTCCGACGCTCACAAGTCACGAACCTGATCTTCCTGAAGAGGTTCAGAATCGGATGTCTGAGAATCCGAGAGATTCTCTCAGGACTGCCGGCTCCATGGGCATTGTGCTCAAGCCGCATGAGTTTCAGCGTATGATGATCCGTAATCTCGGACGTCCCGAGCTGGCAGATGATCTTGATTCGAAGGGGTTGACGTTCCGCCCCGGCGCAGAGCCCAGTGATTTTCGTCTCGGGGATTCGATCGTACCGAAGATCCTCGAAGCCCTTCTCCCGCTCATGCGCGGAAGGAGTGCGATGACGCCGGCCCTTGGTCAGCGTACGATCATCATCATCAAGAGTTCAGCAGCTCCGCAGGATACCCCGAGATGTCTGGATGATCCTTTCTTGGACAAGATCAGTAGCGACTACACAGCGTATCGACGCGCTCTGTTGTACAACGCACCTGGACTGATTCGGGAGTCGATTTTTACCCGACCGAAGGTCGCGTCAGCCCTCTACCATGATCAAATTTTGGATCCTGGACTTGCGAAGATCGGGGGCGATGTGATGGAATCAATGATTGGAATGCTATCCTCAATTTACATGAACGAGGCTCACATGGAGAAACCGGTCTCGATGTACGTGAGGGAGCACTCCAGCCTGGCAGGTCTGGAGAAGGCTTCAGGCTTTGCATTGCTAGGCGGGGTAGCGTAGGGCCTCGAGGTCCCGGGATCGTTCGACCTTGCCGGTGTAGGTGTCACCAAACCGAAAGGGAAGAGAGACAAAATGGACGACTTTCTTGCGAATTACTACGGAACAGGGACCGGAGCAGCCGAAACCACCAACGACGAGATCGAGAAGCTGGCGCAGCTCACCCTCCTGGCTCAGGAGGCTGAGGAGCAAGGCATCGATCTCGGTCAGTTCACCGAGGAAGAGATCATGAAGGTCGCCTCCGAGCGCTACGGTGGCGGCGAAGCTCAACCCGAGTACGACCTCGAGAAAGAGGCCGCGGCCAAGTTCGAAGAGGCCGACTTCCTCGGCCGTGTCATGGCGCACAGCATGGTGCAAGAGCTGGGTGAGATCGAGAAGCAGGCCAACTGGGCCGGGGATCTCGCGCGCAAGGGGTGGGCGGCCACCAAGGCAGCTCCGGGCAAGGCGTATGGGAGTACCCTCGGAGCCGTTGGTGGGAAAGCTGAAGAAGCCGTCGCCAAGAGTCTCCGTGAGGGTGGCAAGGGCAAGACATTCAAGTCCCTCATCCATCGTCTTGGTGGGGGCAAGGGCCTCAAGAGCGGAGACACCTATCGAAAAGGCTCCGAGCGCCTGGCTCGCGGTGCCAACATCGCCGCTCAGGTCGGTACCGGTGCTGCTGCTGCCGGCGCTGCCGGGGGTCTCGGCTACGGCGGCTACCGGGGCGTCAAGGCTCTGAGAGACAAGAAGTCCGCCGACTCGGCCTTCGAGCAGGTCGTCATGCAGCGGGCATACGATCACCTGGCATCGGGCGGCTACGACGCGGACGCTTTCTTCGGTGTCGGGCAGGAGAAGACGGCCGCCGACGAGTTCGAAGCCACCGTGGATCGCGCTGCCCTCGAGTTCCTCGAGGCCAACGGTGTTCCCATCGCGTGGAACGAGTAGGTCGGGAGTAGGCGGATGATCGGAGCGGTAACCATGACGGCAATGGCGGATGAGATGTTGAAGATCTCAGCAGTTTCAGCGCCATCCGTCGTGGCCCCTCCGGCTCCGGGTGGGCTTACAGGAGCTCTCAATGCGAAACCTGCGGCTCCTGTCAGTCCGGGAACGATCCAGGCCAAGGCGCTCAAGAGTACGAACTTGCAGAAGACAAACTACACGACGGTGAGCACAAAGCTCCCGACGCCGAACTTCAGTATGACGGCCGGGCAAAAGGCGATGACGCCACCGCCCGTCGGCTGATAACGGAGGTACCCACATGGGGTTCGATCTGAATCAAATGATCCAGCAGGCGCTCAACGAAGGTCGGGCCTCGGGGCATACGAAAATCGCCGAGGAGGTCGAAGGCGGCGCCTGCGTGAGTTGCGGCCGACCGGCTGTGGCAGATTCGAAGTACTGCCGAGAGTGCGCCGAGAAGAAAGCCAAGAAGGAGCAGCAGCAAGCTGCCCCCGGAGGCGAAGAAACGGAGAAGACTTCTTCGGAGCGCGTGGAGAAGTTGGCAGCCGCCGTCGAGTACGCCCTGTACAACCGATCTTGGATGGGTTCTGCAGGCCACGTCAAGGCAGCTGAGGGAGAGGGGGTCAACACGACTGGCCCTGCTCGCGGCCCCAACACGCTCCCAACTAACATCGCGTCTCCGACCACCGACAAGATGCCGGAGCAATTCGGCGGCGGGGCCAAGACTGTCCCGCCCGTGAAGCCGGCGCTCGAGGCGGGTGCCAGTCCGAAAGCAGCGACCAACGCTATGCAGACGGACATGAATGCCCGTCCCGGCGGACCCGGGAACTACCCAGAGGATGGAGTTCTCGTGCAGAAGACAGGGGCTGCTGCGGCCATCAAACAGGCCATGCTGAAGCGAGCGCAAGACGGCGACTCCACGACCATCACGACACCCAAGATCCAGACCCCGACGACACCTGAGGACCAACCTTCTCAGATGGCACGTCCTGCAGAGGTCACCAGCCAGGAGAAGATGATCGCCTCGAACGAAGCGGCCATCGACTTCACCAAACGAGATGCCAAGGCGGTACCGAAGAAGCGGATGGGAGAGGTTCTGGATGAACCCGCCCAGAGCAAGAGCGGAGACAGTGTGCTCCAAGATGCTCTGGGGTCGGACCTGGTGAACCAGGCTGGGGCCAAAGTGGCTTCTGCTCTGGACGCCGTGCAGAAGATCGCAAGTGAAGGTTGCCAATGCGGCGGCCAAGGAGCTTGTAACTTCTGCAAGATCGCTTCTCGAGTCGAGCAGAAGAGGCAGGGACTGGTTGGCTCCCGCGCCGTCGCTGCTCATGGTATGGGCCGGTAAGGAGGACACATGGAAAAGCTCAGCGCAGACAAAGTCCTTGCCGTCTTCGGATCGGTTCCTTCGACGCTCAGAAAGCTGGCCTCGGAGCGGGACGCGGCACAGGTCGAAAACCTGGAGCTCAAGCGTCAGCTTCGTGAACTCCGGCTGAATGAGCGTGTGGAGAAGATCGCTCAGGAGGTTCACGACAAGGGCATTCAGCAGGGCCGAACCGTGGAAGAGACGAGAGAGTTCCTGCTTCAAAAGGCTGCTGCGGGGAAGCTCGACATCATCGAGCAGGCCGTCGACATGACGTCCCGTCAAGCAAGTCTTGGAATCCTTGGGGATCTTCCCAAGGGTGGGGAGAGCTCTCTCGACGAATTCGTCGTCAGCTGAACCGGTTCTCTGGCAAGGGTGAGGTGAAAGGCTATGATTCAGACATTCAGAATCGTCGGTGAGTCGCACGCCAACCTACTCATCAGATCCTATCTCGTAGAGACGGCAGCGCTGTTGGACTTCAACAACGCCAACCCCCTCGAGATGGGCGAGTGGTTGACGATCAACGCGAGCAACCGGCTTGCGAGGGCCGCAAACCCAGGTGTCACTCCGGGACCCTTCGTGATGTACGCGGAGAAGGGCCGGTCGGATACCCAGGGTATCAGCGGCAGGGGCAAGGTCCCGATCATCATGGGCGGGGTCTATATCGGTGAGACGCTCATCTGGAATACAGGAGCGCCTCCGGTTCTCGGCGCTCGACTCGAGGTGGCGGACGTGACGTACGACGCCTTGACGAAGTCGGGACTTCAAACACACGCAGCTGGTGCGAACCCTCGGGTAGGCCACGTCCTTCGGACGGGGGCTTCCAACGGCGGTTGGCTTCAGTTCCTGTCGGTGTGGGAGTAGGAGGAGATCATGAACAACCTACCTGCAGAGGTGTGGAACGGCATGTTCCTCGACAAACTCAACACCGCGGAGGGCAAGGAGAAAGTCGCCGAGTTCGGTGGCGAATACATCCGTGACCACCTGCGTGAGGTTGCGTTCTGTCGGAACATCATTCCGCCGGTCAACGTGACAAAGAGCGACGCCCGCGCGTCGATCCACCACGATACCCTCGTGATGGTCGAGGAGATCGAGCCTCAAAGCCGCGCGATGACGCTCAACTTCCGCGGCCAACCCGATGTCCGCATCATCCGTGCCGACAGATGCGAAGTTCCCTTCTTCATGATCAGCTCCGAGCGGTTCGAGAAGTGGGAAGAAGAGCTTCTCGTCTACCGGATGAAGATCACCAAGGTGATCGAAGACAACAGCATCAAGGACATCCAGGAGATCGAGGACCGCGAGTTCTTGATCCACTGCGAGGCGGCATGCCAGGCGCTCCAACAGGAAGCCAACGGCGGCGCCGTTACGTCTTTGCATCAGACCACCATCCTCGCCGGCACCGTCGTGGAGAGCTCCATCCGCAAGGGTGCGCTCGCCCGCGTCGATGCCAACAACGACAGCTTCGTCTGGCCGCTGCAACGCCAAGACATCATCAACGGCCACAAGCTCCTGGATGGCAACCGTCTCCGCTGCGAGAAGGCTCTGCTCACCGAGTCGGACTTCGACGACGTGAACCAGTGGACAGTCGAGGACTTCGGCGACAAGCTCCAGTCCGAGACCGCCGTGGAGGGCTACAAGTACTCCACCCTGATCGGACGTGGGTTCGTCCGGACCATAAAGACGGACATCCTTCGCCCCGGGAACGTGTACTTCTTCACGTCCCCGGACTTCCTGGGCCGGTTCTACATCTTGAACCAGGTCAAGTTCTACATCGACAAGGTGGTGAACTTGATCACGTGGCAGGCGTGGGAGACCATCGCAATGGCGATCCTCAACGTCGCCGCGGTTCGAAAGATCGAGCTGTACAGCGGTGATGCCACTGCCAACGACACCGACGGTATCGTGGCGGCGGGGACTGTCACACCGGTGGCCGAGGAGGATCTCGGGGCCATGAACAACCGAGTCGCGGACGAGGTGTTCTTCCCCGCGATACACTTCTTCTAGGCCGAACTGGTCGACTGCACGCGCACAACGGGCGCGGCGTCAACGCGGCGTCGCGCCCTTTTTTTCGGAGGTAGCGATGCCCAGAATCAGCAATCCAATCATCATTCTCAGCACTGTTCGTCGTGTGCAGACACGTACGACCAGGATTCAGCAACCGACCAGGACGCCCTTCAAGCAGTATGTGTGCGGTGGTCGACACCGTCTCGTGCGGAATCAGCATGTCGTGGTCACCGAAGAAGAGATTCTTGCACACCGTCCGGAGCTCGAGAACTTGATCTCGACCGGCGTTATCGAGATCCGAGTGGGTTCTCCTGTCGGTCCCCTCTACGAGTTTGCTACACTCGTGGAGGACCCAGAGGAGGATGAAACGAATCCGGAGCCTGCTATCGCTGAACTCGAGGAGTCGGACTCCGCGGTTGAGCGGCAGGACACACCGAATTTCCGCGCCATGGCGAAGGCCAAGCTGGTGGAGTACTTGGTCGAGCACACGGGAGAAGATCCCGAGGTGCTGGCAGCTATGAAGAAATCCCAGCTGCTGGAGATCGTTGAATGAGGGTGTACAACCTTACGGATCAGAGACTCGGGCCTGGGAAACCTTTTCCGCAGGTTCTGAGGATCAGTGGATTCGAAATTCAACCCGGTGGCCACACGGATTTCCCGGACAGCTTCCCGCTCCACCGCATCTCAGGATGGATGCGCGCGATTTGGGTCAGTGTGGATCACCTTCCGACCTGGTACCAGCAAGCCAGACGGACTCCTCGGCCATCTTCGACTGTGGTTACTGACGCGCCGCTCGAAGAGGACGAGAAGCTGAAAAAGCAAAGGAAGCGGAAGAAGGATGACTAGGCTTCAGGGTCTGGATCAGCCGAATATCCCCGGCGCGACTGCCGTGTTCAACCACTTCGTGGCGCGTGTTCGGCTCTTCATGAGGGACTACGCTGAGCTCAATCGGCTTGTCGAAGGGGAGGAGAGCAACGATCGTATGATCGCTTTCGCCGTCTACGACGCCCTGAGCGATTTCAATTCGACGCCTCCGTTCATTGGGACCTATGGCTTCACCGAGTTCATGACGAACAACTGGCACCACCCTCTCATGCTCAAGACCTGCGTCTGTTTGATGGAGTCCGTGGGGATATTGCAGACGAGAAATCATCTTCCGTTTTCAGATGGCGGCCTGAACGTGTCCGTATCCGACAAGACACCGCTCCTCCAGTCCTGGATCCAGCTCTTCAACATGCGGTGGGAGCGGTTCAAATCACAGACAAAAATGGCGAAGAACATCGCGCTGCTCTTCTCTGAGCCCGGAGGGGTCTCCAGCGAGCTCTTCATCGTGAATGGGTATTGGAGCTCAGAGTACAGCTAGGAGACGAGATGGCACATTGGACTGTGAGTCAGTTTTCCCGGGAGGAGGATCTTCAAGACTTCCTCAATGGGGCTATGATCGGTAACGTGAATCTCAACACTGCAGGGGCTGACGTCGACGGCAAGACGTTTATCGTCCACAACGGTACCGGCGACAAGACGACGACCTTCGCGCCGGCCAAGGGGCGGAACTGGACCCTCAACGAGATCTTGGACGCGATCAATGCCACTATCGGTCTCGAAGGGGTGGCGACTGCCAAAGTATTCCCATCTCAGGGTGCCGGGATTGTGGCCAAGCGGAAGCTCCGCATCATGGGTGATCCGTTTCACACCATCCGGGGCAACGGTACGGCGAACGCCGAGCTCGGTTTCACTGAAGGGGCCACGCCGGCAGATGACACGATTCAGACGATCTTCGCGATGACGACGATCAACATATATGCTCTGAGCGATCCGAATACGCAGTGGATCGTTGTTCGCTACGCATAAGAGGAGGCGCAGATGTCCCTTGATGATTTTGTGACTGAGGGTACGGGCCTTCCGTGGGTAGAGGCGGCGGCCTTCTGGGTTGATCTTCATCGACCGTATAGACAACCAGTTTTGACAAAGAGCGCGGCTCTGGGGATGCTCAAGCTCGGGTACATCCGCAAGCGGGCCATAAGCGAAGAGGAAGCGATCAAGGAGCAGCAACGCGCTGCCATGACCGATCCGAACGTCGTCTCCGCTCTGGACTACCAGGAGCAGCAGGCGGAACGAGAAGAGCTGCAGATGGCCGTGCAGCAGCTTCAGCAGCAGCTCGAGCAGACTCAGCAATCCGCGGCTCAAGCCGATCAGATGGCGCAAGAGCAATCTGCTGCAAACCAGGAGCTGCAAGCACAGGTGCAGCAGGCAGCGGTCGCACAGCAGGCCGCAACAGAGCAGATGATCGCGGCCAAAGATACGGCGATGCAGGAGCAGGTGACCAGCCAGCAGAACAGAGAGCAGCTCATGCAGGCGGCTGATCAGCTGGCGCTGCAGCTCAAGCAGGTCGCCGCCCAACCTACGCAGTCCGAGCAGACTGCGACGGCTGAACAGCAGCAGATGCAGCAGCAGGCACAGGCCGCTGGTGCACCAGCAGAGGGTGAGCAGCCTCCGCCCTCCTCGCGTACTGAGAAAGAGGTCACAGAGGCTCAGAAGGCCCAGGAGCAGGCAGCACGGCAGACAGAGCAGGCCCAGCAGTCCGCAGCCCAGGACCAGGCCAAGGTCCAGGTCAACGTCGGCGGGGCACCTCAGCCTCCAACCACCGCCGCCAGTCCGGTGAAGACCGGATCGGATCGTTCTGTCGAGCTCATGGCCTTGCTCGATGGTCACGTGAAACAAGGTTTCGACAAGGTCCGAGCGGCCTATGCAGGAGGGGGCGCAGTTCTTGGTGCCGGTCAAGCGGGCCTCGAACAGATGCTCAATCGGCGGAAGCACGGGAAGGACGCGCCGTCTGACAAGGAGATTGATCTGTCGGCCAAGCTCCAGGCGGCGCAGACCAAAGTGAAAAGGGATCCGACCTATGCGAACAAGGGGGTCGTCAGCGCACTCCGGTTCCGTCACGACCTTGCGCAATCTGGAAGAGAGCACCCTCTCGGTGCCATGGGTAGGGGTGCAGTGCAGGGAGCTGTCCTGGGTTCTATCGCCGGTCCAAGCGCCCATAGACTGGGAGGCTGGGTCAAGAAGCTCGTCCAGGCCCGGGGTGCAGCAGCCGCCGCCGCGAAGGCTGCCAAAGGAGCCGTGTCATGAATGCGTTTGACCAAGAAATCGAGCTTTTGAGCTCACGAGAAACTGCCGGTGATCAGTTCCGTAAGCTGGCCGCGGAGATCGACACGGCGAACTTCATGAACAAGAAGAACCCTGTCACCGGTCATTCCGGTGTCGACGCCGCCTCTGTCGAGGAAGGTCTGGCTGCGGTCTTAGCCCGGAAGGGTAAGCGGAGCTTCGACGACACCATTCCGAAGGAGCGCAAAGAGTTCACCCCCCGATACGATGAGATGCCCATCATCACCCCGGCACTGGGGGCACCCCTCGCTGGCAATCCCAAGGGCTCGGCTGTGGTCAAGACGGCCTTGGAGATGGAAAAGAAGGCGTGGTTTCACCTCAAGCGCGAGGGGGATGTACAACGCCAACGGCTCACTATGGTCAGAGACCGCATCAGCGCCCCTGACTGGGATCGTGAAGTGGGCCGGAAGAAGATGGATCACTTCAACAACTTCCTGGCCATGGCCGAGCAGAGAAAGGGGAAGGCGCTCACCAAAGAAGAAGTAGACATCTTGATCACGTCCTATAACAAGGCGACGGGCACCAGCGTGCCACTGACCGAGGATTGGCACGGTGGCAGCGTCCCCTATGAAGCCTTCGAGGGTTCGAAGACGAAGACCGCCGGAGGTATCCTGCGCCCTTTTGATCCTTCTTTTCTAAAAAAGTTGGGTGAAGAAGCGGAAAGGGCGACTGAGTTTCACATCCCCACCAAGTTCACCCCAAAGCAGAAGGCCGGTTTGATCGCGGGTGGAGCTCTTACGGCCGGAACCGGCCTCGGTCTCGGTGCACTCGGGGTTCATCGGGCCGCAAGAGCTGAGAAGGATGTTCGAGATCTTTCAAAGAAAACGATCGCCGCACTTGGCACCGCGGGGTCGGATGTCAGTAAAGAGGTGATGCGGGTAGGCGGAGCGATGGCGGGAGGTGCTGATAGTTTACGAGAGGCCAGTGAAAACGTGAACAAGGTCGTGAAACCGATCGCAGACACCGTAGAAAAGGTGCAAGGGGGGAAGAAGGCTATCGTCGATGCTGTCGAAAAGACACTGGCCAAGGCGCCGCAAGCTCAGAAAGTTGTGGCTGATACGGCTAGGAGTGGTGGAAGAGTCATTGCTAATGCCGCGCACGGCGGAAAACAGGCTATCGTCGATGCCGTTCACAGCGGGGGCAAAGCTGTGATCAGCAAAGCTCACAGTGGGAGAAAGGTTGTTTCGAACGTCGCCCGGGGTGGGAAACAGGCGGTCGTCAATACGGCTCAAGCTGCGAAAGCCGGGACGGGTAAAGCGCTGTTCCGTGTGCTCAGTCGCATAGCGAAGTACAGCCACGACACGAACTCCCGTGACATGTACATCAAGCTCGCCTCAGCGGGGCAGCTTAGGACTTTGGAGGGGTGGAACCAATGATCAGTTTTATCTCGTTCAGTGATGAGCTACAGAAGATCGCCGCGGAGGGTGCTGGGTATCGAGCTCCCACCACTTGGGATCGTCTTGGCCCAGAAGGGTATCTTGGAGAGGCGATCCCTAACGATCCTGAAGAGCGTAAGCAGAGGTATCTTAGCCGAACTAAATTTCTTCCCGTGACTTCGGGACTTCTTGGAGGAGCTGGTATGGCGCTTGCCGGGGGGTCGCATGCTGGGGGAAAGGGCGCGCTTATCGGCGGTGCTCTCGGAGCTGCAGCCGGTGCAGGAGGATCGCTTCTTGGTAGATATCTGGCAGGGAGACATATAAAGACCAAGGCAATGGAAGAAGCTCTGGTTCGAAATACGAAGGCAAAGTAGTGCTCCGTGTCAAAAACCTCGTTGTGAAGTCCCTCGATGTTGATCACCTGGACTTGTTCTGGGAGATTGGGGACACCTATGCGGACCCATACGACTACACGTTCGTCGTGGAACGGAGTGAGTCACCCGAGGGCCCGTGGGATCAACTGAGCGAGGCCTTCTCGGACAAGTATTTCTTCCGAGATGTGATGACCCGGCAGTTTCACCGCCATCGGCAGCTCTGGTATCGGATCAAGATTACACGGCTGTCGGACAGCAACGTGGTCTACTCTGGTCCTTCGGCCCGACAGCCCCAGCCCGACCTCATCGCACAAGAAGTTCGTAGGCTGGAGTTCCTTTTGTTGAAGGAGCATGTCGGTCGGACCGTATGGCTCTTCCCAGTTCGAACATTTGGCCAGCGCTGCCGCGCATGCTACGATCCGGTCTCCAAGACGCGGACACGATCCAACTGTCTCACGTGCTACGACACAACCTACGTTCGCGGGTATCTTGATCCCATTGCACTTCCGATCCAGATCGACCCCTCGCCAAAGGTCACACAGCAGACGGCGATGATGGAGTCTCAAGAGCAGAATGTGACGGCGCGGACGTCGTATTACCCGCCCATCAAGCCACGTGATCTGATCGTCGAGGCCGAGAACATTCGGTGGCAGGTCTACTCGGTGTCAACGACACAGCGTCTCCGAGCTGTGTTGCACCAAGAGCTCACCATGCACCGGGTACCGGAGACGGACATCGAGTTCCGGCTTCCGATCAACATCGACAGTCTCCGGGATCTCCAGCCGAGCCCGGGGCGCACTTTTACGAATCCGCATCACCTCGAGTGCGAACGCGGGGCTGATCTACGCACGAGCATGTTGAAAGGACACGGTCATGATTAGTTTCACAGCATTCAGTGACGAGCTACAGAAGATCGCGCAGTACGACCAACAGTACGATCCCGACAAAGGGGCCAAGATAGTCGGTGCGCTGACAGGTATGGGTTTGGGGGCAGCCGGCGGAGCGAAGCTGGTAGGGAAGTCGTTGGGGGGCAAGGCACGCATCCCTGCTGCTGTTCTCGGAGCTCTTGTCGGTGGTCTCGGAGGACGAGAGGTCGGTGAGGGGGCGGCCACGGCAGGACGCGGTCTCCGCATGACGGCCGCGGGAACAAGGCAGGCGTTGAGGTGATCGACTTCTCCTCATTCTCAGACGAGCTGCAGAAGATCGCGGCGGATACGGGGCCGACAAAGCCGATCAACAAAGAGCTCTTCATCCAGTTCTTGAAGAACACCGGGGCCATTGCTGCTGGTACGGGCCTCGGGTATGGGGCTGGGTCGCTTGCTCGAAATGCACTCAGTAGATATGCCGGACCCCGCTCGAGCTCGTGGAGAAAGCCGCTGGCTATCGGTCTTCCGATCGCGGGTGGCATGGCTGCTATGCTGTACAAGAGTGTGCTCGATAAGAAGAAGAACGAGCTCTTGGACGAGGCGTACCAGCGGGGGCTGAAAGAACGAAGTGCCAAGTAAGGTTCAAGTTTCGGACCCGACTCCGGGGACGCTGAGCAGCTGGGCGGACAGCCCTCTGCGCCACCTTATGCGCATTTGCATCCTTTTTTTGCAGGCACTATACACGTCGGCCCCCAAGGGTCACTTCCATTGGTCGGACGACGATGAGCTCTCGGAGATCCTGATCACGAAAGAAGTGCCCATCGAATCAGATGTGGTTCACAAACGACCGGTCATCGTCTTGGTCCGTTCTCCAGTAGCGTGGCAGGGCCTTGGCCTTGATCAGTTAGATTCCGAAAGCATCAAGACCGGAGCACGTGATCACGTTGACATGCTCTCGGGTAATCTGACGTTCAACTGCCTGTCCGCAGTACCTGACGAGGCAGAGGTCATCGCATGGCTGACGGCGTCCCATACCTGGCTTCTGCGGCGTGTTCTGATGAAGCTGGGCTTTCACGACATCGGGCAGCGAATGCAGATCGGTTCACCTACACCTCCAGGGCAACTCGTTCGCGGGTCATCCAAGAGCGAGATCGTCAACGTCCCCGCGTTCACGACCTTCCAGTTTGGGTGGGGTGCCCGTGTGCTCGAAGAGGATGTCCCGGTTCTGCGGCAGATCGAGACAACTCTGGTCGCCTCCATGCTGCCAGCATTTCGGCCTACCAACACAATAATGGAGGGTGGGTGGGGCACAGGTCTGGTGCAGGTAGACGGCTCTCCTATAGAATTTGAGAACATGAAACGGCCGATTCGCTCTCCTACTGTCCGAGGGCGGCCGGCGACGGTTACGCAGGTGCTTGGGAATGATCCCAGCCCGTTGACACAGCGAATCATCATTGATGACAAGGGGTAACCCATGGCAGCCATCGCAGAGCTCCCGCAGCCGGGAGTCAAAGTCATTCAGGAATACACGGCGTCGGCGCCGACCATTGTGGTACCGACACTGGCCCCGGTCATCGTTGGTGCGTGCTACGAGATCAACGAGCTGACCGATACAGACGGGGCACTCAACGCTGAGATCCTCGTGTCGGGTCCCGCTATCGCCACAGCGCCGAACGATGATGCCAGTTATACGGCGATGTCGGCGAAGACTCTGCTGGTCAGGGTCAGCGGAGGTCCGATCCAGACCTTCACGATGCCGGCGACCGCGTCGCTCACGGCGACTCAGGTTGCGGCGGCCATCAACGGCGCCAGCGTGGCTCCGGTTGGGTTTGCTGCCTATGTCTACCAGGACGTTGCCTCGGATGATTTTCTCCAGCTGCGGACTACCGCTTCGGGCTCGAATGTCACTCTCACGATCGTGGGCGGGACACTGCTCGATGCTCCGAACCAACTCGGCTGGGGAAAGGGGTACACCTACTACGGACTCGGGACCTACATCCAAGATCAGGTCTACCTGAAGCAGGAGTCCTTCCCTGATCCACTGGATATCGGCGACGAGCGCGACATCATCGAGGCCTCTATCCGGGTGTTCGTGGACCTATCTACTGAGAGTCGGGAGATTCTGCGCACGGAGTCTTTTCTCCGGGGTGACAACTACAACGTCGCCCTCAACTACGGCGTCATGGCCGTGGACGACGGAGACGGGGATCAGACCACGCCGTACGTGAAGCTCCTCGGCACGGGCGGGGCGATCCCGAACCTCTTGGCAGCCCCCGGGTCAGCGGTCGTCACGAGCACGGTGGTCGACTACACCGCGGACCTGCTGGACATCAACAACAAGACCCTGATCCTCCAGCTCAACGGATCCGGCAAGCAGACCGTGGTCTTTCAAGGTGACCCGGTCGTCTCCGAAGCGGTCGGCGCGCTCATCCCCTACACGGGGACGATCACCATGACCGTCAACGGGGTCACCGGTGTTGCCGTCAGTGTTGTGGCCGCGGGCTCTCTGGCTGCTCTCGTGACGGCCATCAACACGGATGCGGGTGTCGTTGCACTCGGTGTGGGGTCCATCGCCTTCGCCGCAGATGCCAATGGCAACGCGGGCGCCACACATCTCGGTCTCCTGGTGGGCGCTAACCCGCTGGCCCCCGTGGACAACAGTGACGTCAAGGTCACGGCCGAGACCGGAGCAGCATTGTTCTTGGCTCCGAGCCTACCCTACCAGCAGACACTGCAGATCGGTGGAGCCGGACCTCGAGATACAGCGTGGGGCCAGATCAACAACGTCATGGGCGTCACTCTCGGAGCGCTCTCCGCGACGAACATGACGCTGACCAGCGCGACCTCGGGCTACGAGTCGAAGATCGAGATCGACTCGTTGAGCACGGCGCTGACTGCTCTCGGTCTGGCGGCTGGTTCGACCTATGGAGCTCCGTTCGTCACCCGTGTCGGTGACTACTTGTACGGAAACGGGACCTTGGTCGGCATGGTCACAGAGGTTCATGCCGGCGGTGTCTCGGGCAGACTGAAGTTGGATCGTGAGGTGCTGCTGACTCTCACGGCCAAGTTCTGGTACATCATCTCCAAGAACCTGGACACGGTGGTCTCGACCCAGTGGGGCGTTAGCGTCCCGATTCCTGATCTTCGCCTCGATACGAACGGGGATGTGCTGATCAAGCACGACTTCCTTCGCGACACCGGAGGTGCCCCTGTCGGGGTGACTTCGGTGAACGCCTACTGCATGTACAGCGCGCTGCGAACGGACGTGTCTCCTGCCGCAGCCAGCCCGGCGCTTCTCAGCTTCTCGGACTACGACGACCTCGAGGCTGCGCTGCCTCCGGTCACCCCGGACAACCCGCTCTCCTACGGGCTCTACGTAGCCATGCAGAACTGTCCCGGGTGCGAGGTCTACGGAACCGGTGTCTCGGCGATCTCGGCTGACGCACCCTACGGAACCACGGCGGCGTTCTCTTCGGCCCTCGATTTCCTCGAGAGCAAAGAGGTCTATGGTATCGCCTGCATGACTTCCGAGCCCGACGTCGCCTCGATTCTCTACACTCATGTCGAGGCCATGAGCGAGCCCGATCAAAAGATGGAGCGCATCGGTGTCATCCATCTGGGCCTGCCGACCAGTGAGTTGAGCACGATCGTCATCTCCGGAAGCGATGGAGATTACGTGGCGGGTCCAGCCTTCGATACGAAGATGGCGTCCCTGTCTGCTGCTCTGTTGGCAGAGGGTATCGACCCGACCAACATCACGGTCTCGGATGGGGTCTTCCTCGACATCGCCGAAGACGACTACAAGTGGAACATCACAGGGCCGCTCATCACCGGTACTACGGTGTCGATCAACACGACTTTCGCAGCCGGTGAGAACGACGATGCCTACTACGCGACCGGCACATTCCCGATCACTCTGGTGAGCGAGACTTTCAGTGTGAGCATCCGTGGGGCAGCCATCACAACCAAGGCCAAGGAAGTGGAGACGGTCTACAACCGTGGTCAGAGCTTCTCCAGCCGCAGAATCTGGATGGTTCAGTGCGACGAGCTTCGAGCCAGTGTCGACGGAGTGGACTCGGCCATCGAAGGCTTCTACGGATGCGCCGCCAAGGTCGGCATGGTTGCCGGCCTGAACCCCGCGCTGCCGATGACCAACAGAAGCATCGCGGTCTTCACCGGGGTCACCGGGACGAAGGATCGATACAAGAACAGCGAGCTCAACCAGATGGCTGCTGGCGGGGCTGACCTGATCATACAGGATTCGGCTGGCGCTTCTTGCTACTCGCGTATGCAGGTCACCACCAAGCTGACCAGCATCGCGGAGCGCGAGCAGAGTGTGGTGAAGGCCGTGGACTACTGCGCCAAGTTCTACCGTGCCACTCTGCGGCGCTACATCGGCAGCTACAACATCACCCAGTCCTTCCTCGATACCCTGTCGGCTGTCACCGAGGCCCTGAGCCGGTGGTTGGTCGAAGAGGGCAAGGTTGTGGCCGGTGCGAACATGAGCAACCTTCTGCAGGACAGCGTCCAGACAGACACGGTTCTCGCAGATATCAGTTTGACGATGTTGTACCCGAATAACTATTTGCAAATTACTTTGCTGATATAGCTATTGCAATACAGTTATCCTGTGTAGTATAATGCTCTTGTAGGCAAATTGTTGTCTGCAGGAGGATTAGATGAAGGGTACCTGCAAAGTTGATGATTGCTCCAATCCTATCCGGTATGGCTCGGGTTTCTGCGCCAAGCATCACGCTCAATTCCAAAACAAAATCCTAGATAAAGACGGTTTGCAGCTGCGTCCTCTTCGAAGGACAGTGCAGCAAGAGACGTGCATTGCTCTTGGATGCTCAGGCAGTCCAATATCAAGGCAATTTTGCAATGCGCACTACAAGCAGTGGCGCAACGGAATTATCGACGAGAGTGGAGTGTCGATCCGGGAGGTGCAGGTAAAGCACATACAGATTGGGAGGTGCCTTGTTGCCGATTGCTCTGAAAAACAAAAATCAAGAGGGTTTTGTCGCAAGCATTACAGCCAGTGGAAGTACGGAATTATTGACGAAACGGGGAACCAGCTTAGGGAGCTAACTCGTGTTGGTACTTACGATGGCGCTTTGTGTAAGATTGATGGATGCAATGTCAATGCGAAGAGCCGAGGATTTTGTGAACGACATCATCAGCAGTTTCTACGGAGACGTATTGACATCGAGGGTAATGAGCTTCGAAAAAAGTGGGCTCGTCATCCGAGGAATGGATATAGATATGTTTCTGGAGGTTATGTAAAAATCATGGCTAAGAACCATCCAAACAAGGATAGAGACGGATATGTCTTTGAACATCGGCTTGTGATGGAAGAGCATCTCGAACGGCACCTTGATCCTACGGAACGGGTACACCACCTCAATGGGCAAAAAGATGACAATCGACTTGAGAATCTTCAGTTGATGTCATCCATGCACGATCATCCTCCCTTCCTCGAGCATCTTGATGACATTGATTCTGCTGTGGATGTGCTCGATCAACTGATCAACAAAAATGTTACCAATGGACCTGCGATCAAGGCTCGTTTGCAGAAGATAGCCAAGCGCTTGCCTACCAGATAGAATGGAGGTTGTGCTAGTATACGAGAGGTAGGAGGCCACCATGGCAGGACCGTTTGAGAGCTGGAACCCGATGAACCACTACGTCCAGAACGGGCTGACGGACGGTCGGTTCGTGGCGGGTGGGCTCACCATGATCGCTGCGGGGCCTCCGCGCCTCAAGCAGCTGGGAGGGGCGTCGGCGATCAGTCTCAGCGAGAATGATCGCGATATTGTCTATCCAATCGGCGTCACACAGAACTTCAACCTGCAGCAGAACAAGCAGTTCATGCGGGTCTTCGAGCTTGGCAGCGAGCGTAGCTACTGGATCGGCGGTCGGGCGACCGGCAGTCTCCAGCTGTCTCGCGTGTACTACCACGGCATGTCTCTGCTTCGGATCCTGTATGCCTACTACCAGGATCTGGTAGGCGATGTGCAGGTTCCGTGGGTCTTCCCGAACCCTGGTGCCGACAACATGGACAACCCCCATGATGTCATCATCCCACCGGGGTACGAGAATTTGTTCTTGAACCTGGCGTCCGATCTGTTCAACCAGCCGATTGGGCTGCTGGTCTACATGAGGGACTCGAACCTCAACACGGTTGGCTCGATCTTCCTCGAGGGTGTGGTTATTCCGAACCACTCGTTCGCCACAGATGCTCAGGGGACCATCGTTCAGGAGTCGGCCGGACTTCAGTTCGAGCGGATTGTGCCGGTCAACGTCGGCGGCCTGTCGCTGGTGAGCGGTCTCGTCGATGCTGTCGCCGGGATCGGAGCTGGTGCTGTTGGCCGCGCAGCATAGGGGCTGACATGGATCATCCTGCTACGATGGCGGAGCACCTCGAGCTGATGAGCCGCCTCCACTTCCAGAAGCTCGCCTCGACCTCGGCGAGAACTGCTGGTGCCCTCGAGATGGGGGTCTTGCTGGCCCGCTCCCCCGGACTGTCGAAGGAGGCAGCCCTTGGAGTAGGCGCCGTGAAATCCGTTGTCGGGGCTGCAAAAGCTCTGGTGAAAGCACCCGCGGCCGCAGGTGCTGTGAAGTCTGTGGCGGGAGTCGCTCCGAAAGCTGTCGGAGCTGTGAAGTCCGTGGCACGGATGCCGGCAAAGACGCTGGCGACTGGACGTCCGGCTATGCCGGTTATGCCGGCAAAGACTATGAGCTCCGCGGCACCTACTGGAATGACGGGGCCCAGCCCTGCTGTTCGTCCCGCCGTTCGTCCAGCCCCGGCTCCGTCCGCAGCTGATGCCCATATCCAGACTCTTCGAGACGCTGGCGTATCCGAAGAGCGCATCGCTGCCCTGAGCATGGCCTCTCAAGGTAAGGCCGTTCCACTGTCTGCAGCACAGTCCAACCAGCTTCGAGGGATGGACGCGGCCGCAATGAAGGGATTCGGGAAGAACAAGATCCCCGCAGGCTCCTCGGCTTACAAGCAGAATCTTGGCCCCGTTCGTCCCAACGCTCCAGCAACGGTGAACGTAGCTCCTCCCAAAGCTCAACCGGCGAGACCTGTACCTCGGGACACCGTCTCGACTCCTCCTCAAACCATGGGGAGAGGAGCTCCACAAGCGGGGGCGGTTGCACCCACTCCACCTATGGCAGCCCCCAGTGCTGGGGTCGTAGCTCCTCCGGCTGCGCCAGCGCCACTTCCGATCAAAGCTCAACCGTCGCGGGTCATGCCTAGAGATACGATCACTACTCCTCCGCCGTCTGCGGTCGGTCCAGCTCCACAGGTTGCTGGCCCCCAGGCCGGCGCTGTCTCTCCCACTCCTTCGATGGCTACTCCTGGCGCTGGCGCTGTTGTGCCGCCGCCCGCCGCCCCAGTAGCAGCAGCTCCGGCTTCTGCGGTCATTCCTCCGGCCGCTGCCCCGGCCAACGTGAATATGCCGTCCCAGACTCCCACAATGCTTGGTCGACCAGGCCCAGGCACTGGCGTGGTCATTCCTCCAGCCGCAGCGCCAGTGGCCGTAGCTCCTCCAGCTCAGGTAGTGCCGGCAGCGGCTGCTCCCGGGGCGGGGGCGGTAGCTCCTCCAGCTCGAGTGGTTCCGGCTAACGGGGGAGTTCCATCCCGCGTTGCCCCCGGATCAGCGAAGGCGAACAAGGGTGCGATGCAGAAGTACACTCCCGCGGAGGCGAAGAAGGTACGCGCTCAACTTCGTAAAGACATAGATGCAGATGTGGCCGCATCTGATCAACGCATGTTTGCCAGGACTGATCGGAACATTGCGGGTACAGCAGCTCCGGCAGCCCCGGCAGCCCCGGCAGCCCCAGCAGCTCCGAGTGCAGTTGTCCCTGCGGGTGAGGCGGCCGCGAAGCAGCCGTTTGGCAAGCGTGTCAACGCCATGATGCCCAACTTCGTGAAGTATCCGCTCTATGCTGGTGCTGCTGCTTTGGCGACTGCGCCAATGGCGGTAGGCATGGGGGCTCAAGCCCTCGCTCGGCCAACAGGACCGTACCAGTACGGGATGGGATCCTACATGCCCGGCAGCGTGGCCCAGCAGATGTAGTCCGCCTACTTCTTGTACCACTGACCGATATCGTCGAGACTTTTTAGCTGATCAAGATCGGGGAGTCGGAACTCCGAGGATCGCTGCGTGAATGAGAGCGGCTCAAGACCCTCATCGAGCTCTGAGGGGAGTTCGTCTTCGTGCCGAGCTACGGGAATGATGGGCTTCGTCCTGGCTCGTGGTCTCGAGGCGTACTCGTCGACCAGGTCTGACACGTCTGCGCCATCTCCGCTGGCCGCTTGGAGTAGTCTGGTCAGCTCATCCGCGTCCCAGAGGTCTGACTCTTGGAGAGCGAGCTCGGCGAACTCCTCATCCGTCAGACCGAGCGCGTTCTCCTGTCTCTTCTTTCGCACGATAGGCACTGGACCGCGTATCAGCGTCTCCATGATCTCTTCCTGTGTACGCGGCCTGATGTACTCCATGAGGCCTTCTAGATCATCCGGTGGGGTTGGAGAGGTGAGGTAGCTGTCACTCTTCTTCATCGGGCCGAAGCCTCCAAAACCACTCTACCATGACAGGTGTTTTTTCTGTCTCTGACATGGTGCGCAGCTTGGCCCGGTGCTGTTCGATAAGCCCTTGGACCAGCTCATCGAGTGTCACGTCGAGATTGTACTGTGCTTTGATCCGTGCTCGCTCCTTCTCGAGAGTCTGCTCGCACCGGCGGTCGAGTTTGATCGTTACATAGAAGCGCCGAGTCATCGTCTACTGCTTGGGCGGCCGACCACGCCCGAAGAAGGTCGGCCCGGGCGGGACCGGCGTGTTCTTCTCATTCTTTATGATGCGTTCCCCCGCGGCGATCAGTGCGTCGGCCAAGTCGAAACACTGTTCGGGCCCATGGAGGAAGAGACCGGTGTCGGCATTGCCTTGTGTACCAGAGATCAGAATGACGAGCGCGTTTGTGCCGAAAACCCTGACACGCTGCTTCATATTCCCACTCCTTCTGCTGCTGCACTTGGACTATAGCACGATTTTGATCTTCGACTACCTGGTGCAAACGAATATGATCCGGGGGTATAAGGGTCTGCGCCCGAGCAGAATCTAGGAGGTGATATGTGATCGTGATGTGCGTCGCGTGCGGGGCTCAGATTTATCGGTGTACGGTGATCGAGACCAAGGCGTCTGGAGATGTCGTGGACGCGTCAGATTTTGTGCCCATTGAGGAAGGAGTTCCACAACCAAAAGAAAATGACGAGATGCTGTGCCCTAAGTGTGATCAACCTTTTATGGGGAGATCGGGCGACGGCGGGTACGTGCTCAAGCTCGAAGGAGACCTATGGTGGCCCCATCCGCCGACATCCAAGTTGACATCGTCTGATGATCGTGATCAAACTAGAACTGTTCTGAAGGAGGAACGATGAACGACAGAAGTGCAGAACTGCGGGAGAAGTTGGAGCGGTCGAGGGGTCGGCTGTCAGCCGTCCGTCACAGTGGGGGATCAAAGTCCGAGGAGGAAGAGGAGACGCCGCCGGGAGGGAACGGAAAGTCGACAGAGACCGTATCCGAGCTCATGCCGGAGGTCTCGACGAAGACCGACGCGGTGACGCCGGCCAAGCGACGTGGTCCCTCGAAGAAGGATCCGAAACCGAAGAAGGATCCGAAGCCAAAGAAGGATCCGAAGCCAAAGAAGACCGCGGCTCGGCCTTTGAAAGCCCCGGCGAAGATCAAGAACCCTTCGAGCTCGGACATGACCGTGAAGCGTGAGGTCGAAATCGTCGAGGGCATCTCCGAGTTGGCGACTCGTCAAGATCGAGATGAGAAGACGGGCCTCACGTCCTTCCAGGTCGAGGTCGTGCGGCTGCTCGAGCAACACGGCGCGATTCACATCCAGAACCTTCTGCACATGATCTGGACCCCAGCTCAGGTCGCGCAGAAGAAGGGTGAGATCGACTGCATGCGGGTGCTGCGCAACGCAGTCCGTACCCCCGTGTCCACCGGTATGCTGGCTCGATGCGGGGCTGGCGTCTATCAGTTCGTGGGCTGGGGCACCGTCAAGCGGCGGCACGGTCGACAGAAGTAGCGCTGCCTGAACCAGGGTCGGTGGGCCGCTTCGGCGGCCCCCGGCCTTCTCACCTGGGGTACGAAATGAAGATTGCTAAACTCACAAAAGAAGAGATCGAGCAGATTGCGGTTATTCTCCAGATACGTGATTCGGTGTGGGGAGAGCTGGCGGGAGAGGTGGCTCGAATCGTCGACCGAAGTAACGAGGCGTATGGACAATCGACCATAAAGAGTGCGCAGCTTATGGCCATCCTTTGGCCCCACGGGATACCAATCGAGCAGTACCATGACGCTCGGTGCATCATCTCGATCCTGGACAAGATCGCCAGGGTTATAACTGACAAGGATGCGTTCGGTGAGAGCCCGTGGCGCGACGTTATCGGATATGCGCTACTTGCTTACTACTACGACCTTCTTCGCAATACAAAGAGGGAACGATGAACGAGTACAAACTCTATATCTGCCAAGAATGTGGTCACGCTATCCTCAGTACCGCTGATGAGCTGACCGCTAGGAGCTCTTGCCCAACGTGTTATCCGGACGAGAAATTGGATGTCCGTAAATTCCAGGAAGAGGTCATTGTATGGGCAGACAAGAACTTTAGCGCGCAGCTCGAGTACTGGAAGCCGATGCTCGGCGTGGTGGAAGAGGTCGGTGAGCTGGCCCACGCTCTGCTCAAGATGGAGCAGGGCATCAGGGGCACAGAAGCAGAGCTCACGGATCAAGCCATGGACGCGATCGGTGACACGATCGTCTACATGGCTCATCTCTGCGGAAGACGAGGATGGAATCTCGAGGAGATCATCAAGGTGACCTGGGCGCGCGTCAGCAAGCGCGACTGGAAGAAGGATCCAAAAAGTGGAGGTGAAGAGGCATGATTTTTGGGGTGCGGGTACCGCCGATGTTCGTTCGCGGCGCACCTCCTCGATGGGTGTGCAACGCGCGAAAGTGGCATGACAAGAGCGATGACGAATGTGCGTGCGTGGGCTGTGTTCACGCTGACAGCCCCGAGCTCGAACTCGGTGACCCGTTCCCTGTTCACGAAGCGTATCAGGATATTTGCTTGACGCATGTAGGCCTCTACAACCCAGAGGAGAAAGAGAGCACGAGTGGGGAAGAAGAACCCAGTGACGCCGGAGACGTCCAGCCCGATAGTACCGGAGGAGATGCAGAAGTGGATAGCTGACGCCTTGTTCAACGCGAGCCAGGAGTTGCTGCGGCTCTATGTTGATCTCGCGGACAAGGATGTTCGTGGGGCACATTGGATCGAGCTCATGGCGCTGCTCTACGAGTGCGCGGCCGACGTGGTTGAGACCGGGGGGCGCGGCACCGGACCGGAGCTCACCCTGACTCAGGCAAAGATCGTTGCCGACGCGCACCTCGTTGTGCTTCGTGCGTGGCTGACTGCCGAGTCTCTTATTGGTGTACACAAGCTCGAACGGTACTCGAGGTTGTTCCACGCTACGCTGACGATCATTCCGACGGTAGATGAGATCCGTCCCCTCATACCGGCTTGGGCTTGGCAGGAGAACCTACCGCTGAAAGGAAAGTAACCATGTCGGAAGGGTCTAAGCAGATCATTCTCAATTGGCTTCGAGCTCATCCAGGGTGGCACTCACCACACGAGGTCGGGATGAAGGCACTAAGGGCAGCAAGCCTGGGATCGGGGTTCAAGATGGCTGCTGGGCCGCTCAAGAAGCTCCTCATGGTACGACTCGTCGAGGTCCGGTACGAGGGACTGAAGATGTATAGAGCAACCCCCGCGGATCAGGCTCCTCATGGAGATTGAAAACGTAAAGGATCGTGATCTTGGGCCACTCTGCATGCAATGTGGTCTGTGCTGTCTGATGCTCAGTGCGGAAATCACCGAGGAGGAAACAGAGGTCATGTGCAGAGAGCAGCACATGGCGAGAGATCAATTCGTAGAGATCGAGAGCGTGGGCCCGCACAAGGACGGTCTCGTGCTCAAGATGCCGTGCACCTTTCTATTCGGACGGCCCACCTCCTATGTTCGCTGCACGGCGTACACTGCCTTCCGCCCCAAGGTCTGCCGGGTCTACCGCTGTCGGATCGCGGTGCAGTACCAGATAGGTGAGATCGAATGTGAGGAAGGTCTCAGGCTACTGCGTCGTGCGTTCACGACCGGCGACGCCAGCGTCTTCAACTGGGGCGCGGACAGGGCGTCGGACACGGCGCTCATAACTGCATCCATCATCCCGAAGCTGAGAGATCGAGCCAAAGAGCTCCATGAGCAGACAGGCGGAAAGACCGGGCTCTCGCAAGAGCAGCTCGAGACTCTGTTGATCGCTGAAGCAGCAACACCCACCTATGAGTTCAGCTCGGACATCACTCGCCTGTACTTCCAGATGCTCATGAATGTCTTCGACCGAGGGGATGTTGATCTCGAGGATGTCATCCCCCGAGCGATTGTCGAGCTGTACACAGTGGAGGAGCAGCTCTTTGCTCATGAGATTGTCGACACCGTACTATTCTACATCCGATCACATTTTCGTCTGCAGTAGCTGTCAGTTCTGGGCCGCAAAAACGTCTCTAAGTTAGTGATAAGAATGATGAATGGATACAGTTCTAACGATCTGTATTCATCGAAAGGAGGCGCTTATGATCATTGTGATCAGCAGCAACCCAAATTCCTTGGCGGAATACCTAGAAACGATCGATGGTGAAACCGGCACCATCGAGGCCGAATACGGGGACATCATGGTCCGCGGTTCGGCTTTTTCCCTGGGCCACCACGGCCCCCGGTCGGCCAACCAGCCCCCCTGTCTCGTGACTCCGTGGTCACTTCCAGTCGTGGAGTGCATCGGGCTCTCCCACGTGGATCTCGACGCTCTCATGGGCGTCGGGATCGCGATGGGACGATCCTACCCAGTGGGGTTCGCCCAGCTGGTGGGATTCGTGGACTGCTCAGGGGCGCATCGCGCCCCGGAGCACCCGGAATGGGCGCGATGGGCCCCGGAGCTCCAGGCCTTCTGGGCCTGGAATGACGGGCACAGGGTGTACCCGCCGTCGGATGGCGGGGTCGCGGAGATTGCGGAGAGCGTAGAGCTAGCGCTCACCGCGCTGGACATCTGCCTTGTGGGAGATCCCGAACTTCTCGAGGCGGGCCGCGTCTGGGCCGCGGAGATTGCGGAGCTGAACAGGGCATCGTTCGTCCGGGCCTCGGGGCCTGGAGGTGTGTTGCTCCGGGTGGCGGACAGGTGGGTCAACCACCTGTACCGCGGACCTGGCCCAGAGGGGGAGACTTACGAAGCTCTCGTCGGCTTGAACACGGCGAGAAATTCGATCACGGTCTCTTTCGCCTACCCGGAGAACTTCACGGCCCCAGAGTTCAAAAACTGCCCAGCCCAGGCAGTCGTGCAAGCCCTCTGGGGCCCTGAGGCCGGAGGCGGCCCCGGCGCTGCCGGCTCCCCCAGAAACCGCGTGATGACGATCGAAGATGCTGAGCTCGCGTATAACGAGCTCAAGCGCTACTTCTAGGCCTTCGGGCCTCCCACCTTTGCCGCGCTTCTGCGGCATTCTCTTAGCTGGTCATCTGCAAGAAACACTCTTCTCGTGGCATAAGGTCACTGGTAGGTGTACCGGTTTTGGCTACTTACCTGCCGGAAGATTTAGTGATCCCGGGTACTATACATGAGAGGAGTAGAGATGAGACTGATTGCTGGAGTTGCCCAATCGCGTGACGGAAAATTCGCAACGATCCTGGTGATGGACGGGGATCCGTTCTTCATCGGGCAAAGTGAGTCGAGGGAGAACGCGATCAACCGTGCCGATAAAATGAACGCTACGCTGGTCAAACTCGCAGACCTGGACGGGTTCAGTCCGAGTATAGACGCAAAGATGGAGAACCTTGCGCATCACACGGCCACAGTGCGACGGGCAGTAGGGCGTGGCGCGCTGCATACGTTCACCACTATGGTAGCTGCGGTAGGACGGATTGGAATGTGTGCCACGGGTGATGTGAAAGATGAGGATCATCATGGACTCTTCGATGCGTTTCTGCTGCTCACACTTGAATCCCGGATCCTGCTACACCAACTGGGGTTTGATCATCGCCGGGTGATCGAACAAGGCCTAAGAGCTCTGGATAAGGTGCTACCCCTGATGGTGGCCGAGTCGGGAGTACCTGATCCTGGTAGTGATCCTGATAGTGATCCTGATAGTTTGAACTAAGATCACGAGACGGGCTCTGAATGTATACAATAACATCGAAAAGTATAATAGAACGTTACTCATTTAGTATATGGGTAACGTTCTATTATACTTTTCGATGTAATAGGAGGAGTAATCCGTGGAGGAGGAAGGGAAGATCAGTGATCTTGCACAGGATCAATATAAAAATGAGATCAATTACTGGATAGGTGGGGCATTTTCGCTATCCGGAAGTTTCTTCATCGGACACGCAGGGCTCACCCCATCCAGGAGGGTCAGATACAAAACAGCCGCACACATCATCACGTACACGAACAGGAGCAGCGCTCTGCTGCTGCTCCAGTATCACGTCGGAGGGAAAATCAGGCCCTACCGCGGGAGCCTGGCCAGATCACTATGGACGACGACGACTCAGAGGGAGCTCGAGAATCTATGTGAGATACTCGATCGTGTTCCTCTTCCAGTACATCTGGAAAACCAATTGCGGATCATGAACAAATTCTTGGCCACGAGGCTTCCAGCTGGGAGGAAAGCCGAAGATCAGAAAGAACGTCTGGATCACATATTCTGCGTTCAGGAGGAATTATGCCGTCAACTTCAACTGCTGAAGACGGAAGCACGACAGGGCATGTGAGCACGGAACTCGTCCACCTTCTGGAAGCAGGGGGTGTCGAGGTAGAAGACATGGACGATCTCGTCCATGATCTTGCGAGTCAGATTGCAACAGCCGTGAATAACGGTGGTCTGAGCAGTCAAGTGGACTTCGTGTTGGAACAGCTCGGGGTGGCGGAGGGGCGCAGCGAGCTGATGACGATCGTGAAAGCGAAGAAGGACAAATAATGGATTATGAATTGACTGAGAAAGGCTTCGTCCAAGAGCTCAAGGAGCTCACCGCCCCAGTGGTGCTCTCTTGTCAGTCGATAGCACCCTACTCGGGCTGCTGGGAGGAGCCAAACCACTGGCTACTCAAAGATGGCCAGCTCTACCCACTGTACGTCAGCGGGGTGTTGTATGCCGTTCTGGGCTATGAGGGGCTAGCGGCACACGATGTCATCATGAAGGCGACTCCACTCCAAGAGTTCATTGAGCAGGCGCTCGCACACCAGTCGAGGTACAGCGAGTGGCGGTGGGCCGGCACGGGTGAGGTTGATCTCGGAGAGAACTACCACAACATAGTGACAGTGATCTTGGATCGGCACAATGTACCCACACCAAAATGGGTATGCGATACATGTGGTGACACCTACCAGGGTGTCGCTCATTTTCTCGGCTATAGGGGAAATGGTGGAATCGGTATCTTTCTCCGTGATTACTGCTGTGGGGATTGCCTGGGCTCTTCTGAGTATTGTAGTGTGTGTGATCATAAGACCGAAGCTGGGTGGTGTGAGCATTGTGAGGACGATGTTCGGACCTACGGGTCCGAGGATCAGGCCCCGCGGTTCGGGCTGGATGGGTCACAATTCCTGGGGCCAGGAGAAAGCCAAGGCCCGCCTCCAGTGATCGTGATCGCGGTGAGGGAGTAGGGATGAATGCAAAGCTGGGCAAAAGGCTGCCTTTTGATTTGACGGTGTTCGTTGAAACACGTCCGTACTTGCGAGATGAAGGGCTCGATTCGGAGAGGTTCCTCGGCCGAGATGTGCTGGATAAGATGTTCGATCTGATGGAGGAGTTTGACAATACGTCAGTAGTCCTCTCCTTTCCTGAGCGCTGGCTCAACATACTCGAGCAACAAGCCCTGATCAAACGTCTGGTGCAGTATGGGAAAAGGTTACAGCGCGTACAGATCCTGACCCACTCCACCTACATTCTTCAGAATTGCCCCAATGAATCTGTGCGCGGGTTTGTACAGGAGTGGGTGATCTGCGGTGATGATCGTGGGAAGTTGTACGCCCCGCCGCACTGTCGTTTTCTTCACCACAACAAGTTGAATGTGCTCGGAGGGAGCGTGTCTGGAGTTGGGGCTTCTGATGCGCCGGTTATCAATGACACGAGCCGCGTGTATCGTAAGGCCGCAGAAGAGATGCTAAAGACGATATGCGCTCGCAGTGATTTCGATATAGATCAAGACGCCAAGGTATCCGAGAGCGACGATGGGGCATACGTTCAAGTGTGGGTCTGGATACCGAAAGAGGATGTGGAGGAGGAATAGGATGGGAAGAGAGCTGAGGCAGTGTGTGTTGTGTTCTAGTGTCAGGAAGGACAGGGACGAGATCACGAGCCAGGAGGACGCGACGCTGAATCATTGCTTCGCCGCGGGTCGTCGTCCAGCGTACCAACCGTACGCGGGAAACTCGCGAAAGATCAAAGTGACATGTCGGCACTTCGCGCACCTGCGCGTGGTGTCGACGACCCCGGGCAAGAAGATTGGCGTTCGTAAGCAGAGTGATGTGGGGTATCTCCGAGAAGAGGAAATGATGTGGATGACTGATTACATTCGAGAAATTCAAAGACAGCTGGTCGAGGTCTTCAACTTCGAAGCTCGCACCGATGTTCCCGAAGGCATGGTGATCCCGATCGCGGCACCGGATGGAACCTATGACATGACCATCGAAGGACGTGTGGATCATGTGGTCATCGCAGACGGGAAGATCAATTGTGGCAACTTCGATGAGGAGAAGTGATGGCTGATTACTTTACGCAGTACAGTGTGCAGGTCGAGGCCCGGAGTGTGGAGGAGTTCGCGTGGTTCACGGCGCGTTGCGAGGAGATGTTCGGAGCTGCACCGGAAGAATGGTCTGAGACCGCACCATGGGCGGCCGACCTCGCTCGGGAGATTCTCGGTCTTGACCCGGAAGACCTCTGCGGAAATCCAGAATACAAGATGGAGGAGCCCCGGGAGTTGTATAAGTTTGGGTCGGTGTGGTTCCACGAAGATACGTCTGGATCCCCGATCATCGTGGCGTTGTTGATGGTGTACTACCTTCGAACCTTTCATCCGAAGGGGTGCTTCTCGATCATCTGGGCAGACACATGCTCGAAGCCGCGGCTCGATGGCTTCGGTGGCGGAGCACACTTCGTCACCGCTGACGGAATCCAATCAATGAGCGTGTATGACTGGGTTGCGGATCTCGAGAGAGAGCATAAGAGGAAGAGGTCAAATGAGCTTACCTAGTGCTAAGGATCAACATGAGAGAGGAGTAAAGATGAAAATCCGTGCTGAGGACCACGACATTATCCTTTCGGATGTGTTCAATGGCATCGGAATCGAGACTGATCAAGGGCGATTTGGCATCGCCCAACGAGACATGGGCATCGAGGTGATGCTCGACGGGAAATTGGTTTGGTCTTCGACGGAGCTCACCAAGGACCGGCCCGAGCGGGGTCAAGCAGAACAGTCTGCTGCGTGTGGGAGTGAGAAATGACGAAAGACGTTGATGGAATCGACACGAAAGTCGAGTCCATGTTGCTCAAGCTCATGACCCGGTCTCTGGTGACCGTGGTCCTCGAGACCGTGCATGACTACATGGCGACACATGCTGAGGGAACGATCAGGTTTATCGTGAAGAGGGTGACCCGTGAGCTGGGCATGGCTGATCGTTCATCCGAGGTCTTCTTCGATGCCAGTCGATGGTTTACGAGGCAGCAGATTGAGCAAGCGGCGCTGGAGCTCATGGCCAAGGAGGAAGACTCCTACGCGGCGCGGAGATGCGCTGAGACGTTCATTCGAAACGTCCACCCAACTGCCTCTACGAACGAGATAGAGGCCATCGTGAGGGCGCTGTATGACAGCGGTCGCGCCAACCCCTGCCAGCACTGTAACAGGGTGCCGGCGGACGGTGTGCTACACGGAGAGGGTCTCTGTGAGCGTTGTTGGAAGGCGGCTTTGGCGCCTGAGCCGACGTCGCCTATGTCGGTACTCGGCCCGCCGACATTCATGTCGGTTGACTGGGGAATACCGGAGGGTGACAAGAGTGTGGTGCTGCAAGGAGAGATGGTGCAGAAACAGGATGAGCCGGGGGTGGGAGAGTTCCCGGAGATGGTCTTCGTACTTACTGGCACATCTCAGGCTGAGGAGAGGGCGCTGAAGGAGCTGACGGAAGAGCCGGAGGAGCCGGAGTCTGATCTCAAACCGGAGCCGATGGTGCGTCCGCGCCAAACGGAATTTCACAAGTTGCTGAGCATGGCGGAGGAGCTGAGGGCGGTGGCGATGAGCATCCGCATCCCCAAGCCAACAAAGGCTGTTAGGGCTTTGAGCACGGAGCTGCAGTTGGCCGAGCGGGATGAGGCTGAACGTCTGACAATGGTCCGACGATTTGAAGCCCACAAGCCGCTCATCGACGTCGTACAGCAGCTGCCGAAAACGGAGCTCCTGGACCTCGCCGTAGCGGCGCTCGATCATCGAAAGGATTGGCCGTTGGACAAAAACGGCCTTGCCCGCGGCAACCGGTGGACTGAGATCGTGATTAGCGAAAAGTACACGGAGGCAGCGCTGGTTCACACGATCGTCTCGGCGCTGTCATCCAAGGAATACACCAACCACATGTTCAACAGCATCTGGCCGGTTGACTTCTGGTCGAGTCCTGATCAGATCAGAGCAGAAGTCAATCACATGTTGCGGTTGAAGCGCTGTTTCGCTCCACGGTCGTTGAAGTACGACGTGTACTTCAGGACCCTGGGTGAGATCGGGTGGCGCCCCTACTCTTGGTCGGTGACTACTAGCGAAATGATTCAATCCGGGGAGCTTGTTCCTGTACATGTGGATCCGAACGCGAGCGCTAAAACCAAGAAACCTATGAAGGCGATTCTTGGTCTCTTTCGCGGTCCAAACGTGCTTGTGAATGATCCCCGGCGCCAGAGGCAGTACGGGAGCATACTGAGCGTGCGCGGCAGCAGCATGAACATGTTCCATCGGACACTGGCCAAGGGTACGGTGCGATATGGCGAGGCTGCCGTACTGGAGCTCACTGGTATGATGTTTTCGCAGCTCCTGGAGTGTCTCGGTGAGTCGGAGATGCTGGCTCCGGCAACAGAGGTACGCACATTCGAGATCGCGGACGGCATCGCGCGCTTTATCGAGGAGCAGCACAGGAAAGAGGACGGCTGGTGTCGGATCCATGGTTTCCCTGTGCAGCACGATAACGAGGTATGGACGTTCATCCAAAAGGATTGGTTGTTTCGTTGCGTACTTCGATCCGTTTACAGGGTTTCTGGAGTTAGCCCGCAACTGTGGTGAAGGAGGTTGTCCAATGAGCGTGAAGAACGAGGTGAAGCTGTGTGGGTATGTGGGCGAGTACGTTCGCTTACCGACGAGGAGGGGGGACCCCGCAAGGTTTGACATACTGACCCCTGACAAGGTCAAGACGACGGACGGTCAGGTAATAACGCTGCAGAATTGGCATACGATACAGACCGATGACATCGACTTCGTGAGGGATCATGCAGAGCCGAGAGCCGAGATCTTAGTCACGGGTCGTTTGGTGTGCCGCCAGACACAAGCTGGCAAAGAGGTGGAAATCGTGGCCAAGCGCCTCGAGATCATTCAAACAGCTGAAGAACGTCGCCGGTAATCCAGCCAAATATGGGGTGCCCGGCGTCATCCGGGCACCCCCGTCACTATTTGATCTCCAGGAGCACCATGCAAGAGATTCTGATCATCGCATTCGGCTCAGTCGGATTCGATTCGACGATCATTGGACATATCAGAGACGGGATCGTTGACCATCTCATGAATGTCGAAGGTTGGAGTAGCACGTACATTCTGGATCAGCTTGGCGTGGACACCTTTGAGCATGAGGGGAAGATCCTTATCTGGGAGGGTGAGGTAGCTTGGGAACGTGATCTAGGTTCCGAGTTCAACGGTGAGCTCCGGGAGCCGATGATGGACGAGTGGAACATGCTGATCGAGCACAGCCAGGTCGAAAATGATCCGGATCTGCCCGATGATAATGACTTCGAGGATTCGGAGTATTACGGGAGCTGATGAGAGGAGATGTGGCACTATGAGGTCTGAGATCAGTAAGCCTCTCAGCTGGCATTAGCAAATCCTGATCAGAGCTTATGCTCGTCAGGTACATTGTCAATAAAAAAGGCAAGGAGCAGAAGGATGAGTGAAAATTGGCGGGAGAAGATTGCAGAACTCGAGCTCAAGGTCAAAGAACTCGAGCTCCAGCTTTCTACCGAGAAGGACAACGCCGCGGTGGACGCACTCGACGCCATCGTCCAGCTCTGCGGCCAAGGTGGGTGGGAGTACCCCGGTCAGGTTGTGAGAGACGTCGCAGCGTTGGTGGAGGAGCGCGACACGGCGCGCAAACGTTCGCACCTGAGGCGCGGGCAGCTCGGCCAATACGTGATGGCAGGTGAGCTGTACCGCGCACTCTACACACACCTGTACGTAGTGTACAAAGAGTGCGGAACGATTGTGGAGAAAGGCTCCTCCGCCAACACGGGCGAATACGCAGTGGCTATCCAGGAGATCGTGGCGCTGGTCTTGCGTGCTCTCGAGCAGGAGTATGACCGCGACCGGTCAAATCGAGATCAGTAAGTCTCCTTGTCTTTAGGACGAGGAGTAAGGATCGTCTCCGAGATAATTGATCTGTTCTCATACCAGCTGGGAGGTTTAGTGATCTCAGACGGAACCCAATACAGTCTAATTCTTGGGTATAAGGTGAACGAATTTGGAGACAGACTAAGCTCCTCAAGAAAGGTAGAAAAGTGGAAACTACGCAGTATCCAAGACCACGAGAGTTGTCGTTGAGTGGTGGCCAGAAGAGCGGCAAGACGCATGCCGCATTACTACTGGCCTGGGGGTATTCCCAGGTCGGCTACACCGTGGCAGTGTTGTCTGCTAACGGTTCTCGCGGGGCGGCCACGCTGAGGAAGCTACCGAGGCTATCGGTTCCGGAGATACTCCTCAGCATCAAGCATCGTTGGCTGCTCAATGTCGCGCTGAAGCTGCTGAAGAGCGTCAAACTCGGAAACGTTCTTATCTTTTCGGGTGATCTTGCCCATCAGATGGCGCGCATCCTCCAGCGAGACTCACTCGACGTCCTGGTCGTCGATGTGGACTACCCCACCGATGAACTGATAGACCTGGTCACGATAGCCAGGAAGCAGTTCCAAGGTCTCTCGGTTATATGGACAACGGTGCAGTTCCGATGATTATAGGATCAGTAAAGGCCAGCGAGCTTGATCCAAAATCGCTGCGTGCAGAAGACTATCTGTTCAACCCTGACGAAGAGGCGCGCAAACTGGTAGGGTGTCATGAGCAGGTTCACGGAGCAGGAGGTGGAGATCACTGTTGGACCTGTTACAGCTTGGGTACGCCAGACGAAATCTCTGGGGGCCGAGATCGACCTGAGCGATCGTGGGATTCACGACGTGATTGTGATCCCAGAAAACCGGATGGTTGCCTACGCGGATGTGTTCGATCTTCTATCGAAGGTACTCGGCGCGTGGCAGAGGGGAGGCAAGGAGCAGACGGATGGGTGAGAATTGGCGCGCGAAGCGCTGCCACGATTGCGGGTGCGGGCACGATGAGATTCACGAGCTTGGGTGTGATATGGAGCGTTGTCCATACTGCCTGGGACAACTGATCTCCTGTGATTGCGCCTACGAGCTGTTGGGATTGGTGGATCACGACGAGTATCCAGACACCGGAGGGCTTCCACCCAAGATATATCGCGGTGGCCTGTCCTCGGAGCAGGGAGAAAAGTGGCTTCAATTGATCAATGTAAGGGGTCGCATCCCCTATCAGAGCCCGGGGCAGCCGGGGATCGCGGACAACGTCTGGTCGGAGTTCGTCCATCCAGACGGCCACTGCTCCCTCTGTGGGAACTCAGGTGTCATTGACACACGAGGGCACGTAGAGACCGCAGCTGGTTGGAAGGTGGGGGCGAGGTGCTTCTGCATCTGCCCAAACGGGAGGGCGTGGAAGACCAGTACCGGTAACCCATCTCAATAGGGAAGCTGGATTAGAGTGATTGAATACTGGGCAGGCGAAGAGCCGGCCCAGCTCCACCGAGTCGGAATCCTCTGGTGGTCAGAGGCCGACGGGCGGCTCATCGCCCGAGGGGGCTTCGACATGGCCGAAGGCTCGGCCGTTACGCTGACCGTGGTCTCCGACTCCCTCTCCGGGGAGAGGCGTTTCGACGGATCCGTCCACCCCGACCAGGTGGACGAGCTCCTTGACGCCCCGGAGGGCTACCCCCTCCGCATCGAAGAAAACTGCGGCCAGGCAGGCGAGACGTGGGCAGTCGCTGGGCCAGTCCCCCCGGAGTTTTCCTCGATTCCCCCCGGGTGGAGAATCGAGGAAAAGTGGGTGCACGGGCACCCGAGTTCATACTACGTAGTGAAGGCGATCTAGGTGCGTTGAGAGGGCCGAGAGGCCCAAGGAGATTGAGATGAATTTTGCGAACCTGACCCCCCACGCCATCGTCGTCCGCACGTCGGACGGCGACATCACGCTCGAGCCGACGACCCCGCCGGCTCGAGTCCAGAACACTGCAGGAAATTTCCTGCGGGAGATCGACGGCGTCCCGATCTTCTCGGCTGACGTGCCCGGCAAGATTGAGGGGATCCCCCCCCTCACAAGAGGGCACGATGTATGTCGTGTCAGTCGTCGTGGCGGGGGCGCTGTCGCCCGAGCGACGCGTCGTGGGGGACGTAGTGGTCCCCGCCACCGGCCCGGCGGACGGGGCGATCCGATATTCAGATGGCCCGCGCCGGGGCCAGATCGAGGCCGTCACGCGGCTGAAGTTGGCGTGACGACCGGCCCTGAGCACGGCCGAAAAAAACTGCTCATCTCGTCGCCGGTCAGATTGCTCGCGGCGGCGGGACCAAGGAAGGGCTAAGAGCCCAGAAGGAAGAGAGATGACGAGGTACGTGGACCTAGACGCTGCGGCGTCCACATCCCCGCTGCCAGCAGTGGAGGATGCTGTTCGAGCCTTCCTCGCCGAGTACGGTAGTGTCCACCGGGGGAGTGGGCGCCACAGTAAATTGTCCACGGACGCCTATGACCACGCTCGTCGCGTGATCAGGCGTTTCGTGGGCGCCGGGGAGGAGGACTACGTCCTCTTCACCGGCAACACAACGGGGGCGATGAACGTCATCGCCCACCACCTCTCCTTCCTTCGGGGAGGGGTGGCGGTCAGCAGCCTGGAGCACAGCTCCTCGTTGCTGCCCTTCGTGAAAGCGGAGGGCGAGCGGGCGGTGCAAGGCCGCCAATTCGCACTGGAAGAGCTGGACTCTGTTGCCGAGCAGATCCAGCTCGCGGGTCGAAAGAATGTACACAAGTACATCATCGACCCGTTCCGCGGGATCGACCTGGAGAGCCTGGAAACTCTCCTGTCGACCCATAAGACGAAGGCGGTCGTCCTGACCGCGTCGTCGAACCTCACGGGGTACTGCCCCCCAATCCGTGAGGTTGCGCGCCTGGCTCACAGCCACGGTGCGCTGTTGGTCCTGGACGGATGCCAGTTCGTCCAGCACCACGTCCTCAACATGGAGGCTGAGGGCGTGGACTTCGTGGCCGCATCGGGCCACAAGTTCTATGCCCCCTACGGGGGTGGGTTTCTGGTAGGGCCGAAGTGGTTCTTCGACCGCTTCTTGCCCTACCAAATCGGTGGAGGCAACCTCCCGTACATCACGGGAGATGGCGAGTTTCTTCGGTTCAAGATCGAGCTTGCCCATGACCCCGGTACCCCGAACGCAGTCGGGGCCGTGGCCATGGCCGCCGCCCTCGAGGAGATGGAGAAGATCGGACTGGACCGGATCTTCTCGCACGAGAAGGCCCTCGCCATGCGGGCGCATGAGGGTCTCAGTTCCATCCCAGGAGTGGAGCTGTACGTAGAACGGGAGCGGTTGGGCACCGTCGTCCCGTTCAATCTCCGAGGGCAAGACCCCAAAGAGGTTGCCGAAATCCTCTCGACGCAGTTTGACATCGGCGTTCGCGCCGGATCGTTCTGTGTCTATGAGGGCGTGCGGCAACTTCTCGGGATCACCCCCGAGGAGGACGCCCGAATCGCCGAGAGGGTTCGCCTCGGTGATACCAGCAGCATCCCGGGGCTCATCCGAGCCTCGGTGTGCTGGCACACGCGGACCGAGGACGTGGACCGTCTCATCGAGGCGGTTCGCGTGGTGGCAGGAGGATGAGTGCCGTCCTCAAGGCGCTGCGGGCCATGCCCGTGAGCGTCAACTGCTACCACGGTGACCCCACCCTCCAGTGGGGCAACACCGTTCAAAAATTGGAGGATCTCGCTGCCGAAGGCCACACGGGCCCGGTCAGCGTAATCACCAAGGGTGCCCTCGGCCCGGCGAGAGGTAGGAAGCTCGCTGAGCTGAAGGGGAGACTCCCGGGCCTGCTGGTGATGGTTTCCATCAGCGGACTAGGGAGGGAGTTCGAGAAGGCGGGACACGACCACCGGTACCGAGCTCTCGCCACCCTGCGGGAGGTGGGGGTCCCCGCCTTCGCGGCTGTCAGGCCGCTGACCCCTCCGTATAACACCACTCCAGAGGTGTTGTACGAGATCTTCTCTCGACTGCAAGCTGTCGGCTGCGAGACAGCTTGTGTGTCGGGGTTCCGAGGGGACTCATCCCTGATCGAGGCTATGGAGCCGTCGGCAGGGATCGAGTGGGTCTTGCGGGTGAAGCAGATGACGGGGTTCGACCTCGTCAAGCGGATCGCCGATCAATGCGGCGTCCGCCTGTTCACCCGTGTGTCCTGTTGTGCGTCCTACCTCACTGGGAGGACTGGGACGTACAACCCCTATTGGGGGTCGCCCCAGTTGGTTCGTTGCGAGGAGATCGGCTGTCCGCTGGTCGACTTCTGTGGACCAGTGGCCCCTGACCCAGAGGTCGTGTCCTGGCTTGAAAGAGTTGGATACGACCTTCGGGTGGAGCAGCGCTGCCAGGAGCGCTGCCGGTTCAGCGCGGACAACCGCCTGAACTGTAAGAGCTGCTGTACGACCTGCTTCGTGCAGCCGCAGCCCCGGGTGATTGTGCGCAACGCACGAACTCTCGGGGATTTGGCCTTCGTCAGGTTCGTTCTCGGCGGGACCCTTGCGGTCAAGCCGGGCATGATTGACGGAGGGGATCGAGACGTTGGGCGAGTCTCGGTTCTGAGTGAGCTCCTTGGGCAGGAGCTCCACTGCATCAATTCCTGGTGGGTGTGGGCCACCCGCAAGGAGTCCTGCTTCGGGTGCAGGTACTGTATCAGTACCCTCTACCCGGGGCAGGGCACGGTCGGCTGCCCCCCGGCTGACCTGGCCGACATGGTGGATAGTCATGTTTGAACCAGGAAAGCCGGCATGCCCTATCGCATGCCAGTATTGCTTCATCACGGAGCATGATACCCGGCGCGCGGTGTGGAACCGCGCTTCCATGGCGGGTGTGAACAAGGCGTGTACCTACGTCAATGTCCCGCCCTGGATTCGCGAGGACGCCGATGCCCAGCGACGCTTTTCGGTGTTTCCCTGGGACCTGCTCAAAGGTGATGTGGTCGGTTTCACCGCGATCACCGATCCTTGCTGGCCCCGGCTGGAGCCACAACTCCGGGAATTCTTGGAGCGGGCCGGGACAGCGGCCAAAATGGTGACGCTCGTCACCAAATGGCCGCTGTCTCGCCGACAGGTTCGGTTCCTGTCCGATGTTCCGAATCTGTTCCTGGTGATCTCGATCACCGGGAACCCACCCCCAATAGAGGGGGTTCCCGTCTCCAAACACCTCGAAACCCTTGAGAGGTGCAAAGATGCAGGGATCCCCTCACTCCCGATCGTGCACCCCTACATCAGTGGGGTGAGCGATCTGGGTTTTCTCCCCAACCTGATTGAGTTGGGGTACGACCAGGTAGGGGTAAAAGGCATCCGGTACTGCGACGCGCACATGGCGTCGTGGATGCCTTCCCTCTCCAGGGGGGCCTACCGTGGTCGTGAGGACGAGGAGGTGCTGCCAGAAGACGGCTGGCGCCAGCTCGTCGAGGACGCAGGGTTCACCCTGCGTTCTCCCAAGGATTGGTACCTCGAGCAGGTGTCAACCCTTGGTCCTCACCTAGAACGAGGTGAAGCGGAGAACCTGGTAGATCAGGTCTTCCGTCTCGCCAACGTGACATCATCGTCGGACGACGCTTCTGTCTGGGAAGCGGCCATTCGACGAAGGATGTAGCTCTGGTACTGAGGTGAGCCGGGGAGACGGGGGGCAGACCCCCGCCCCCGCTCCTCGGGGGCTCGGGGCAGTGAGAGGGCCTGAAGGCCCGGAGGAGATGTCATGAAAATAACGTTGAGAAATTCACTCCACAACACGTCCGTCCGCGTCGTCGCTCCCGAGAGCCTCGTGCTCTCTAAGAGCCAGGTCGCCAGGGCGCGCCGCGCCCTCTGCGGGATGCCCGGGTGCAAGTGCGCGAGCACGGCTCTCGGAACCTACGGCGAGAGTCCCGAGGGATCAGACGGCACCTTCTATGGTGTCGAGGACCTCTATGACGGTCGCGTTGAGCTGGTCGAGGTGACACGATGACCACGACGGACCTGCAAGAGGCGGCCCTTGCCGCCCTGGCCCGAGCCCAGGAAGCAGAAGCCGCGTTGGCCCGGCTGGTGGCGGAGCACCAGCAGCTCGAGCGCCTGGTGCGCGAGCACTGGGATGCGTCTCGGCGGGCTGGTATCAGGCCCCACGACGAGCAGCTCCACGCTGGCTATCTCCGGCTGGAGCAGTAGGCCGAAACCGGGGCAACCCGGTCCGGGCGTAGGGCGCCCGCTGACGAGGCCGTCAGAGCAAGGAGAAGAGAAAATGAACGATCAGAATGAAGCCATCGAAACCACCGGCCGTATTCCTCGGATCGTCGGCCCCGACGGGGCAGAGGCAGTCGCCACCGAGGTCGGGATCTGCGCCGACTGCGGTTGCGCCGGCCTGGTGTCCGACTGGCCGGGACGCGGCGCGCTATGCGCCGCAGCGGATGATGGCCGGCTGATCTGTGACGACTGCGCCGAGCTCGAGGCCGAGCCCGAGCCCATCCCGGAGCCCGTCCCGTGCACGAACGGGATAGGCTACGACTGCCACTCGGGGGGCTATCTCCCCGAGTGGTTGATCGCGGCGGTGGCCTCAGCGATAGCCGAGGCCCACGACGACGGAGTGTCGTCGTGCGGCGGGGGCGCCCCCCTCGCCAACTGGGACCTCGACTGTCCCCTCTGGTCGTCGGAGGGGGAGCGTTCGGCCCGCCATCGGGCCGTCGAGGCCCTGAAGAAGGGGGTGAAGTGATGTATGTAGTTCTGTGTGATCTCGATGAAGGAGCTCATATCTCCTCCTGCCACGAGACGCGGGAGGAGGGGGAGGCGGCACTAGCCGCCGTCCCGCTCCGAGGAATAACACACGATTGGGCCTCGCTCGTCGAGGTCCATCCGGGGGTGCCCCCGCGGATGGTCGCGGGAAGATGCCCCGACGGAGAGTAGACCTCTCCCGTCCCTGGTCACCGCCCCCGCTTCTCGGGGGCTCGGGGCAGTGAGAGGCCGAGAGGCCCAAGAGGAGCTGATATGGCAAGCAAAAGTGGTCTCCTCATCCCGATGGAGACTCGATCATCTTGCATGATCCACAACATGGTTCGCCAGATACCGAAGTGGGAGAGTCACAATGAGCAGCAAGTACGAGAGCATTGGTCGGGGAACGACGAGAGCGATTCTGCGTCGTCACGCTAGCAGCGAGGAACAAAGTTTGCAAAGTCCGCAGGATGAAACGAGTGATCAGCTTCGTGAGGAGATGAACTACATATACGCTGCACTGGATGAAATCATATCGGCGAATGCCCGGGCCCGGCACGAGGGTCGCGACTCAGCTGTGACGCAGCATATGACCGTGCTGGCTCGAGGTGGTTTTGCCGCGCTCGAGTACGCCCGGACGTATTTCATGCTCCTCAACGATACTCGGATCGATTCCGAGAGGCAAAAGTCCGAACAGGTCAAGAAGGACCGTCTGCTTCATCAAGCGATGGGCCTTCTGGTCACTGTTTGTGGAAAGGAGCGCGTGCCAGCTGAGTGGAGAAGGGATCTGGCGGCATTCATTGACGAACACGCCGTCGTCAAGTCAGAGGATTTCATTGACGAACACGCCGTCGTCAAGTCAGAGGATGCCGATGCCTGACTTGGTAGTGAGGGTTGAAAGTCCTGGCCAGCCCAAGGAGAGCTACCGGGACAGTCCGTTGACCCAAGAATTATCGTCCATGGATCAGCTTCGGGTAGATGTCGACGACCTGCGGAAGAAGAACGGAAGTCTCACGCTGAGAGTTGCTAAACTCGAGAGCCGAACCTCAGGACTGGGCGAAGACATACTGCGCCTATCTGGTTCCCGGGTGCAGTCTCCGATAGGCCGAGCGATATTCCTGCTCGTCAGCGTGATTGTCATGGCGGTCTGCATGATCGTCATGGAGATCGCGCTTCTTTTCGCGTTCAGTAGAATCGACTGGGAGGGTTCGGGCGGCTTTGAGTACATCGTCTACACTATCTGCGGAGCAAGCTGTCTTGCACTCTCCATAGCCGCATGGACCAAGCTCCACGACATGCTCGCAAAGCGCTAGATCAGCAGGTGCAATGTGACGAACGAGAATTGTCTGAGGGGATTCGAGTGCCCTGAGTGTGGTCACACCGATAAGTTCTACATCGAATGCACTGTCGTCATGGCTGTGTATGATGACGGGGCCAATGAGACGACGAGTGATGTGGAGTGGAACGATACGTCATACTGTCGTTGTGCACTGTGCGACCACTTTTCTACAGTACGCGAGTTCGTTGAAAAGGAGGAGAAGGATGAGCTCGCAGAGTATGACAACTTCGAGGAGTGCGATGGGGATGACGTGTGGTGTGAGGAAGGTACTCATAGCGTCATCGGAGAGGCTGATGACGATGAGCAGCTCCCAACATACGTTCTGACATCAGACGGCGTGTCGTTCAAGCCAGGTAAGATCATTACCGAACGCTGGGACCTCCCACCCTCACTCACTGTGTCGAAATGTCTTACCATTCGACCGGAGGCCCGTACCTACCTGTGTGAGCACGACATAGACATCCCTCCGCAGGCTGAGGTCTATGTGTGGCGTGAGCACGGGAGTAGCCGTAGGCTGGACTCTGGCGACATCTATGACTCGATGGAGCGTAGAGTGTTTCTGGCCGGGACGAAGGGTGAGTTCTACTTCGTCGATCTTGAACCACATGCGAACTGGGCGCACCCTTGCTTGTACGTTTTTGTGGAGGAGGATCACGATGGCAACAAAGACAACCGGAGCTGAGTTCAAACGCTGGTACACCGGACCCTACTGGGAAGGCAACGGGATGTGGCATGAAGAGGAAATAATCACAGTCAACGGCGGGGAAGTGGGAGAGCTCGACTCCGATTTGAACAGTGTAGAGGACACAGATGTGCTCACGATCTCAGGGGGGATCATCTATGACGATGACGCCATCCCTTATGACCCTGAAAACTCCAAGGACTTCGAGAAGGAGTTTCGAAAATGGAGGAAGCAGCAGAATTTCGTGATCCTGCTGGTGCAAGTGCCGAAGAGCTTCGAGGGTGAGCTGAGAGACTACTTGAAGACTCTGAAAGGGAAAGTGCTATGACGGACAACGAAAGGGCACAGGAGTACGCCAACGGAAACGAGGAGTTCGCTGAGTGGTTGGACGAGCTTGACAAGTTGGTCTCAGACAGGATCACGGTCGGCTTGTTTGATCTCGAGGACATGTGCCTCTGGGATGAGTGGGAGGCAGGGAGTTCCCCCGAGGACACGATGCGCGAGCTCGTTGCTCCAACGGTCGATCAGAACTACGGGGTCGAGTACGGGGATTTGCTGAGGAGCTGAGAACGGAGTGATCATGTACGAAGTTAGGTCGTTTTCAAGTGCCGAAGAGTTGTTTGAGGAACTCAGGAAAAACAAAGAGCAGTCTGACAGTCTGATTGTCCCATGGCAGCGGGAGGTCAAGCCCGGTGACCGTGTGATCAGATACGAAGAGGGTCTGGTCATCTACGGCCGGATTACCGACCCCGTGGAGGAGGACAGGAAGTATTATTCCGACCCGGATCATGATCCGGAGTTTCTGAGTATTAGGGCGTACTTCACGTCTCCTTCTTGGACAGGGTCCTACCGGTACGGCTGGTTCTACTCGGCGATGTGTCCAGAGGGAGAGCCCGGCTCCATTCCTCTCGCGACCATAGCTAAGGTGATCGACGAAGCGACCTTTGAAGCAGCGAAGGAGGCTGGCTGGCCGAGCACGCCGCCTGCGGGCAGAGCATGACCCGCTTTGTCGTGTGCATCGACTTCTACGGCGTCGACGGTGTAGGAGAGGCATACCGGCGGCTCCGAAAGGTCATGGAGGCCGGGCACAAACAAGGTTTACAGTTCGAGTGGGAGACTTCAGACGAGGCGTACTACGACACCGGAGATCGTATCGACGAAGACGAGCTTCAGCAGGCTATCGTCGAGGTACTGGACGAAGAAGGTGTAGACGAGGAGTGTGCACCGATCCTTGAGGAGTAGGTGATGGGCTATCAGAGTTGTGCATGCCCGGGCTGCTTCGAGATCGTGATCAGCAGCGGAGGTCTCGATTTCTGTGATGAGTGCGGCGAGGCAGGCTGTGCTGATCGGTGGGCACTAAATGGCGATCCCGAAGATCACCCAGAGATGTGGGTGTCAGATGATGGCACGCTGTTCAACATCGAAAAGTACACTCAGCAGCTCGAAGAAGATCAGGGGGCGGAGTGCTTGATCGAACGGTGTGCGTGTGGTGGAAACCTGAGTAGGGGAGAGTGTTACTGCGAGGAGGTCTGTTGGCCATGATGGTGCGCCGCAGGCACTGAAGAGAGCAGCTGAGGAGCGAGAGAAGATGAGAGTGCTGAAAAAGGGGCGTACTCAGACGGGTTGGTCCAAGAAGGCAAAGTGTACTGGGTGTGGAAATGGCGGCGGAGGATGCGGCGCGGAGCTCCTCGTGTCAGCGGGTGATCTGTACTATACGTACAGTCATGCTCGAGATGAGACTGATCAGTACACGACCTTCCGCTGTCCCGACTGCGGCGTACAAACGGATATGGTGGGGGTACCAGGATCAGTAGAGGTCAGGAACAAAGAATGACAGTGTGTGTGAGGTGCGGCTTAGTAACGGACGGTGTTTCACTATGCACACCGTGTATGGACGTCATCAAGAACGAGAGGTATGAGGAACGGTGGGTCGACAATATCATCTACGGCCTGCGGATCATGCAGCGACATGGTGACGTCGATATAGGGGCGGCGCACGATGTGCTCTTCGCTGGGATAGCGGATGCCGAGGGCATTCCGGAGGCGGATCAAAAGATACTGAGAAAGCTGAACTGGAGGACGGAGCTCGAGGGCTGGGCAGTCTACCTGTAGGAGAAGACAGATGGGATGTGACATTCACTGCTACGTTGAGGTACGCGGCAGCGACGGAAAATGGCAGTTCACGGACGACGGGTACTTTGCACGGCGACCAGATTATGGAGCAAATGATATAGGCACCCTCAAGGCGTGATGGAATGACAGGCCGAAGTATCTCTATGAAGGGAGAAACTATAATCTCTTCTCCATCTTGGCAAATGTACGGAACGGGTATGGTTTTGCCGGCTTCAGGACCGGAGATGGGTTTGTGCCAATCTTCAATCCCCGCGGCGTGCCCGAGGACGCAAGCCCTGAGTTTGTGGAGATCTCGGACGGGTGGGGTGGCGATGGGCACAGTCACAGCTACCTTACCGTTCGGGAGTTGCTCGACTATGATTGGGATCAACAAACCCGGCTATGTGGCTGGGTTGGCGAGGAAGAATACGTCAAGTGGCGTGATAAAGGATCACCGAGCAGCTGGGTCGGTGGCATTTCTGGCCAATGTGTCAAGCACGTAACAAACGAGGAGATGGAACAGCATATCTGCGAGAAGCAGGCTCACGTACCTCAGGCTCACAGTGCCGACGCTGTGTTTACAGAGGTCTCCTGGGGTACCTCGTATCGGGAGTGTGCTTCTGTGTTCTTGGAAGAGACCCTGCCCGCCCTCCAAGAACTCGGTCCGTCCAAAGATGTACGGATCGTTTTCTTCTTCGACAATTGATCTGTTCTCATACCAGCTGGGAGGTTTAGTGATCCTAGACCCCACGCCACGACACCTACCCTCGTTCATCACCAACAAAGGAGAAAATCATGTTCAAAGAATTCAAGATTGCCATAGAGCGACAGTTCGAGTTGATGAAGGGTCATCAGCTCTTCCGCACAGAAGTGGAGAAAGAACTCCTGTGGCTCACCTACCTCGAGAGCTTCCCTCCGGGAACCAATCCACAGTACAAAGAACGCACCGAGTACGACTGCCAGGCGTGCAAGAGCTTCATCCGCGCCGTGGGCAGCATGGTTGCCGTCATCGACGGTGAGCTGGTCTCCCTGTGGGACGTGGAGGTGAACCGCCCCTACGACAAGGTGGCCGCGGAGTTGTCGGAGCTTGCGAAGAGCGCTCCGATCAAGAACATCCTACTTCACGATTCCGCTTTGGTCGGTGTCGACAAGAACTTTCAGGATCTCGATGGGGAGATACTGACCTGGGAGCACTTCTACCTCAAGCTCCCACCGTCCTGTGTCAATAATGATCGTGGAGCCGTTTACGCGGACAAGCGATCGCAGAAGGATGTCTTCGCTCGGTCGCTTCAAGAGATCACTATCGACGCCCTCGAGACCGTGGTCGATCTCATCGGGCAGAACTCGCTCTATCGGGGGGAGGAGCATCTGCACTCGGTGCAATCGTTCCAGAAGGAGAAGAAGGCCTACGACAAGCTCGAGACCCCTCGGGCACAAGAGCTCTTCTGCTGGCGGCAGGATCTGGGCCCGGCAGTTACGAGGATCCGTAGCTCTGCCATCGGCACGTTGCTGGTTGACCTCTCGGAGGGCGAGGATTTGGACGCCGCGGTACGGATGTTCGAGTCCAAGGTGGCTCCCTCCAACTACAAGCGTCCCAAGTCTATCGTGACCAAAGCCATGATCGAGCGCGCTCGTAAGACCGTGGAGGAGCTTGGCTATGGTACGGCCCTCGGTCGTCGGTTCGCGGTCATTGACGACATCACGGTTGACAACGTGCTGTTCGCGAATCGCAACGCGCGGATCAGTATGAGCACCGACGTCTTTGACGATATGATCTCCGAGACGCCTGGGGATACGAAGCACCTCGACAGGGTCGAAAAGGTCGACATCAACGTCTTCCTCGAGAACATCCTCCCGAAGGCGACCTCGGTCGAGCTGCTGCTCGAGGGTCGTCACAGCGGCAACTTGGTGAACCTGGTCGCCCCGAGCGATCCAGAGTCCAAGCTGCTCTTCAAGTGGACCAACAACTTTTCATGGGCCTACGCGGGGGATCTGGCTGATTCGATCAAGGAAAGAGTCAAAGCGCGGGGCGGCAGTGTGACTGGCGATTTCCGCGCTTCGCTGGCGTGGTTCAACTCTGACGACCTGGATCTTCACCTGATTGAGCCTAGTGGATTCCGCATCTACTTCGGAAACAAAGGCTCCCCCGCAACGGGCGGTACACTAGATGTAGACATGAACGTCTACGCGTCGGGTCTAGGGTTCTCCCGAAACGCTGTCGAGAATATCACCTACGAATCCCGGAGCAGGATGCGCAGCGGAGTGTACAAGCTCATTGTCAACAACTACACGCATCGAGAACACATCGACGTGGGGTTCGAGGTCGAGCTCGAGTTCGACGGTCGGATCACGACTTTCGCCTGTAACCGAGAGGTCCGTTATAAGGAGGACGTGGTGGTGGCGGTCTTCTCCTATTCACCGAGCGAGGGCATCAAGATTCTGCAGTCTCTGCCGATGCAGAGCGTCTCGAGGACGCTGTGGAATCTACCGACCGAGAAGTTCCACCCCGTCACCATCGCTCTGCTGTCGCCCAACCACTGGGATAACCGTCCCACCGGCAACAAGCACTACTTCTTCATGTTGCAGGATTGCAAACGGGAAGGAAGCTCGAGGGGCTTCTTCAATGAGCAGCTCTCGGATGATCTTCGAGAACATAGAAAGGTGTTCGAGATTCTCGGGGCCAAGATGAGGACAGAGGAGGAGGGCGAGCAGCTCAGCGGGCTCGGCTTCTCTTCAACACAGCGGAGCAGCGTGTACGCCAAGGTGACTGGTTCGTTCACCCGAATCGTCAATGTCACGTTCTAGTCTGAGATCAATAAGCCTCTCAGCTGGCATTAGCAAATCCTGATCAGAGCTTATGCTCGTCAGGTACATTGTCAATAAAAAACATGTATGCCTGCTGGGAGGCTTAGTGATCCCAGACTATAGGAGAAAACGCGTGTGTCTGAGACCAGAAGGAGAGAGAGAACATGAGTGAACGTGCGCCAGATGGCATGAGCAGGGAAACATGGGAAGCCGTCGTCTCAGACGGGTTTGGTGTGGCGATCAAGAATGATGCCGGGCAGTGGGTGAGGGTCGATCCGAAGTCGGTCTTCATCTACGATGCTCGTCAGGAGGAGCCCCACTTCTATGGCGATGACGGACCACCCGGCCGGGTAATCAGGGACAGGAGCTGGGGAGGAACCGAGTAGATTCCCCAGCAGAGAAAGAGAGAGAGAGAGAGAGAGAACATGAGTGAAGAGATCAGCCCGATTGGACCGATGAGAGTGCAACTAGAGAAGGACGATTATACGTTCCCCCTGAAAAACGTTGTCCCGTGGGAGGACTGGAAGAAGATCACGGAGACCATTCCCGAGGATATGTGCTGGCGTAAATCAGCACTGCGTCAGAATGGGGTGTTCGACAGCTTGAAGCTCGGTAACGCTGTTGCGTGTTCGAGTCACACATCCAAGAGCTGCAAGCTGCCCGTGGTTCGAGGGGTCGTGGCGCCCGGGGTCGTCGTGATCATCCGGGGTAATTTCTATGACTGGAAAGTTAGTGTCATCAGCGATCATCCTCTCCCGGGGATCGACGACACCTACCTCTTCGAACCAGAGACGCATCACAGGTCCGTCTACTTCGAGGGCTTCGATAATGCCTGGTGCTTCGGCAGCTACAAGAACAATCAGCAGCAGTTCTCGGTAGAGCTCGAGTATGACCCACTGCGGCTGTACACTTTCGTTCGAGAACTGCGCCGCGTCAGTACCCGCTGACCAACGCGTATGCCAGCTGGGAGGCTTAGTGATCCCAGACGGGACCCCGCAGTCGGCCTCCGCCCTACCTAAATAGTGATCGGGAGGTACCGTGAACAATGGAAGATAAATACCGGGACTGGATCGACGCGAATGTAGACGACGATGGGTTCGGGCTCTGCCAAGAGTATGCAGAGTTGATGGCAGGGGAATTCCCTGAGCTCAGGGCCGTCTATGGATACTACAATATCGATGACCGGTCGTTTCCGCACTGCTGGTGTGTGGACACAGACGGAAATGTCATAGATCCGACCGTAGAGCAGTTTGGAACCGGCGGCCAGTATGTACAGAAGAGGAACATCACCGACATACCAGATCAACTGCGTAAGATCGCTCACGAGGCGGCCAAGCTCATCGTGAGCGAAGATAAAGCAGGAACTGTGTACGAGGCATGGCTCGTGCTCTGCATCATCCGGAATTTCGAGAAATTGATCGCGCGAGAGTAGACCGTGTGATCTCTGAGATCGATAAGCCCCTCAGATGGCATTAGCAAATCTTGATCAGAGCTTACACGCGTCAGGTGCGTTGTCAACAAAAAGGGAGAAGAACATGTTCGAGAAAGCAGCACGATTGAAGTTGCGGTACGACACCGGTCGTGGCCGCCTAAGCGTTGAAGATCTGTGGGACCTGCCCCTGCTCAGCAATAAGCACGGCGTCGTGTGCTTGGACGATGTAGCCAAGGAACTCCATCGTGAGATGAAGGACAGCGACGAAGAGAGCTTCGTGATCCAGACATCTGAGCCTAACGAGGAGCTCAAGCTCAAGTTCGAGATCGTCAAGCACATCATCCGCGTTCGGCTCGCCGAGGAGGCAGCCAAGAAGAACGCCGCACTGATCGCGGAGAAGAAGCAGCAGATCATGGCGATCATGGTCGAGAAAGAGACGGAGACCCTGAAGGGGTCGAGCCTCGAGGAGCTTCGAGCTCTTCTCGCAGCCCTGTAGGCCTGAAACTTCATCCGGGGCACAGCTCTTCTGACAGCCGGTCAGGGGGGCTGTGCCCCATCGTCCCGTAGGAGATCAAGTGCTAAATAAACAAACCCATGGCGCGATATTCACGGCGTTCTTTCCGTTCTGCGGGTTGGGTGCCGGTGCGTTGGGTTTTCTTGACGCTCGGGTTACCGTCCTTGGTCGTCCCGCCAAGTTCGTCAGTCTCGGTGGGATCGACATTGATCAAGAAGCGTGTCAGGACTTCGAACGACTCACAGGAAGCCCTGCTCTCTGCGCTGATATGCACGACCTCACAGCTCATGACATCAGGAGCTTCGTTGGTCAGCGCGCTCCTGATGTCGTATTCAGCTCGCCGCCCTGTAAATCATTCAGCGCGTTGCTCTCCGACAAGATCGCGTCGCAAGAGAAATATCAGAAACTCAGTCGTCTGGTCATTCGGTGGGTGGAGCTCATGATCCACACCTGGTCTGATGAGCCTCCACGCCTGATCATCATGGAGAACGTTCCGCGCATCACCTCGAGGGGCAGGAGATTCCTCGAGGAAGTACACGCGATTCTGGAAAATGCGGGGTACTGTATCCACGAGGGTTTTCACGATTGCGGAGAGATTGGCGGCTTGGCGCAGCATCGTCGACGGTTTCTCATGGTCGCCCGTCTACCCCGTCGCTGTCCCCCCTTCCTCTATAAGCCGCAGCGCCTACGGGTCCGCGGGTGCGGTGAAGTCCTCGAGAAGTTGCCCGTCCCAGGTACTTTGGAGGCGGCTCACTTTGGTAAGTTGCATCACTTACCGGGGATCAGTTGGATCAACTGGGTACGCTTGGCGCTGATCCCGGCCGGCGGCGATTGGAGAGATCTCCCGCGTGTGCTGGAGTCTCAACTTGGGAGCATGGTAGACAACCCCAACAGGTACACGAACAAGTATCGTGTGGAGGACTGGAGTGCTCCGGCCAAGACCGTCATCGGAGCGACTCGACCCGGGTCCGGGGCAGCCTGTGTTGCTGACCCTAGAACCGCAGAGTGGCATTCTGGAGTCCTCGGGGTACGTGAGTGGAACAAACCGGCCGGAGCCGTTACCAGCCGCTCAGGGCCCAGCAATGGGGAGTTCTCCGTCGCTGACCCGAGGCTCACCTGTAGCCCTTGGGGCGGTGCATACGGTGTCAGCGGATGGGAGGATCCTGCTCCGACCGTGACCGGGGGCCGTCTGGACAATTCCGGGGTCTCGGTGGCCGACATCCGGGTGAAACAAGCCTTCGATCATGGGTATAAGGTACTCAGATGGACTGATCCTAGTTTCACCGTCGCCGGGCAGACCTCGTGTGGTTATGGAGCGTTCCAGGTAGCAGATCCCCGCGTAGATCAAGCTGTAGGGCGCCGTATTGTGTTCGAACAGCTTCTATCTGTTTGGGATGGCGACCCCAAAAAAGCTCCGCCCTTCATACCAGTGATCGTCTGCCCCGATAATTGCTGGCATCGCCCAATGACGCCGATGGAGCTGGCGATTTTACAAGGCTTACCGACGGAGCTGGATGGGCGCCCCCTCGGGCTGTCGGGCAACTCCGTGAGTCGATGGAGAGAAAGAATAGGGAACGCGGTCCCGGTGCAGACCGCTGAAGCTGTAGCCACAAAGATGCTGATCGCGTTGCTGGAAACAGAGCTCTACGGTGCCGATCCTGTCCGTCGCGGTGAGGAGAGGTGGGTCGAGGAGCTCTTTGGAGGATCAAATGGTAGACGAGGAACATGTGGAGCCTGAAGAAGAGGGTAGCGAACTTCCCGAGAATTGGGAGGGGGAGCCGGACACTCCTCCGCCTGCCTGGTGGAGATTCCATCATGCTGATTGCGGGATAGCGTACCGAGGGTGTTCGCCCGAATGTCCGAAGGACGTCTACGAGAAAACAGGGAAATGGATTGGCCCCTCGCGCACGAGGGTCTACATCCATGATCAACTGGTCAATCAGGCTGCGAGATTCCTGAATGGAGAGGAGTCGGCGCCTCTGGAGCCTCTGCAGCACGTCGGACCGCTATCCGAGAAGAGGAGGGTCAAGTGATCGAGCTGAACAAGGAATGGAATCTTCGAGTCGCGTGGGCCGAGGTGTGCTCCGGGTCCGGGTGGCGCAATGAGATCATCTATGCCGTGGTCAGTCGAGCTGGTGTCAACCAGCCAGAATTGATCGTCTTGCAGTCTGACGAGCAGACCGAGGAGATCCGTGTGCTGTTTGACGTCTCCGCGGTCGTCGCTCAAGATATGACCCGGTTGGCCGCTGACGCGGTCCGGCAAAAGTTGGAGGCTGCGGGGGGCTGTACGGTGTGCACGTGCGGTAAAACTCTGCCGCTGCACCTGCTCGGTCTCAACATCACGAAGCATGTCTGCTCGTGTGGCAAGGAGTACAGGGATGAAGGCGAGGTCTTTGTATGCCGCGGGATGGGTTTCAACCCATCTACCGGTATGGGTGACCCCGAGAAAAGAAAGGTCAAATGATTCAGTTTCATGAGACGGTCATGGGCAATAGGTTTTTCTCAAAGCACATGCCAGAGTTGATCAAGGTTCTGGGGAGAATTGCTTGTGCGTTGGAGGAGTCGAATCTGTACGCGAGAGCTGAGCCGCCTGAGATCGATAAGCCTCTCAGCGGGCAGGTGCGTTGTCAGCAAAAAAGGAGATCAGATGCGGAAGGTCGTGACGAGGGAGCCGAACCAGATCCAATGTGAGGTCGAGGAGCAGCTTGAGGCCGAACGGCAGTTCTATCAGGCTCTGACACCCGACGAAGTACAGGAGGAAGAGGAAGAGAGACAGATCATCTACGATATGCTGGATCTCGTGGAGGATGAGCTGGAGGATGAGCGCTGGCTTGACGATGAACGCGAGAGGCTAGAATCGGACGACTTGGTGAACTGGTGGGAGGACATTGATGATGACCCGGATCTTCGGGACGAAGACGCCTATGGTCAGTTGGAGGACAAATGTGCCCGCACTGTATGATGGTGATCTTAGAGATCATCCTGGGTGTGTTCGTTAGCGTACCCGTCGTAGGCATCTTGGCTGTTCGCGCCAAGAGCTGGATCAGTAAGCGAACACGCAAGCACCATTGGCCTAACGCGTGCAGACCAGCACCAACCAGACGCCCCCGGCTGGTGCTGGCCCCGCCCTCAGATAGGAAAAGATCATGATCGCGAACCTCGAGCAGCTCTCGTCTGCTATCGGCGCAAACTGGCCTACCATCAAATCGGTAGCTCGGCGCGTTTTCAAGGACACGGAGTGTGGGGCGTGGGTCGAGCTTATCGAACCACGTCCAGCGAAGATACTCAAACAGCGGTGGGTGGCCTACATCCGCCGTTCGCTCGCCGGTGTCACGGTCGTCGGGATACGCCCTCCTCACGGCAAGACTATTCATCCTGACCCATCGTATGATGGCAAGGTCCCTGAGCGGGTGCTGGAATATCTTGGGGTGGAAGACGGGCGTGTCCACATGACGCTGCACAGCGTAGAACTGCATGACAGACGACACGAAGCCGCGGTGCTCTGGAACTTTATCAAGACGGCAGAGCCACTCCAGCGAGTAACAAATTGGTCTGGCGACACACTCCAGCGAGTAACAAATTGGATTTGGCAGGAGAACTCTGGCGGCACGTGGTCGAAGCGTGTCGAATTCCAGGTCGAGGTGCCGAGTCTCCGTATGAATCACGGAGGGGTCAGGATTGGCTCGATCGTCGAGGGGGTGGAGCAGTGTGCTGAACCGGTTGAGTTGATGTTCCCCTTTACTGAAGACGACTGGGATAACGCAATACGGAGTGTAGAGGACGAGGTGCATGAGATTTGGATGGAAACACACGGCTGCGAAGATTGCGCTACGGATGACATCGGCTGGGGTAAGCCCGTGGATCCCGATTGCAAGACCTGCAGAGGGCATGGGTGCGCTATATGATCACGTATGAGGAGCTGACGAAGAAGTACGGTTGGGCCGATGTAGACATTCTGCGGACGCCACTCACGTCACTGAGGACGACGGACAGGTTGCTGCTATATCAAAACAAAAACTTTGACAGCAGCGCGTTTGGGGCTCTGTCGCTCGTCATCGTCGGTCCAGGGAGGACCATCACGATGGAGAGTGCTCCCCCTGAGTGGATCAAAGATGTTCCGAGCCAGCGGCAGCAGTACATGGGGGAGGTGGATGTCAAGAATCTGCGAGAGGAGCTCGGCGATGTCGAAAATTGAGGAGCTGCGGCGGCTGGGGTTTGACAAGTCCTCGTACAGCTCAAAGAGCAAATCCTGGCGTGTAGCGTGCTCTCGGTGTGCAGCCGCCGTGATCAATAGCGTTCCGTGTCACGAGACGGGATGCCCGAATAGACCACGGCCGAAGTGATGCGCATCGTGCATACGTCTATTCCGCTGTTGGCCCAGGATGCAGATGTCCCTGATTGGGAGGAGGGTGCGGAGAGTGGTCTTCGCCCACTTGAAGACGTAGCTGGTGAGCTCGGGGACTTCCTGGGCCAACATCAGGCGCACGTGCTGGTCTGCTGGAAGCGGGATGAAACGCTCTGTGTGCTGGCCCAGTGCGCGCGGGACGAGCCTGTTGTGCTCGGCGACGATCAAGAGGAGGCGGCATGGGCGGGACCAAAGACGCCGGAGAAGCTGATAACACCTGCTCGGACATCGAGAAATCAGAGGCGGAAGGATTGGCCCCCTCCGAGGAGAAAACGGTAAATCCTGCATCTTCGAAGCGAAACCGGCCAAAACGACCGGCTCGAGCGTCAATTGGCAGCCGTGGTCCGGTAGATTTCGGTGTTTATGGACACTGGAGACGGGTAGAGGAGGAACAAGATGATAGAGATCAACGAGGAGACGCAGAGGCAACTCGACCTCGTCCGAAAAAAGTGCGAGGAGCTTGACGTGACACACCCGGGGATAGAGCTCGTCGACAAGCTGGACAAGGCGCTGGATTATGCTGCTCGGTACGCCGACAAGGATCTCGAAGGAAAAACGATCGCGGTGCTCACACCTGATTCATACCTGCCAGTCAAACTTCCAGAGGATTTTGAACTGCTGCCTCGGCACTTCTCGTTCATGGTGACGCTCTATAAGCCGGGTAAGGAAGGAAATCGAAAGTATTGGTTTGTGATGGGCATGATCTACCACAACGGAGCAGGTGTAAATGATGGATCAGGATCGGTCGAGCTTAACCCAGAAGCCGGTCCACACTGGTCGTTCCACAGTTAGAGGGCACCGTGTTCAAGATCGTAGGCCGGTATAGGTATAAACGGACTGAGGAGATTGACAGTTTTGACACCAGAGAGGAGGCTGAGGCTACGCTGATCGAATACCAGCTGGCTTTCGGGGCTGGTTGGTCTCTGTGGATTGAGGAGGAATAGTGCTACATACGGTGAATCTCACTCAGATTAGTGCACAATACTTCTGTGTACGTCTCAACCTCTTTGGGTTTACATTCACAACCGAGCCGCTGCCGTACACAACTGCGTATGATTTGGCGGACCGTGTAAGCGCCCTTATCGGGGTGCAAAAAGAAGAAACTGTCGAGCATGTTGAGTTGCTGATTCCTGCGTTCAAGGTCATTCCCTCTAATCAGGGGGGCACCGTGACTAATATCATACTTGATATTGACATGGAGGGCTGGAGTTGCAGGAGTTGGGATCACAAGAGTTTTCTAGATAGGCTTCACGCCGAGTTCTTGCCTATGGTTCTGGATAATGAGAACGTGAAGCGCTTATGTCGTGCCGTCGTGACCGAGCTCGAAAGAGCCGTGGCATGTCGAGAAATCTACAAGTTGCCCAAGTCGGTAAGTCGATTAGGAGATAGTATGAGTTACACGACGATGTTTGTAGTCCACGCTGACGGTAGCGTTAGGACTTGGGAAGAGTAGTGAACATACATGCGCTCATGGGGTCCTAGAGCCGAATAGATGTGCGGAATGTGAGCTGGCCGCCGCTGAGTCCATGATAGTACTGCTGAGAGCTGATCTCGAGTGCACTATCGCGTCATTGGAGGAAGAACGTAGGCGGCATGAAATCCGAAAAGAGGAGGGTGATGATGAGTGATCGATGTGCATCTTGCGGTCATGAATGCGTGGCCGCGATCACTGCGAAGTGTACTGGGCTCTTCGGGATCAGATGGCCGGGTGGCCGGGTTGATCGAGGAAGCGTTCTACCACACGAACTTATCGGCTTGAGAGAGAAGGGAGCCAGTAACGACTACTTGAACTTCAGCCTGTGCCTGGTCTGCGGGAAAGTACAGGGCAGGTGGCCCGTCAAAGGAGCGGATCGCTACTTTCGGGAGTTCGCCAAGCCGAAGTACTGGGAGGCGATCGTCTGTTTTGAGCTGCCCACTCGTTTTGAGAAGCCACGGAATGAGTGGGCCAGCTTGTTCTTCCGGTCTAAGACCATTGAAGCCGTAGAGTATCGGATGGAACTCATGGCGGCGCAGAAGTCCTACCACGTCGCACGCTGGTTCGTACGCCCCTTGCGGGATGGCGATACCGTACCGAAAGACTTTGAAGTCATTGAATAGGAAGCAGAAACATGGGCTATACAACTGACTTTGAGGGTCACTTCGCCATCACGCCACCACTCACTCCAGAACACCGCTGCTATCTGTTGGCATTCTCGGGAACTCGACGGATGCAACGTGAGGCCCACCTCGTGGAGAAATACCGAGATCGCGATCGTTCGCTAGTCGGTCTTCCTGTTGGCCTGGAGGGCGGATACTTCGTCGGAGGAGGCGGGTACGCCGGGCAAGCGAATGATGCGTCGATTATCGACTACAACCACCCCCCAACAGGTCAACCAGGACTCTGGTGCCAGTGGGTACCGAATGACGATGGAAGCCGGCTCGAGTGGAATGGGGCTGAGAAGTTCTACTATTATGTCGAGTGGTTGGAGTATCTCATAGAGCACTTTTTCACGCCATGGGGCTATGTCCTAAACGGTGTTGTCAGATGGAGGGGGGAGGACTTCGACGACATCGGGCGGCTCATCGTTGATCACAATGTTGTGTCGTTCGGTGGCCAGCTCAGACTCTGGTGACCCCGACACCGAGGATGCACTGCAAGAAGCGCATGAGCGGATCGCCCTCCTCGAGAAGATAGTGATCGCACTGGCTGAAGACTATGACTACAAGGTAAACCCCTATGACGTCTTGACGCCTGAGCAGCATGAAGAGATCAAAGCGTTGTGTGGGGCGGAGGCGTTCGATGAAAGAGAGGAAGCGAAAGAGAGGAAAAGTGAGTGAGTGTAGTTGTGCCATTGATACGTGTGATGATGACTTTGTTCCGCTCCTAAGAAAGGCCCTGGTCAGAGCACGGAAGGTTCATGTGTGCGCCGAGTGTGCTCGCGATATTCTTGCCGGTGAGAGCTACGATCTTCGGGTGTATGTTGATGACCGCTCAAGGTATGACCTCGAGAAGCATGAGTATGTCGCCCACCGGTGTGTCGTAAGGCACAAAACATGCTTGGATTGTGCTTCGGTACGCGAGGCGCTGTTCTGCACGTGGCACCACGGAATGCTCTGGGAGGAGCTGGACGAGGAGATCAACTCTTCTGGTGGCACGCTGTTTTCCTCCTCCTGTATGCGTCTTCTGACACCGCGTGCTCGTGATCTGGTCTGCGATTCTATCCAAGAGTACTGGGAGTCAGAAGAGGAGGGTGAGGATGAGTAGCTACATTGACGACGTGTTTGGGCCAGGTGGCGTTTTCGATACCGAGCTCGACAACTATGAGATGCGCCCTGGGCAGGTGGAGCTCGCCCGGGCGTTCGATCGCGCAATCAACGAGAAAAGGGATCTGGTGGCAGAAGGTCCGACAGGATCCGGAAAGACTTTCGCGTACTCAGTGGCTGCGATCAAGTTCGCGCACGACAACAAGGAGAAGGTGGTCATCGCTACGGCCGGCATCGCATTGCAAGAGCAGTTGATCTCGAAGGATCTACCATTTCTTGCGCGAGTCCTGCCGTGGAAATTCAGCTACGGATTGCTCAAGGGCCGGTCCAACTATCTGTGCCGCATCAAGCATGAGAAGCTCATAGGCCAGCTCGCACCGAGGTGGGCAAACCCTGCATACGACTGGGAGCAGCCCCATCCATACACGAACCACATGGATGCAGTGCGCTCGTATATGGAGTGGGTCGCGAAGACAACAAGTGGTGACCGGTCGGACCTGGACATTGAGTTTGGTCTCTGGGGTCGGGCGAGCAGCTCTGCGGATGAGTGTCTGGGCGGCGTGTGCCCGAATAAGGATCGATGCTTCGCGAACATTGCCAGGCGAACAGCTGTCAGGTCAGACATCATTGTGATGAACTACCACATCTGCTTCGTGGGCGAGGGCGCGAACATGCCGGATCATTCTGTGATGATCTGTGATGAGGCGCATGAGATCCCGCACATTGCTCGAGACTTCCTTGGTTGGACCCTAACTCCAAGTTTGATCAACCGCATCTCCGCATGGATGAGGAGGAAGGCCCCCCGATCAAGTCAAGACTCTGTTCTCGCCAAGGAGTGGACACGGACAGAGCAAAACATCATCCGGTTTACGGGTGCTTTCTTCGAAGCCGTCTCCAATAAGATCAAGAATCGAGAGATTCATCGTCTCTATACCGGAGGGTGGGTCGACGCAGCTCCGTTGTCGGCGGCTCTCCAGGCAGCGTGTCATCTGTGTGAGAGTCGTGCGGCTGATTTCAAGTTGCAAGGAGCCGCAGTCGCGGCCAAGAGAGCGACTCAGATAGAAAAATTTGCCTGCATTCTCTCAATACATGTCCAGCAGGCCGCAGAAGTGGACGAGCCAAATTGGATCTACTGGCTGACGCAGAACAAGGAGAAGGGTTGGTACGGGGTAGAAGCCAGACCTCTGCGCGTAGGAGAGCTGCTCGAGGGGATCTTGTTCAACAAGAGATCCACAGGTCTGATCAGCGCAACGATGACGACCGGTGGCTCATTCGGTTTTGTTCGTGAGGAGATCGGGGTGCCAGAGGAGGCTGGCGAAATCATAGCCCCCTCTCCGTTCGATCTGGCCAAGCAGGGTATCTTGATCATCCCGTCTGACATAACTGCTCCTCCGAAGAGCGGAGATCACCGTGCGATGGTGACATGGCAGGCCGAGGTCGCAGGCTGCGCAGCAAGCCTGATTGAGATGTGCGGCGGCCGTACACTTCTGCTGTTCACGAGCTGGCAGAACTTGAATTATGTGGCACGGGCGCTTCGAACATTCAAACACTTAGACGGCTTCAGGATCATGAAGCAGGGAGACATGCCTCGAACAAAGCTGCTTGAGGAGTTCGAGAATGATGAGAAGTCCGTGCTCTTAGGCGTGGACAGTTTTCGGACTGGAGTCAACGTCCCTGGCCGAGCCTTGACCGGATTGCTGCTCGACAAGATCCCATTTCCTGTACCAACTGATCCGATCAACAAGGCGATGGAGGAGTACCTGATCGCCAATGGTCGGAACTCGTTCATGGAGTACACGGTCCCTCGAGCAACTATCGCTCTTCGTCAAGGGACTGGTCGGCTCATACGAAGCAGAACCGACATCGGGGTCGTGGTCATCACTGATCGACGGCTCTTGGACCAACCATACGGAACTTCTATTCGAAAGAGCCTGCCGCCCTTCAGAACCTCCTCGGACCTCGAGGATGGCTATGCGTTCATGGAGGCACAAGGATGGGTGTGAAGCCGTCGTCGGCAGGCTCAACGCGATAGGAGACGATGGGACGCCGCCGTGTGCTACGATCTGATTAGGGGCTGTTTTCATGCCCGCTGAGAGGCTTATTATCTCAGATATCTCAGATATCTCAGACCAGAGTTGCTCCTTGACGAGGAAGGGTGAGCAGATGGACGGCAGAGTTGTGCTGGTTTTGGGAACGATCGGTTCGGGTAAGACGAGCATGTGCAGAGAGTTGGCTGCCGAGCTCGGCACCGAGCCTCTGATCGAGATGGCACAGGAGGATGGTAACCCGTATCTCGAGGATTTCTATCTGGACATGAAGCGCTACTCAGCGATTCTTCAGATAGATCAACTGACCCGTCGATTTTCACAACACAAGCTCGCGCAGAACAAAGTGATGGCCGGGCTCGGTCACGCTGTTCTGGATGGTGGGTTCTGGCTCGATACTTGTTTCGCCAGGTTGATCTATAAGTCTGGGATGATGGAGGATCGTGAGTACGACACCTATCGTCGTCTCTTCGCCGAGATGACGATGTTCGTCGGGTACCCGCACATCATCATCCGGTTGTCCGCGCTGCCTGCGGTGGCCTACGAGCGGGTTCAGCGGCGTGCCACGGAGAAACCGGAGAGGCGCGGCGAAGCGGTAAAGGTGACTCGGGAGTACCTCGGCGCTCTTGACCAGGAGATCGAAGCCTTGTGCCGTGAGATGGCAAAGATGGGTGTGGAGGTGATCACTACGTTCTGGGACGAGGACCGAAACACCCCTGCTCAGAGACAGCAGGCTGTGCAGGGTCTGGCACAGCGGGTTCGGGCGTGTAAGCCCCCCGATCCGTTTCTGGCTAACTGGAGGAGAAGTATCGAACCATGAAGAAGATGATTTACGTTGCCGGTCCGCTGACCGTCTCGGGCAACCACATCGCCAACATTCGTTTGGCTGTCCTGGCAGGCTTTCATCTGAAGACCCTTGGGTACATCCCGTACATCCCGCACCTGACGAGCTTCGCCAACATGGTGGAGATCCGGTCCGATGAGTACTGGATGCAATGGTGCTACGACATGCTGCAACACTGTGACGTACTGCTCCGTCTGCCGGGGGAGAGCCCGGGCTCGGACAAAGAAGTGAAGTGGGCAGCAAAATTAGGGATTCCCGTGTTCTACTCGGTAGAAGAGCTCTTGAGGGAGGTTCCTCGTGATTCATGATCTCAGTAAGGTATCGCTCGGTCTCTGGAGTCAGATGCACAAGAGCCGGGTGCTGACGCCCGAGTATTTCATCTGGCTCGCGGAGGAGCTCAAGTTTGACCTCGTCGCCTTCATGATCGACTCTTCGGATCGTGATCCGAAGTTTCTCTTCAGCGAGCGAGATGCCGAGCGCACTCAGGAGTTGGCCTACCCACGTGCCACTGACGTCGTTTTCACTACCTGGCCCTATCCTGATAAAGATCAAATCGACGCGCAGTGCGCTCAGATGGATGCCCTGCTCAAGGCAGCTCCCCGTACCGCGGCGTGGGAAACGGACGAGGAGTTCAACTGGGACGAGGACATGGTGCGGGGCTTCAGCCCTGTCAAGGTGACGAAGAAGCCTCAGTACGTTGGCGACGTTCCTATTCTTCCGAGCAGGCTCGTCCCCATCGGGGGAACCAAGAGCCCATTCGACGTCGCGGGCGACTACTTCGTCTTCAAGAAGTGCGAGATCTGCAACCGTCATGGGGTCCGAAATGAAATGACCACGCTCCCCTATCACCAAGAGAACGGACCGAAGGCCGATACGATCGAGGGTGCCGACACGACCATCGTGCAGGCTTATGCCTGCGATGAGCGGGATGGTAAGGAGATTCCCTTCGAACATCGACTCGGGCCAGGTAACATGCAACGCCTTACCCTTGACCGTACCAAGATCATCCCAGCAGTGATGCGTGGGGAAACGAAGCTGGGCGTTGGCCATGCTGCGTGGAAGCAGCGGTTCAACCGACGCAACCCGAAAACCGGTGAGATCGAGTCGGTCCCGCCAAAGGAGTCCATGCAACTCTCCCTCGATACAGCCATGGGATACCCAGTGGTTGACCACCGCTGGTGGGCAGACAAGTTCGCATACCCCAAGAGCGCCCGCTACCTTCAGTATGCAGAAACCTTTCTGACGAGTCTTCGTCAGTAAATCTCTACGATACACGGGCCGGAGATTGATGGATGGATTGGAGCGGCGCCTGTGGCGTCGCGTGGTTGACACACCCCCGCCACCACAGCGGAATGTACCGATTCTTGCTGTGGTGGTGGGGATACTGGTAGCATGGCTGATCTTCAGAGTTGTACTCTACGCGTTTGCTTGATTATCTACAGTTTGTGCCCGTACGATTCCGAGGATAGAAGGAGAAGACAATGACTAATGCCCTGAGAACGTTTTTGACATCAGCGAGCCTACTGGTCGCCTTGGTGGCCGTATGGATTTTGTTGAGCTGTAGACCGGAAGACAACGATGTCGTGCCTCTCGAAGACGAGATTGAAGACTCGGGGTTGGAAGACTCGGGGGATGTTGAACTCGTCGAGAGTCAAGCTGAGCCTGCTCCCCCTACCTGGCAAGATGTCCTCCAAGCCTTGGAAGAGGAGCTACCCACATCAGAGTGGTCGGACTACCCGACAGTACCGGAAGCCACGAAGTACGATCTGGCTCGGCGCCTGCTCTACAGGAGCGTGGCGTGGGAACGTGATCCGATCTTCCTTGCTGAAGAGCTGTCAGACTTGGTTCGCGTCATCGTTACGATGCAACCAGGGTTTGCGAGTGGATCGCACGGCGGCATGACGAGGGCTTTGAACCTGTCGATTGATATCTTTGTGGCCGTCGGTAACGCAACCCCGTCTTCGTGTTCGGATTCGGGCGGAGAAGAGGTCCCCGAGCTGAACCCCTACATCATCGCCTCCATGAGCTATCGGGAGTCTAGCCTATCGCTGGACACCGAGCGCGGCTACCAACTCAAGCGCGTTGGCAACGTACTCGTGAAGAACTACGACTGTCGTTGGTGCACGGGCTCGAGGGGTGAGCGGGGGATGTTTCAATTCATGCCGAGCAAGAGTGGGGGTCCCGGATTCGTCGAGTCCATGATGCCCCAGAGCTGCAACGATCCGTTCGACAGATGGTGCTCGATCCAATCGGTGGTCGGGTACCTCTCCCAGCTGCGCTGTGCGTGCATCACACAGTTCGGAGACGAATGCACCCTACATGCGATCGTTGCCTCCTACGGGCGCGACACACGCCATCTGGTCTCCCCCATGGACGCTCGGCACCATCGAGGTCCGGCGAACGCTAGGCTGTATCTCTGCCGGGCTGACGCCGATTGCGATGAGCACTGGCCAGTGGACTTTCAAGATGGTTTGCCATAGGAGGTGATCAATTTGGCGCGTGTATTCTTCGAAAACGCACCCCGTGTACACAATCCCAGGCAGTCAGGCTGCTGTTGTGCTGACTGCCATATCCAGAAGAGAAAGCAGCGCGGGTTACCGGAATTGTACTTAGGAGAACCCCAGTTCGTAGGGGTGGTTACGGAAGAGGCGTCTGGTTTACTGCACGAAATATTCGTAGGATTGTACATGGATGAGCCGTCCGGCCGTATATTTCGTGGGAATGCACAGCGCCATCATGAGACGGGCTCTGATTCTTGCCCTTGTGCGCTGTGCGTTGCAGATAAACGTGAAAGTATGGGGCTATCACGTTTGCGTAGGGGTGCTCCGCAATTCGAGGGTGAGGTTGATGAGCAGATAGACGCTATGTATGTAGGTTTGTACGAGATGGTGGATAGCGAGGAGAGCATGTGAAATTTCTTGGCAACGCCGCGAAACACCATCGAGTAACCTTCACTGCATCCGAAGAAGTTCGGGGTGATTTCTGTTCGTGTTACGATTGTGTTGTGCAAAGGCGCAGGGTAAGCGGATTACCCGAAGTTCAGTCGGGACCAGTGGTGTTCCTGGAAGCACCTGATCTGGCGGATAATAAAGTGCGGGAACAGTACCTGACCACGCATGTAGGTCTCTACATCGAGGAGGAGGTCGTGAAACCGGATGAAAGTCTATAAGCAGACGTTCGGTCCTCTTGATGCCTGGGACGCGGTCTTTGGTGATCTGTTGAATAAGACGATCACCCCAGGAGATCGTGTTCGTGTGTGGGACCATACGATTGGACGTTACGTCGTGGGTACAGCTAATTTCTGGGCAGGGCAACCATCAGTGAAACTGGATCCCAGCCCTGCGCTCGACAGAGCATATACTGCGCTGGATCGCGTCAGCTAAAACCCTAAAACCCGTCACGTGAGGAGGATCATGTCTTGTATAGGATGTGGGTGGTGCTGCACTGTATGCGTTTGCTTTGAGGGCCAGCGCATAAGCGAACTGAAAGCGGATGAGACACCATGTCCGGAACTCGAGTGGGACGAAGAGAAGCAGCGGCATTGATGTCGCATCGTGAAGGATCCCAATGTCGACGACAGGGAGAGGAGGAGACGAAGGACATCAATGGCGATCGGAGGAGGGTGCTCATCGACCCTGTTCAACACCTGGAGGACGGATCTCCGAGACAGAACGTAAACTACGAGCTGATGCTGGAGTTCGTCCGAGCACTCGTGCGCAACACGAGCAGCGGAGATGTGATCATGCTCTCGATCTATGCAGCTAGGAGTAGGTCCGGGGCCAGCGACGAAGAGGTGTCGCTGCTCATAGACGCCATCGAGCATGAACAGAGTCGGTTGGCGGCGTACCCCGAAGATTCAGAGGTCTCTGATCTGCGATGATGCTTAGATGCCAGCTGGGAGGTTTAGTGATCCCAGACCGACGAGTATATGATCTCAGATGAAATCAGCTACACTGATACTGTTCCCACATGTAGGGTGCCGTGCTGCTGCTGCCACCGTGGCACGGCACCCGCTTATTTTTAGCGTTCTTTGGGTATAAGGGCACTGCTAGCAGAACTCATCTAGCCGAAGAAGGGAGTGTTTCATGTGTATGGAAAAGTTGCTCGAAGAGGACCACGCGAAGGATGTACTCCGACGAGGTTACGCAAAGACAATCGAGGAGTGGTGGTTCCTGCTCAGACACGAGAGTGGTCTTCCATTGTTCCGTGGCCCCATCCTCGAGAAGTATTTATCCCCTGATCAAATGAGGGATTTCGACACAGCGATGTCTGAGAAAGCTGCAGCAGTAGTGCACAGGCTGTTAGACGATGCGTGGTACAAGTTGCCGGACGAGCGTTGGATACGAGATCTTCCGGGATTTGGCAGGCTGTGTGATCTGTGTTCTGACTTTCCTGGTGAGCCCGTTCTGAAAGGAGAGGAGGATGAGTGAGGAGATCAGCTGGGAAGTGAAAAACGGAATGGACTACCGAGTTTCACCCCCTATCGAGATGGACGGGGGGTTTGCGCTGGTCATAGGCGGAGCGAGCTGGGTCCGAGCTCCTGCCGAACTGGGAGGAGGAAAACTCTACATCCAACAGAGAGGGCGTGCGGTAGCAACCTGCCCGGTGTGCAAACTCTCGAGTTGTATGGACCTCTTGGAGCTTGCAGAGGGCATCACGGTTAGGTTTTGCTCGAAATGCAGTCAGTACCTATGGGCGCGAACTGAAACACTGTCAGCGGAGGAGAAGTCCGATGTGTGAAAGGCTGTACAAACCGAGGAGGCTCAGAGCCACAATCTGTGAGAGACCCGGCCATTTTGTGGAGAGCGACCTCACAGCCGGTGGGTTTCTGTTTCGGTTTGATGACGGTATGCCCCTGAGTGTGGAGGGGGGCTCCAGCTCTGTGTTGCTCCATGTTTGCGCCATTGAGGTAGAGACAGATGACGTAGGACAGCGTGCCGCCTATCCGGTATGGGAGGAAAATTTGGAGGGTCTGTACGCGACCGACACGGACGGCCGCTTCTCTACGCTGACGATTGACTACGTGGATCTCGTGGTCTACATGACTCCACACAAGTGAGGTGAAAATGGACTGCCCGTACTGTAAGGCGTATCGGGGGCACGAGGCTGGCTGCCCCATAGATGGTGCCAAGAAAGGGGAGTTGATCAACCTCCTCTACAAAGAACGAATGACGATCCAGCTCTTGGAGGGGATGGTTATTGCTGTCGCTCAGGGGCGAACGCTCGAAGACGAAGAAGCAGCGGTGTTCATACGCTTGCTGACTCAAGAGGCGAATCGTGAGCACGTCTGACCACATCAACGATATCTACGCACTCAGTGGTAGGATGTACACACTCGCGGCAAAGCTGGGTGAGCTTCACACAGGCATGACTCTCGAGGTGTGTAAGGAGCGGCTTCGAGTGGTCGAGCAGGATCTTGGCAGGATCAATGACCGTCTTGCCAGAGTGCAGAACCGCATACAAGACGATCTCGCTGATGAGTACCCGTACGAGGAGTAGTCCTCGCGCAACAGGAGTAAGCATATGTCTCATTACGTGGTGCTGGTGATCCTACCGAGTGGCGCTGTCCCGACTCAAGCATTGGTGGCCGACCTCATGGAGCCATTCAATGAATGTACTCAAGTAGAGGAGTACGATGAGCCCTGTTACTGCGTCGGCGATCGGTCATTGGCAGAGAGTAGAGCTGCTGTAGCGGGTGACATAGACAAGCTGCGGTTGAAATACTCCGAAGATCAAACTCAGGATTGGGACGAGATGATCGAGCCTGTACTGGCGCGGGCTAAGAAAATAGAAGTTGCACACCCATTGTACGGCACGCCGAACCCAGGTTGTACTAAATGCCAGGGGCTCGGCACTTACAAATCCACTTACAATCCGGATAGTCTCTGGGACTGGTTTGACATCGGTGGGCGTTGGTCAGAGGAATTTGCAGAGTTTTCGGTAGGCGAGGGCAACTCGGGCTCGTTGCCACATACGGAAGTTCTCTCCATCTCCAGTGTGCGCGAAGCTACGGCTGAATAATGGATACATCACCCCGGAGAAGGACTGGTTCGCCAAGGGGAAGATGGGGTGATTTGGCACGTCACGGTGTGAGCACGGAACAGAGAAGTTTATTCGTGAAGTGCTCAACCTGCTCGAGCGCTACATCGACCATGTGGGTGTGGTCGTGGACATGCACATCTGACAGGAGACAGCAATGAGTCGATACTATGAGATTGATCTTACAGTGACGGGTTATGCTATTGAAAGGACCGATGACATAGAAAGCGCAGTTGGTGAGCTGTGGCCCTTTGACGACTGGTGGCGCAGCAAACCGGAAGATGAGATCGCCGCGATCTCTGCTGGTGGAAGTGGTAATCTCGGTGGCGGAGTATCACCAGAGGCGTTTGCGGAAATACTGGCGAAGGTCATCTGGGAAAAGAACGGAGGGTTCTGCGCGATAGAGATCACGGTCACGTTCGTCGAGCAGGCCCCGCATGAGACCTACAAGCCGAACAAAGAACTCTTTGAGCGCCTGACCCGAGCAAAAGAGCAGTCATGAAAATTCATGTGATGGTACCGCAGGTTTACCTGCCCTCGGTAAACTATGCAAGGAAGGAGCTGGCAAAGTGCGCGTGCATGGCAGCTTTGAGTCGTGAGCGACTGATTGCTTTTGAAGTTGCTGGTGAGGTCGTTAGCTGTTTCGAGAGCGCGTATCCCTCCGTGACCATTGACCCAACGCCGTCACCTAGTGTGGCTACGGGCCCTATGTTTTCCGTAGGGACTCCGGTAACGATCAGTGGCGGGTCGTCGATTGGTCTTCCATCAGAGTTAGAGGTTCTCCCCTTCTCTGAAGCTGAGGCGATGCTCAGTCGTCTCTTGAACTTCAAACCTTTCCCGCATGAATCTGTGCTTGAGCACGGCAACTTCTCTGTGACCTTCAGGATTAGCAGAGTGGCCACCCATGAGTTGGTTAGGCATCGTTTGGGAGGAATCACACAGTCCAGCACGAGGTACATCGGCTACAACCTCCGGGACGTCGTCTACCTCATCAAGCCCATGGGAGCTCCTGACAGGCTACTGGGACAATATGACGAAGACTCGGCCTGCTACTACGCCGACGACTGGGTAATGCAGATGTTCTCCACCATGAACAGCTACCGGAAGCTCATCGAGATAGAGAAGTGGAAGCGGGAGGACGCCCGCTATAATCTCGCACATGCCCTGGCCGCCTGGATCGGCTACACCACCAACTTCCGTCAGTGGAGGCACATGGTGTCTCTTCGTGATCACAAGAAGGCTGCTCCAGAGATGCAGTTCATCTTCGGACAGATCCGAGAGTATCTCGGGTTGGTCAGCCCCATATTGCTCGAAAATATGGAAGGAGCAGGAGATGGACAGCGTACGGCAGCTCACGGGAACGATTGAGGCAACACAAGAGGCGGACATCGTTGTCCACACCGGCCCTGGAAATAGCGAATGCGATCTCGGGCGACTCCACATGATGCTCGAACGACTCTACCCGGACCAGAGCATTACCGTGGGAATTGGAGATCGCTTCGTTATCAAGATGCGCGAGTATGATTCACATGTCAGTACTCCCGCAATTCGGGCGGCGATCAGAAGGGCCTGCCTACCCGAGCACAAGAACCCGAATCTCGAGGTGGAGCCCAAGGACCGAGCACCCCTTCCGATCGGACAGACGCCGGAAGGAGAGATGGTCTTCGTTCCTGTCGCCGGCCCCCGCGCATCTCAGTTCGTCCAGTTTAGGGGGGAGGTAGTCGTGTGCTCCGGGTGTAGATGCACAATGAGGATCCGAGGCCCGGGCGCGGTCAAACACGTCATTATTGACGACAACGGGGCGGTCTATCATTTGAGTTGTGCTCAACGTGTGCGGCAGTGGGCGATCGAAGTAGCCAAGTCTGCTGCCGACGTTCAACTCACCTTGCCGTGGAAGTCTCGGGCTGAGGACCCGAAAGATGGAACAGAAATACCACGATTGGATCGAGAAGCACGAAAGTCATGAGACCCACGGGTACTGCCACCACTTCGCAGAGTTGATGGCAGGGGAATTCCCTTAGCTCATACACGTCAATGGGTGTTACGTCGAGCCCGGCATCAACACATTACGGATACGATTGACCCGAACTACATACCTGCTGGGAGGTTTAGTGATCCCAGACTGGGACTAGGAGGATGAGATGCCAGAGATAAAGATCAAAGGACTGACCCTGGTACTGGACCCAGGACACCTGCAAAAGAGTATAAGGTTTGAGGATGTCCTGTACGGGATAAACTCTACCCTCAACACGTATAGCCCCCTCTCTGCCCATCTGATGATCGAAGATGGCGAGGTGCTCACGGTTGAGCTGCCCTACGACATCAACGTTGTTGGGATCGAGCTGATCGCGTCTGAACCATACAGAAGCGAGGAGGCGCGTCAACGAATCAGAGGAGCTACACTGCTCGCAAAGGAAATCGCGGATAGTGCGTTGGAGGAGAAGTGAAGAAAACACGTTGGATCAATTTTGCGCTGGCCCTACCCTACACGCTGCTGGTCTCGTACCCGCTTATTCTAATCCTGTGCATCTTCGCTGCCCGCGGGCTTCGTATGGAACGGGACGGAACTTTGACGGCCGAGTGGCGACACTGGGTTGTCTGCAAGCGCGACGGGAAGAAGCCGCTGTGGCGATGGTCGACCACCGTCGGCCACATTATCGTCTTCCAGCCCGGGCTGCGCCTGATCACCCAATCTCTTGAGGCAACCTCAGTCCGGGATCATGAGGGGGTTCACGTACTCCAGACTGAAGACCTCATGGCGATTGCCTTCCTGATCGGGGTCGTGGTCACCGTGGTTACCGGCAACTGGATTCTGGGGCTGTCTCTCTGGGCAAGCGGTGGCCTGTGGCAGTCCGTATGGTTCCTGACGTCCGGTTTGCGCTACGGATGGACGCTCGAGGGTGTCTACCGTCAGAGTGAGCACGAGATTAGAATGGATGCGAATATGTGGGCACTTGTAGCGGAGCTCGAAGCGCTGAAAGCTCGTGTGGCCGGAATGACGGCCTATAACGAAGCTCATCCGTCAGGCGCGAAATGGACTGATAAGTCCTTCGAGCAGGTTATGCAAGCGATGCGAGATATTGCACAGAAATTGAGATCGGTGAAATGAGTCACAACTCTGAATACTGCCAGAAGCAGATGGAAAAACTGATAGACGGCACGATCACATGTGTGATCAAGGACCCGTATGGGTACTTCGGGCTCCGAGTAGAGAAGGGCGGAGTACGATACAATCTGTGGATACAAAGCGATTCCGAGGGTAACGATGTTGGGTGGGTCAGCGTAGACAAGGTACACGAGCCGGAAGAAGAGGAAGAAGAGGGTCCAAGTGATTGAAGAGATCGAAGAGATCGAGCTACGCCCAAAGGTGCGTAGGTTTGCAGAAGAGATGGAGCGCGCTCTGCGAAAGCATGAAGACAAACCGGGCTGGGCGTATAACACCCCCTCCGAGCTACTGGAGCGTCTTTTGGAGGAGGTTGACGAGCTCGAGGATGCGATAGACGTTCAGCAGATGCACCTGCACGCTGAATCACGTGGCGTACTGATCAGAGAGGTAGCGGACGCATGTGCTGACGTAGCGAATTTCTGCCTCTTTATCGCTGACGTCGTGGGAGGACTCGATGATTGAGTTCAAGGAGCCCGGAGAACACCTGGCCGCGCTGTACGCATTGCGACTGACGGATCCGTTCGTAGCAGCCATATTCGATATGTTTGATCGAGGTAGCTACGCCTCGTTCGAGGAGGCGCTTACTCAGTGCATCATTGCGCTCTCTACTGCACGGATCAAGACCGAAAAAGCGTGGGACGAAGAGATCCAGAACCGTCGCTACGTCTTCCTCAAGACAGGCTCAGTCGAGGGGCAAGAAGAGGCTGAAAAAGAGGGCCTTGGCGCTCCGAAGGAACCTAAGAAAGCGTCGGATATCTCGTGTCACTCACACGTCTGGCCTGGTCCAGTTGAATGCCCATGGTGCAGGATTGATCGTCTCAAGGCAGAGTGTGACAGCATGCGGAAGGAGATCGAAGCTGTCGTGGATGCTGCGGCTGTCTGCATGCGTGACCGAGACGCTAAAATCACTCTTCTCAAGATAGAGCTCAAGAAGGCAACTTCCAAGTTGGCGGCGGGTCCTACCCTTCATCCAAAGGAAGCTAGGAGGTTCAAGGACAGCAGGACGCTACTCGAGTGGAACGGGCGCAGCAAGGTTTTGGACTTCAACGGGATCATTCGTTTCAACGCTGATTGGATCCCTGAAGAGCAAATTGACTGGCTCGTTGGGGTACTGGACCGTGAGATTGAGGACTTTCGGCGGGCTACCATCAATGCTACGAAGAGCATGATCAGAGATCACTGGAAGACCTTCGTGAAGGTGATTGAGTAAGGAGCGATCATGGAGAAGTGGTGTAACGCGAGCCAGAGCGTCCAGCCTAACGGTGAGCTCACGCCGTTAGCTCTAGCTCTCCGGGATATCTCTTGGAACGGCTGTGAGTGTGATGAGGATCTCGATGAGGATGGTGTCTGCCTGCCGTGTCGTTGCGAGGCCGCTCTGCATGATCAATTCGACATGATCGTCCGTCGTGATGAGCGCATTGCAGAGTTGGAATCTGAGGTAGCAAAATTGCAAGACTTGGTGGATCAACATGAGGTCTGAGATCGATAAGCCCCTCAGATGGCATTAGCAAATCCTGATCAGAGCTTACACGCGTCAGGTGCGTTGTCAATAAAAAAGGAGGAGCAAACATGGCAAGTACCTTGAATCTGAAGACATTCGCGGCTGAGATGATGGGCCGGCAGGTCTACTACTCTCGGGTGGCCGAGCGAGTATGGAATCTGGAAAAGCGGCTAGAGGAGCACGTGTTCGTCGATCGACATCGGTACAGGACCGGCTACGGTTGGATCACTGGTGTTCGATGGTTGCGCAGCGGGTACACGGAACGAGATTCAGAGTACGGAAATACGTTCCACCCAGTCGGCTCTCCAATGATGGTCTTCCTCGTCGTCGAGCACCCAAACGGAAAACCGGTGCGGGTCGACCCAACATCGGTAGAGCTGTGCGAGTTCGATTATCGAGATCACACGATGTCAGAGAGATCTCGAAAGTGGCTGTCGGAGGACTCGAAGAACTGGCCACGCGATGAGCGTGGCCGATTCCTCAAGGAGAGCTGCTGACGGTCAAATACCTGCTGGGGGGTTTAGTGATCCCAGACTACTCCTGGCTGAGCATCGTCGAGGCACTGTGAGGAGCAAAGCATGAAACGCAACGAAGCGAGAACGCAGCTCTGTAAGATGGCATTCGTCGTCGGAGAGCGTATCGGTGTCGATAGTACCTGCACGTGTGAAGAAGGAGATGAAGGACTAGAGGAAGATTTCCCGGACAGGATCATCGAGGAGATGTGGAAGCACATATCACACGATGATCGCCTGTTGGCCATCGAGGAGGCGTGGGAGCGCGAGAGCGCGTCTGCTACTGCTGTCGAGCAGCTCACAGTTCAGCTGGCTGGGTGCTCAGTTGCCGCTCTCGGTGGGACGTCTGACCCGCAGGTGGCCCGACCTGGAGATTATGGATGGAGCCCGGCCTATCAAGATGTGCTCGATCTACACCGACGCCACTCGGATCTACGGACACACCTACTCCAGCTCATGGGTACTATCATCCACTGGATGGACGTCGGTCTCATCGACCCGGGAGCGGAACTAGGAGAATGGACGAAAACGTCCTCACAGAAGGGAGCAGACATGGCAAGTGAATGGGACGCACCTCATTCGATGGGCGACGCGACGTGCATCAAGCTCTCGGACGGAGGCGCGGTGCTCTTTGACGTGGGGGGCGAGGAGATCTGGATACCTGGTAAGTGCATCCATCCAGATTCTGAAGTGGTCACCTCACACGATCCCGACAAGAACGTAGAGGGCGAGCTCATCGTCCGTGTCTGGTGGGCAGTCCGACACGGCTACGATTGATCCAAGCTACATACCAGCTGGGAGGTTTAGTGATCCCAGACTCCATGAGAGCTGTGAGAGCGAGGCGCACTCAGATCCCAGACGAGAGTATCCGCATGCTCACACCTGCTGGGAGGTTTAGTGATCCCAGACGAGACGACCACGTCACCATCACGCATACCTGCTGGGAGGTCTAGTGATCCCAGACGAAACGACCACGTCACTGTTCGCCGGGAAACTTAGTGATCCCGGACGAAACAGTCATCGTCACTGTTCGCCGGGAAACTTAGTGATCCCGGACGGCAAGCGCAAAGGAGAAAAGAGAATGATACTCATATATGAGTACGGAATCCCGTTTGACCCGATGGAGGGACATGACTTCGTCGAGGATCAGATCCTCATGGCCCATCGGTACTATAACAAACTGATCGAGATCGAGAGAGCGAAACGAGCTCGTATCCGGGCCATTCAACAGGCTCATCCAATTCTCGGCCCATTGGTCACAGAATCTGACGAGACTCATGAGCTCTTCAACGACATCATCGACCGGCAGAAGAAAGCGAAGTCAAAAGACAATCGGTACCCCGAGGTCGACCCGGAAGAGTGGGAGGCCGCCAAAGAGATTTCCGCTGAGGTGCGGCTCAGACTCACGGCGGCGAAGGCGGCCGTGAAAGCGGAGCTTACGCCAGCCTATGAAGCCGCATCCCAAGAGGCGAAAGATCGGAAAAGACTGGCCCGAGCAAACTCGAAAGTGTACTGGGGCACATACCTGATCACGGAAGCTGCAGCCGAGGCCGCGGTCAACGCCAAGCCCAAATCGAGACCGGGTAAGGTCCCGCCACCCTGGCACATGTGCCCGGCATTTCGTCGGTGGAACGGCGAGGGATCACTCGCCGTCCAGATCCAGAAGCCGAAAGCGCTGACGGAGGTGACTGTTTTCGGGCACGACAATCAGTTCAGAATCACGCCCGTTGACCCCTATGCGTGGGACAAGAGCACGCCTCGTGGCCTACGATGTCGCCTCGGCCGAACCACCTTTACGATGAGGGTAGGGATGAAGCGCGGAGAGACAGCCAGCTTCCGTATGGTCATGCACCGCCCACTTCCCCCAGGATCCAGGATCACGTGGGCAAAGATCATCCGTCGTCGAGTTGACGATCGTCTGTACAGGTTCCGGTACTTCCTTCAGCTCACCGTTGAGACCACACTGTGCGTGCGGCACCCGGGCCTCGATAACGCAGATCCGGTCAGCATCCCGGTCGTGGCCATCAACTGCGGTTGGAGGGCACTCGCAGATGGATCTCTTCGAGTGGCGACGTGGCTCGGCTCGGACAACCGAACGGGCACCCTCGAGCTCGGACGAGAGGAGTTTCGTGATCGGATAGAGAGAGCTGAGTCGATCAGATCACGCAGGGATATAGACCTCGACGAGCTCAAGAAGGCCATCGAGGGTTTCGGAGAGATCTTCAAGTCGATGGAGGTGGAGTGTGTCGAGAAGTGGAAGTCGTTCAGTCGGTTCCACGGGCTGTACTGCGATGTGCTGACGGAGTACGCGGAAAATCCAACAGAAGAGAAGAAGGAACTGCTCGAGCTGCTGACCTCCTGGCATCACAGGGATCGGTACCTCATGCAGTATGAGAACGGGTGCCGAGGAGGCGCACTGCGGTTCCGGCGTGAGAAGTACCGTCTGTTCGCCCTGGAGCTGGCGAAGGCCTATCCCGTGGTATGTATCGAGTCGTGGGATCTTCGACGCATTGTCGAGGATGAACACCGACTGAAGGAGCCGTCGGCCGCTCGTGTAGAGGGAGCATCCTCTATCGCCCGGCAGATCACGCGTAACACATCGCTCAGAGAGGGCTGTGTCGTACTGAAGCAGGGAGACAAAGAGGTCGAGCTCGCGACGCAGAGGTGCCATCTCTGTGGGTACGGTGCGAAAAAGCGTGAGCGCTGGGATGCGGCCAAGGAGCTCGTCCATGTCTGCGGCGGATGCGGCGCCGAGTGGAACCAGGACGTCAATTTCTGCGAAAACATCCTGACTACAAGCCGAGGCGACCTCGTCGGCGCACCACAGCTGCTCGAGCCTAAGATCGTGATCCAACTCGGTCGGTTTCAGAAACGAGCTGCTGCGAAGCGCGAGCGTGAAGCAGCGCAAGCGGATGAACAAGAGGAGTAGCCGTGAAATAGCCAGCTGAGAGGTTTAGTGATCTCAGACGACGCGAGCATCTACCATCCGAACGCCAGCTGGGAGGCTTAGTGATCCTGGAGTGCGATCACATATAACCCGCACACCCGCTGGGAGGTTTAGTGATCCCAGACCACAGGGATACAAAATCATGTAGGATACCCGCTGGGAGGTTTAATGATCCCAGACGGACTAGAATGCCAGCTGAGAGGTTTAGTGCTCTCAGACAGCAAAGAGAGGAGGGCGAGGGTACAGCGATGGAAGACTACAAGGGTCCAGAGCGCACAGTGCGCATCCCAACAACGTCGGATGATTGGCAGCTATATGATCTGCGCGGGAGCAACTTGGCTGCTGCTCGGCTGACGCGGGCGCTGAAAAAGGCCTTTATGGCGTCGACGAGTAAGGAGTCGATCGCGATCATGTCAAAGGCACTCCGTGCAGATGTGAAGTACGGAGCGATGGATACGGAACCGCGCGCCGCGGCAGAGCGATGCCTAAACGAGGTGCTGGCGCGTGAGTTCAATTACGAAGGTACACTGGGGTGAGTGACCCCGAATGCCTGCTGGGAGTCTTAGTGATCCCAGACAACTACGAGGGAACGCTATCATGTAGGATACCCGCTGGGAGGTTTAATGATCCCAGACGCCTCGCTGCAAGAGATGTATGGAGAGTGGTGTCAAGAGAGCGAGCTCTCGAGCCGCAGGATGCCCGATTTCGAGGAGGCGATGCGGAGGGCCATGGCGCAGGGCGTAGCTCCGCTCAAGCCAGAGATCGAAATAACGGAGGAGTGATCAGGTGAGCTCCGAGAATATGATCATCGGGATAGATGGCTGCGGCAACGGAGCATGGTGTGGACCTCTCGTCGTTGCCGCGGTCGCTCTACCCGAAGACGCAGTGATAAAGGGGGTGCGCGACTCGAAGAAGGTGAGCGCCTACCGACGTGCCGACCTCGACCCCATCATCCGAGAGCGCGCCCTCCATTGGGTCATCGTGCAGTCCAGCGCGTCTCAGATCGACCAGTACGGCCTAGCAGCCTGTGAGAACGCTGCCATGCTGGTCTGTGCCCAGAGATGTCTCGAGCGCGCACCGGGTGCTCAGGTCATCGTAGACGGCACCAGGCACATACGTGGACTGAAGGCAAACCAGAAGGCCATAGCCAAAGCTGATGACCTGTTCATGGCTGTCTCCGCAGCCAGTATCATCGCCAAGCTGCATCGTGATCGTTGGATGATGACGCTGGCTGCGGAGTACCCACTCTATGATCTACACTCGTGCAAGGGTTATGGCACGAAGGTGCATGGGATCTGTCTGCGCAAGCACGGGCCCTGCCCCGAGCATCGGATGTCATATGCACCGGTGGCAACGGCCGCGAAGGAGATGCACCGCCCACTCGTGGCGATCAAAGCTGGGGAGTAGCGAGTAGGACATCAGCTGGGAGGTTTAGTGATCCCAGACAGAGGGGTTTGGCATGGAAGAGATCATCAGAGAGTATCAGGAGTCCGAAGGTTGGAACGATCGTGTGATCATTATGATTCTGTCCGACTTCGTGGAGATGAAAGTCTGGGAGCATGAGTTCGAAGAGTACATCGAGCGTCGTGCAGAGGCTGATCGCCATGAGGAGACGCTGATCGCTGCGTTCGCCGAGGAAGAGGATAGCCCAGACTGTGATGGCTGGGACTGGGAGACCGACTGAGTGGCGATCATAACCACACGAGGGCGGATCTTCAATGGGAGGCGCTTTGCACTGAAGGTCCGAGTAAACAGAGATGGTTTGTTTCGTATAGCGTGGCCCCACGAAATCGTTGACCTTTTCGGGCCTCCTGTCGAGGCGATTGCAACAACACAGGATGAAGCACTTGTGCTGTGGGAGAATCGAGTACGTGAATTCACCGAAGCGCGTACTACAAAACGAAAAGTGATCCGATACAGGGTGAAGATTCAAGGTAAGTTTTGGGTCGAAGAAGGCGGCCACTGGTTTGTGCGGAGTGATGTTCCTTTTGGTTGTGGACTAGGGCTTCTCATCTGGGCTGGTGTATATGAAGAAACTTGTGTTACTCGGGATAACGCCGAAGACGTGTACAGCTATGACGCAATCCCTAATGATCTTCCGCTAAGCATTCGTAATCCCGGGAATTTTGGAATTGATAGACACGGGCAAAGGCGTGATACTCACTCCATTCCATGGTCCGAAAAGGGTGAAGCGTTTTTCAGTCGGGCAGCGTCTTTGCTGGAAAAGCTGTCGGTTTCATTGGCGGATATGACCTCGAATTCAAAAGAATTTGCGGAGCTGGTAGAGACAGCCGGCCCAATGTTGCTTTCACCAGCGAGCGGAGATGCTCGAGCAGATGATGAGCCTATCAAATGAAACGTACTTGGCTGCACAAAAGTGATTTAGTAAAGGGGGGATTTGAGCTCTGGGATGTCCCCCAGCGCGCATACGTGTAAGGATGAGAGGTAGATATGCTTAAATTTCACCGTAAGGAACAATGGGACCTCGAATGCTGGCCGTGGCTCGTCATCGCGTGGACGACGCCCGACAGGTACCGGCGCATCGCCTGCCTCTGGAGAGGGGGTGTGGAGCTCGGCAGCCTGCTCGTGACCTGGGAGCGACGGAAGCTGACGGCGGTGTGGTGAGATGCTGAAACAACACCAACAACGAAACGACGACTGTGTCCGGGCGTGTGTTGCGACCATCCTTGAGCTGCCGATCGAATCCGTTCCGAATTTCGTAGCCGAACGGGGATGTGTATGGCTCGACAGGCTCAGGGAGTGGCTCCTGCCTCGTGGTTTAACGGCCATCAATGTCTCCTTCTCTGACAGTGACGAACCTGGGCTCGGAATCCTCTGCGGCGCGGGCGGAGCTGGTCCGAGGGGATGTGACCACGAGGTGGTGTGGCGCGATGGAGAGGTGGTGTGGGACCCGTATCCTGGCGGAGGCGGACTCGTCGGGAAGCCAAAAGATTTTCTGATCTTTATCCCACTCGACCCGGCCCATGTCCAGCTCGGTTTTCTGGGATGCGATGAATAAGGAGTCCAAATGGCAAAATTGTTTTACAAGATATATTGGGATATGGCGCTTGGAGTAGGACGAAACAAGTTTCGCCATGGATTCACAGTTGTAGACATAAACGGGGAAAAGGTGTCACACTGTTTGAACTACCTATGTCTGCAACCTACTCCTTTTAGGAAAGCCAACAACCTACAGAATAAGCATATTAGGATGGCTAAGAAAGCAGGAATAGAAAGATTTGAATGGGTTTAGACTATGAAGATAAATGTAGACATTGACATCGCCAGGAACCCTGACCCCATCCGACGTCGAGGGCTCGGCAGCCCCGGTGCAGTTCGGTCTGCTGGGAGATGAGGGATGACCCCGACGCACCGATGGATCCTCGGCGCCCTGATCATCCTGGTCGCCGCCGAGGTGGGCTGGTGGGCGCTCGGAGGCGAACTCCTCGAGTCGCTCCGCGGGATGGCGGCGATCACCTGCGTCGTCGGACTGGCGCTGGACGACCTCGGCTGGTGGCAGGACACCGTCGCCGTCGGGATCAGGGAGTGGTGGAGACCGTGGTGACCGGTCACCGAGGACGAGGAGGAGGAGGAGGAGGAGGACGAGGGCTGAGATGGCCGACGAGTGGCGATCGTGCTGACCCCCAGGACGGAAGAAGAGGAGGCCCCCAGCGGGCCGAGGAGCCATTTTGACAGAGAAAACCAACCTACAGAAGATCATCGACGCAATCGGGAGGCACCGGCTCCTCTTCGAGGAGCCGGAGCGGAACCGGGTTGAGGCGATTGCCGCCGTCCAGCAGCTCCATGCCAGGGTTGCCGAGCTGGAAGCCAAGCTCATCGTATCCAAAGGCGAGGTTATCCACTACAGGGGCGACCGCGATCGCCTCCGAGCCTTGGCCACCCCGAGATCGAAGAGCGGGCCTCCTGACGAGCCCTGCGAGGTCTTGCTCGTGAGCCGTGGACAGTGGAGCGGTACGGGGTTCATCGGAGGACCGCTGACAGGATGGCTCCCGATGCCAGCGCCTCCTGCCACCGAGGACGAGGGCTGTGTCCTGGTCTCTCCAGCATTGAAAGAGGGCACGGAGTAAGATGACCCGAGAAATAAACCAGGATGGCTCGCTCGCAAAGAATGATGTAGTGTCATACCCAAAAAAGTGCTTTGGGTGCGGGTCCGCAATATATGGTTTAGATACACCGTTCGGAGGGAGCTCTGCTCTAGACATAGAAGTGACCCGTTTTGGTCATATTACGGTGTGCCACACTAAGACAAGAGGAGGCGGATTATGGGCCTATCACCCAAAGAAATCATGCCTTTCTAGCGCCCTTCAGCATTTACACGAGCTCCGCTTGTGCGTGGGGTGCGGTAAAGTCGCAAAGGGTCCCATATGCCCATGCTGCTCTAGGGTGCTGGAGAACTCTGAATCGGTCGCTAGAAAACTCGACGAATTACGGCGAAATCAGCGTGCTTTAGAGGAGGAACGCGAACTCAAGGCAGCATGCCTTATAGCCGATCGTATCATCGGCAAATACTGGGTATCGGAGCACCGTGACGCCACCAGTGCTCATGAGCTTGCGCGGCGAGCTCGTGATTACGTCGTCCAAAAGATTGAAGCCGCTCGGGAAGATGGGTTCAGGCAGGGGAGAAGTCTGCTCCTGGGCATCCGGGACGGAACGCTTAAATTGTATGACACGTTTGATCTCGGTCCACAACGTGGGGGCGAGTGAGATGACAACCGATATGTACGACCTGTTTGGATTGGGCTCCGATAAGGAGAAGTACAATGTCTGACGTGAAAACTGATCTTGAAAACATCGAGGATGTCAAGGATCGACGTCTCGATGAGAAGCTACAAATCACACCGGTCACGCCGGCTGAGTACGGCGTCAATGAGGAGATCGTTGAGGCGCTGAAAGCTACGCACAGGCAAGCACTCTTGGAGGCATCGTGGCGTGCAGCATTCCCACTTCTACCGTGGGATTAGGGTCAGTCTACGGCCCACTCGTGGCGATCAAAGCCAGGGAGTAGCGAGTAGGATACCAGTTGGAAGGTTTAGTGACCCCAGAAGTATGAGGAGAGTTGACATGGATTTTGAAAAGAAGCACCGGGAGAAGTGTTATGCCTACGATTGGAGCGGAGCGTGTGCTCCACTTTCGGCGAAGTTGTACAACAGCCAAGAGACATTCTCGGTTGGCATCTTCCAGTGGGTGAAGACGAGTCGGGGTAATCACCTCAAGAAGACGCCAATCATCTACCGGATCAGGGGCAGCGTACAGCACCCCGAGAAGGTCTATGCTCGAGCTGAAGAGCTGTGCGATCTGCTGGACTCGGGGATCGAGTGGAAGATGAAGGGGAAGTCGGAGACTGTGAGATGAGTTTAGTGCTACACGGGCTCAAAGGCAACGCATGGTCTGATGAGGCCGAAGAGCTGCTCAGCGGGTTAGAATATGAATTCCGGCGGATACCACCCGATGTGCACCCCAAGACCAATCCCAGGGTGCCTTACATCCCCACACTCAGCCGTGAGTACACGGTCGACGGGGATCATAGCTGGCAGCGGCTCGCGGCTGGGCTCGACGAGATACGGGAGTGGGTTGACCAGCGACGTAGGCTGGAGATCCTCATCAACAACATAGAGGAAGAGCAACAACGTACAGGAGGAGTAGGAGATGAGTAGAGGGACGCCGACTGTCATCCAGCTTGAGCTGGAAAAAGATCTGATACAGCGCCAAGAGAAGAGGCAGACTGCTAACCGTATCAAAGAATTGGAGGATCTGGCCGAGAAAGAGAACGAAGAGCTCCAATTGCTTCGAGCCCGGGTTGCCGAGCTAGAAGACGAGGTGAAGCACGCTGCCGAAATTTGCGAGCAGTGGGCACGGCAGGTCGAGCTGCCGGACTGCGACCTCGAGTCAGTAGCTTCGGTGCTGCGCTGCTTGGTTCAGCAACTGAGGTCCCTGTCTATCGCCGAAGAGCTGCTCATCCTAGAGGCCTCGAACGCGTAAGATGGGCATAAAATACTGATGGTAGGAGCAGGGGATGACGACTGACGATCCCTACAACACAACGTTTGTGCCCGTCCCGCTGAAGGAACTCGAGCGGCTGAAAAGTGACTCGCACGACCTCGACTTGATTATGGGCCGTCTTGCTGAGGTCGTCCTGAAGAATGAAAAGCTCAAGGACGAGCTCGTTGATTTCGCCAACATACTGGAGTGGGTCGGGGGGAGTGGTGATGAGTGTCACGAGTGCTGTGGGTCGGGCCTGGGTTGTGAACTGTGCAGGGCGTGGAACCGAGAAGAAGAATACTGCAAGCTCCAGGCGCTACCTGGTAAAGATGGTTGCCAAGGAGACGCCCTAGATGCGGGTCCCTGCCCTCGATGCTCCGTCCCTGCCTATGTCCCTGCCGGCGAGTGGGTGGAGTGTGAGGAGTGCCGAGGATCTGGCTGGGTACCATGCCCGGATGGCATCGACTGGGCGTCCGGTGAGCAGACGGTCGGTGACAGGGAATGGTGCCCTGGATGCCGAGGCCGGGGCGAGGCTCGTGCCCCGGTTGCACTCGGAGTGGTCTACGACGATTGGGAGAAATGAATGCTGGATTGAACGTATGCTCCAACTATACTGTTCCTGTTGGCGGCCGTCCTTGTTTTTGTGTTTGGGATGTGCGAATCCGCAGAGCGCGAACCAGAAGAGTGCGACTGCGATCATGAGGAGCCGAGCTGCAGAGTCGCGGACACCTGGTACACCTGTTGCCTCAACGCAAGCAACGATCTTGATCTCTGCCAAGAGGAGCTCGAGCACGCAGAGAACATGAACAACTACTACTGGAGCTGTTGTCTCGGGGCGACGCGTACACCCTACGACGACGATGATGAGGAGTGAGATGGATCAGGAGAACAATGTGCATGGTTCGCTCGATAAGAGTGGGGTGGACATCGTTGAACGGGCGAGGGAGGTCGCGGCCACTCCTCACCCTGCACCGCTTGAGGCTCGGCAGTTTGCGGCGGAAGTGGTAGAGGGGATTGTCCGGCTCCGGGCTCGCGTTGCCCGACTAGAGGCCACGGTCTCGGACCGGGAGGATGAGATCGGCCTGCAGGCGATCGTGATTTGCGGACTCAGAGATCGCGTTGCCGAGCTGGAGGGGGCCGACGAGTGGGTGGAGTGTGATGGGTGCGAGGGAAGCGGAAGAACCCTGCGAAACGAATACATCGGATTCCAGGAAGACATCCCCTGCCCCGAATGCCAGGGCCGGGGTAGGGTTCGCGCTATGGTCGCTGAATCGGAGGTCGAGCCCTCGGCGTCGCGGATGCTGCACGGCCTGCTGGGAGGTGAGGAGTGACCGAGATAGTGAAACCGACAAGGGAGATGACGATCCGGGAGCTGGCCGCGGCGTTGAATGCCAACGGGCGGCGAATCCGAAACAACGCCGAGTTCATCTTGGAACTCGCCGAGGAACTGATGAGGCGGGGTTCACTGGAGTACACATCGGAGGTTGAGCGAGAGCGTGATGAGATGGTCGCCGCGCTCGAGGCAGCGTGGCAGCGCGAGGTGTCGAGTTCCGGCTCGATCGCGGTGATGCGGCGAGTCCACCAGCGACGGACTGCTGAGTTGGAGGCAGAGCGCGACCAGTGGCGAGCGAAGGCCGAGGAGGCGAGGACTGCCTTCGACGAGAAGTCAGAGAGGTCAGAGGAGCCGTGTTGACCGAGAAAGCTGATTAGGAGGAGTGAGATGGGAACAAGAGGAGCGATAATCTTCACGATCGACGGTCATAGTGTCATCCAGTACAACCACTATGACAGCTATCCGACGGGCCTGGGTAAGAGCATCTCGAAGGAGTGGCCGGTGCTGTTGAAGCGCTGGCCGATGGATGTGCTGAGGGAGCGGGTGCGCGAGCTCAGACAGGTATCCGAGGATGGTGATCCGCCGTCCGAAGAGGCGAAGCACTTCCTGGAGAAGTATAGCAACCTCGGAGTGTCTGAGAAGTCGCTGGATGATTGGTACTGTTTGCTCCATCGGTGCCAGGGCAAGTTGATCCGGACCCTCGAGTCCGGGCATATCATGGGTGACATGGACTCCATGGTGAACGACGGAACGGCGTTCTCATTCATTTATGTCCTGGACTTCGACGCCGAGTGTCTCGAGGTCTACGAGGGGTTCCAGAGGAGAGAGCACGTTCTTGGATGGCGTGGGGCCGCTATGCCTGACGCAAGAGGGTTCTGGCCGCCGGCTCTGATCAGCTCAACCCCGTTCGGCAGCATCGAGTCTATCGACTGGGAGGCGATGGAAGAGCTCACCCGAGAGGACTGAGGAGCATCGCTGATTGAAGACCTGCTGGGAGGTTTAGCGATCCCAGACTTGACGTCTGACGGTTGACATCTGATCGTATACCAGCTGGGATGTTTAGTGATCTCAGATAGCCAGCCGGGGTCACATATTAGCTGGGATATTTAGTGATCTCAGACGTGAACAAACGGATTACGATGCAGAGGCCATCGGAAAGTGTAATAGAACGTTACGCATTTAGCTAAGTGGGTAATGTTCTATTACACTTTCCGATTCAATGTGTAGGGGGCGCACCACCCCATATCGTGCGGTAAATGTAGTCTGGAGCGAGGATACGGCTGGTATCGTAAAGTGTAATAGAACATTACGCATTTAGCTAAGTGGGTAATGTTCTATTACACTTTCGCTGGGAGCTTGATCGGTATGACGACACGTATTCCGACATCAATGCTGGTAGAGTACCTTCTCCGTTGCACAAAATGTGGGAAGGATCACAAGGCTACCATGGTCGCGAACTTGAACCTGGGTGACGTTATCGTCCCGCCTACGACGGGATCGAAATACGGGCGGTGTGTGCTCTGTCACAACCCCGGGCTCCGGGTCATGCGAAGATCTGACGACGGCTCGGGTGTTGATTACAACGCCTGAATTCGCTGGTCCAACCCAAGTGTGTGCTGCCTGCACCGGATTTTTCTTAGCTGGTCACGGTACCAGTCCGACCTCCGTGCTGTGAGACCGCATCCCTCTCTCTGAGTAGGGCATCCGCTACTGGTCCTGCCCGAGTATCGGATGCCTGAGTCTGGTTTTTCTTAGTTGATCATGTTAGTGATCTGATCCGTGTACTGCAAGATCAGAGCTCTCTTCGGGCGCGCTCTGCATCACTCATCGGAAAGCGGTATAGTACATTACGCATTTATACATAATATATTATAATACATAGTATATAGAATTAGTTATATATATAAGTGCGTAATGTACTATACTGCCTTTCGACGGGTAATGTCACACGCACAACCAGAGAGCCCTGATCTTCGTGCATATGAGCAAGATCACTAACATGATCACTAACATGATTAGCTAAGAGGATGTACACCCAGTAGTGTCCCGACACCGGCCTCTCGGCCGGCATCGGGATCAGGGCGGGCTCTATCTATCTATCGGCGGGGGTCGTCGTCAGGGTCGGGCTCGGTCCCCCTGCAGGCCGACTTCGTGAGCAGCTCCAGAAGCTCTTCAATCCTCATCCCCGAAGCGGGCGCTGTCTTAGCCTTGAGCGCCGAGAGGCGCTCTCGGATCTCGACCCTGGCGATCGAGTTGGCCGTTTCTGCCTCGATCCGCTTCGTCTCCGCCCGGTACTGTTCTGTCGCCCGGGTGGAGATGACTGCAGGGACAAAGCTGGTGGCGAGTGCCACCAACTGGTCCAGCATGCCCTGGGCTGATTCCAGGGCGTTGGTTTGCAGAGCTACCTGGCCCTCCAGGTAGCTCTGCACGTTCGCCTCGTGCGCCATGTGGCACACGCGACATCGCACGACGCCGGCCCGGCACTCCAAGCACTCGACGCCTTCGTCGGCGCCGAGAGTCTGTCCGCACTCATCACAACGGTTTTTGCCCGCTGCGGTTTTTTCTCCGCGACATTGGTCGCAGAGCGTTCCGTCGAGCATGAGCTCGACGCAGTGACCCTCGAGATCTTCGATCTCGAGTTCGCGTCCACACTCTTCACAGCGACAGCGGGTCTTCATTTTGTCCTCCAGCTGCGAAAAAGATTGCGCGCCGCACCCACCCTACATGCACGGCGCGCGGTCCTTACTTTTGCTTACTCGGTTGATCAGCCGAGCAAGGTGTTTCAGGCCCTCCGAGGGTAGATGGAGTCTCACCATCTACCTACTCCCCGAGGAGTCGCGGTCTACTCGGCGTCCGCTGGATAGTCAGGTGCCAACGTCTGGAGCTGTCTCTCCCGTGATCACGGGCCTAGCTCCGCCCCGAGGTATCCATACCCTCGGGAATCTCCCTGACTTCTGGGATTACTGAGCCTCCCAGCCGGCTTCGCCTTATTGCGCCGCTTGTTCGACCTGGACGGACCAGGTCCGGCCGGGGTCGGCATTCACATTGATCACAAATGTCCCTCCGGTCCTCAGCGTTATTGATCGGTGCACGTCCACCGGTGTCGTCCTGGGCGCGCTGTGCAGACTCACTTCGTTGACCAGCGCCCCGTTGTAGAATGGTTGTTCATCCGCAGAGCTGAGCTCTGCGGAAAAGAACTCAGACGCTCCAGGCGTCCAGTTGTGCTGCACCGACACCGTGACCGTGCCGGGATACAGCGCGAAGGTAGTTGTTCTGTGCAGCCCGGACCCGACGAACTCCCTGCTTACAGCAGGGTGGCTCGCTGGAGCTGGACTGACCGCAATGATCGCTGCGGGCACTACCCGCTCCGTTTGCGCTACTTCTGTTCCTTCGATTTCGTCATAACAGCCAGACATCAGTACAGCTGCCAGAAACATGGTCATGCGTCCCATCTTATCTCCTTCTTCCTTACCTATCTGGGATCAATAAGCCTCCCAGCCGGCCGAGCGAAAGATCATGTGCTGTACCCGCTCCCGGAAGGAGCGTCCTCCGTCTCGCAGCACGTCGACCACTGCCCGTGGTAGACATGCCTGTACTCGATATGGCAGCTCGTCGAGGCGGGGCACGCCAGGACATGCTTGTTTGCCACGAGATCTCACACCACCTATGAGATCACTAAACTTCTCAGCTAGTATCTGGCGGTAGAGACGAGTCCGAGAGCGGGTACAGCACATGATCTTGAGAGTTAGCACTCCCAATTCACTAATACTCTTATGTCTGTTTTTATTGGTTTTTGCCGATGATCAGCTAAGAAGAGAGCCCAAGGAGCCTGACGAATGTCAGCGCTTGATCCTCGGACTATCAGGTTTACACGGTGGGGGAGATGGCGTGGAGTACTCTGAGGAGTATTGTCACGTCATCGTCGTCAGCCCGTCCTTCTGCCATATCTATGGCGGTTTGTTCGAGCTGGCTAATGCAGTTCGCACTTTCGTAGCCGAACACAATGTGCCCGATCAAGCTGTTGATCAGGAGCTGAATCTCGTAGGTCCCCAACGTGGGGGTTAGGGTACCCCCACCTGGTCCGAATTGTGCGACGTTGAAAACGACGTCGCCGTTCTCGTCTGGTGCTTCGCGCACCAGAATCACATCCTTCATTCACCTATCTCCTTTTTATTGACAATGCACCTGACGAGCATAAGCTCTGATCAGGATTTGCTAATGCCAGCTGAGAGGCTTATTGATCTCAGACCTCATAGTGCCAGTCCAGCCCAAGTCCTGTGCTTCGGATCGGGATGCAGCTCCTCGGGGAACTGCTCTCCACCTATACGGATCACGTGTTCGCAAAGATGGCCGCGACCGCGGCCCCCATGAGAACTCCGTGATTCTCTTCTCCGGTTTGCTGCAGTTCCATAGCCGCCTCCAGCCCGAATCGCATCCATGGCCCGGGCTTGAATCCAGCCTGTATCAGATCATCACCGGTGACCAATGGTTTTGGTCCGGTCTCCGCATGTCGGTCGATGATCGTGGGCGCGACTTCCCACACCTTCCTCTGTCCCCAGTCCAGGATCATGATTCTAGACTGGCACTCTGTGCATTCGCAGAGCAGCCTATTGCCCTGCATCTTTTTTGTCAGCAGTCCCATATGCCCACAGCTCGGGCACCCATGCTCCTTCCACTGGCTCCATGTCATCGGAAACAGTCTGCTCATCTCCGTGCTCCTTTCATTCGCAGGGAAAATCCCCCCACGAGATCAATACTCTTATCTCACATTCGACGTCCTCTTTGCGCCATATTGGCGAAAGTGTGTGCACAACGTGTGTACATGTGTGTACAACGTGTGCACAATGTGCACACAACGTGTGTACACTTTTTCCTTGACACAGCTATGGTCTGCGGACCATGATCACCATAGTAGGATGAGAGATCAGTTGATCACGGAAGAAGAGCTCGAAGAGATTTGGGAGAATCACGGGCTCAAACAACACGTCGAGCGACTTCATAAGTACTTGTTATCACACGGCTTACAGCCAATGGCCGTACCCGCTTTCGTTTTCGTCGGTAATCTAAAACAAAAGATCCTCGTAAACTTTCTAGTAAAGGGGGTCTCGGAGGACAGTTATGGGAGACAGACCTTCCCCAAGCATAAAGACCGCGACGGAAGCGGCGAAGAGTAGAGGGGCCTCGGCGTCCCCTATGCCTGCTCCGAAGGCTCATCAATTGAGGCCGTCGCCGCAACAGGCCGGAGTCATTCTTCCGGGCAATGTTAGCGATCTGGGGCCGCAGGTGATCGGTATGCCGACGTCCGGTCAGGCGATGTCGTCGAGTCAGTTCATGGCTGGCCCTCAATCCCTCGAGCATAAGCGCGGTCCCGAGGACGTGCGTGATGATCTGGAGACCCTGGCCGCTGCTATGAAGCAGAAGGCGGAGCTGGAGAAGAGGAAGGATCAGGATCAAGAGGAGGAAGAGGGGGATGGTGATGATGCGTTGTTGAAGAGTGAGAGCGATGAGATGCAGATGTATCTCGACATGTTCAACAACCCGAAGCGTCGTCGGAAGATCGAGGCGGATCTCGAGCCGATGAACGTGCAGGACATCGTCTTGTATCGTGAGCTCAGGCAGAAGGTGAAGGTGAGCTGTGGTCTGGAGGTCACCTTCCGTACAGTCAACGGTCACGAGTCACAAGCGATCCTGGACGAGGTGGGGCACGTCAGCCACGACAAGGCTGTGAGTGATCTCTACCTTCAGGAGATGTTGGCCTACATGAACTTGGCCGCCGGGGTACGTGCTGTCGGATCAGAGGTGCTGCCCAATCACATGGATGGGCGAGTGCTGAACAAGGAGCGCTTCAAAGAGAAGCTCGATCACATCTTGGACTTCCCGATTCAATTGCTTGCTGATCTGAGGGTCAACTACTTCTGGTTCGACAACCGGGTGAAGAAGACCATGATCGAGGAGGAGTTGGGAAATGGCTGACGACCCCGCTCGGCTGGGCAAGAGCGAACATGCTCTACGATCTGCTCAGCGAACCGCCGGAGCCGGGGTCGGTATTGGAAGCGTTGTGTCTCATGATCCAGATGCGGCGCGAGGCGACAGAGCTGTACAAAAACTTCGCGATGTTGAGGGCGATCCAGGTTTCACAGTCGAAGGATCCAAGCTCGGCAGAGTCTGTTGCAGAGGCCTTCAAGACCTATCGTGCGTCGCTGATGCCGTTCCTCGAGAGGGAGGTGACGCAAGAGAAGACAGAGCTGATCGAGGCGTTGAAGCGAGAGATCGCTATGAATTCCAGTCTGGCTGTACAGTCTGTGATGCCGCGCAAAGCGGAAGAGGTTGTACGGAAGCGTCTCGAGGCACGTCCTATCCAGAAGTCGAAGTGGGCTCGGAAGAAGAGATGGTGATCATGGAAATCAACGAAATCAACGAAATCAACGAAGAGGCAGTGGAACGGGCGATCAAGGTTCTCAACCGTGCGCTCAACGAAGACTGCATGGTGCTATCAGAGATGTTGCTCACTCGTTATCGTTGCAACTCTGCCCTCGCTGTCGATGACACGGTGCAGACAGAGAGCAAGAAGGGCGCTCGTGTGTCGCACAGCGTCAGCGCGATGGGGCTCATCAATGGACTCTTCGGAGTCGACGAGCACGGCTACGGTCCGATCACCATGATCGTCAATGATGAAGAGACCGGAATCATCGAGTTCTGTCGCACGAGACACAGGAAAGAAAGCTGATCATGCGCTACGCGCAGGTCACGAAGTGGCGACAGCGTGTTCTGATCTCGAAGCCCCTCCTGGTCTTTTGATCAAGAAAGAGGTGCAAAGTCCATGAATATCGAAGAAGTAAAAGACCATCTCGTGCGGGCGCTAGTCGATCTGTCCAAGGTGTCCAGAGTTCTTGATACGTTCGATGATCAGAACATGACGACACCTTGGTGGGAGGCTGCGGGCATGGCCCCCGAGGTCGCTGAGGCGCACATCGACCATGTGTTGGCGATCTGCAAGCAGGAGCTGATGAAGCCAGGTGCCTCTTTTACCTTCAACCAGAACCGCCCCATCATGAGGAGCTACGAGTCTGGTAGTGATTGTTGTTGGGTCAACTTGTTGGGGGTGCAGTACATGACCCTCAGCATCTCAGCTCCATGCCCCAGGGGGCCGATCACGACAGAGGAGAAGGTCTGATGCTTGTTTGTCCAAACTGCGCATTTCCGGTTGAAAACGATCTGCGGGTCATGTCAGTGAGCAACGTGGTCTGTGTTCTGTGTGGTCATCGTTGTGAGAGTTCTGATCTCGTAAGGTATCGCGATGACGCAAAGATCGTGAACCCGAAGGTCTTCGTCGAGCTGATGCAGTTCTTCACACAGGCGATCACGCCTCAAATAGGAGGGAAGCTGGTAGAGCTCGGCATCATGTCCGCCGACCCGAGCTTGGAGAACATAGCCGCTTTCACCAAGCTGCTGATCAAGATCAGCCGTGCGTCGTTTCAGGCTGTGTTGGAAGGAGTGTTGATTCAGGATGATGAAGAACATGTGCTGGGCGGCGGGGGCTCAAACACCTTGCAGTGAGTGTTGCGTGGCCTACGCGCCGAGTGACGAGGAAGAGGGCAGCGGGTACTGTCTGGTGATGACTGCTCTCTACTCGATCGTGAGCGCGTTGCCGCCGGCTGGTGATATCATGGTGAAGCTCAACAGCATCGAGGAACATCTCGCTCCCCCGGTCACAGGCAGTACGCTGCTACCTCCGCAGGTGCGCTGATGTTGGTGATCAAGAGCGTAGGCGCCCATGCTGATCTGATCGCGGGCATACCTCGGTACACGATGGTAGTTGGCCCGGACAACGCCGACATGGGTGTCGAGGTCGAGCTCGATGTAGCGACCTACACTCAGCTTGTCGAGATCGCTAACCTGGAGATGTCCAATCGTGCCCAACAGTCTCCTACGGAGGAGCCTGTTGCGGTCACTTCACTTTCCAGACAACCTGATCATGGTGCGTTACGTCGACAGCTGATGGCTGATCGAGAAGAAAACGCGTTCGCAGAGCTGCGCGGGCTCGAGCACGTGTCTCAGCGCAGTCTCACACCCGAAGAGGTTTTGCGCAGCGTGGGGTTCATCGAAGATGGCGAGGAGGGCCCGAACGAATCTGATCTTCTGTTTGGCGATCAGGAACCTGACCCAGGTGAAATGTCCGACGACGACGACGGAGTGAGGCAGTATTGATGAACTTCGGATACGAGTGCGCAGGCTGTCACACCTACTTCGGGGTCAGTAATCCTGATGGTGATTTAGGGGCAGTTCAGCGTCTGCTCAACCAGGACGCACCATGCCCGAAGTGCGACAACGGTACGATCATGACCCCTGTTGTAGTCGAGGTTGCGGGACGCCCCGGTGACATGTGCATGACGGCCGATGATCTGCTTCGATACGTCAACGGGCTCGGAGCCCCGGGGGAGACGATCTTCAGCTGTGAGGACGTTCGGCAGTGGCTCGAGACATACAAGGTGATTGAGGCTGACGTCGAGGGCAGTGACAGGCCTCGCCCCGTCATACGATCACTCCTCTTGAAGGGTGGAATCAGATTGTACCTGGCGGCGTCTGGAAACGGAGCCGTCGTTTACCGAGTAACGAAGGAGACCGAAGATGCCAGTTCAGGGATTTGAACATCAACAGAAGCGCCGCGGGCCGAAGAACATTCTGATCGGTGTGAGGCCGCTCCCGCTGCTGATGTGGCAGAGGACGGACAAGGACGGGATTGTCCAGACAGAGCTGGGTGTGGAGATCACACCCGGCGACATCCGCAAGCTCCCTACGGACCTGTGGAACAAGTCGGGGCCCGTCAACGCCAAGCTCCAGAAGCTGTTGGCCAAGGAGCTTCATGGCTCAGAGGCCGTGTCCGCCGAACCGATCATGTCGAAGGAGAAGGCCGCGGCACAACTTCCGGCAGAAGTCGATGTAGGGTGACCCGATGTCATTACGTCTTCTAGGTGATCGCATCTTGATCGAATTCGATCCCACCGAAGATCAGGAGCGTACACTGGAGAGTGGCATCATCATTCCAACAGATGTCTACGATGACATCCACCAGTGGGGCACGGTCCTGGATGTTGGGCCAGGGCGTTGGAACAAGAAGCAGACGCTCAGGATTCCGGTGCAGGTGAGACCCGGTGATCGGGTTCTTTACATCCGGTTCCTGAAGAACACGCACACGGGAGAGGCGATGCGCTTGAGCGGCCAGCTTACGGATCGCCAGTTTCTGATCAGGGAATCAGATGTCATCGCAATCGCAATCCAAGAAGACTGACAGATTCAGCTTTCGGATCGATACCTCCTTGCTGGTCTGGGTCCGATGGTATGCCAGTCAACATGGTGTCACGGTGACACACTTGATCACGGAGTACTTTCGTGAGCTGCGGTATGCCAGTCAACATGGTGTCACGGTGACACACTTGATCACGGAGTACTTTCGTGAGCTGCGGGAGGAATCTCCGGCAAAGCCAATAGGAGACGTGGATCAGCTATGAAATTCGATGATGTTGAGAGGGTCTACTCGCTCGAGGGTGCCCAAACAGCAGACACGATAGCAGAGTTGGTCCGAGCCATTTTGAGCCAGAAGTATGTTGTCGTGCGCGAGCTTCATCTGCTCTCCGACCCAGGTCGCGTCGTAGCGCAGCTCTCGATCCCGAGATCTGGTCCACCCGATGGTGTCATCCCGGAGACGGATCCTGAGAGCGTGTGGGAGCTGCTGACGCAGGTTGACATCGTTGAGTACGAGTCGGCAAACGTGAAGCTGAATCCGGCTGCCGTGTCTTCGCTGACGCATATCATGCTCGAGGCAGGTCATCGAAGGTTGGCAGGCGTAGCTTGGGCTACCGGCAGCATACAAAATCTGATGAAGTGGGTGGGGGTACACCCCCGTGAGGGGGTTCCAGCCACGTTTTGGAACATGCCATTGATCCAGACCCAGCTCATCCCGGAGGACTGTGTGGTGATGCTCTGTGCCAAGAGCGTGCGTCAACGTGTCCTGAAGGCGGAGTTGGGGATCATGGCTCAGTTTGAGGAGGTAGACGATGTTGGACAAAGTGAGTGAGGCGTACAACTCTCGTATTCTCGATCTGCACGCTCAGAAGAAGTTCGCCGCCGTGGTGATCACCGAAGAGGGCGTCGAGATCGCCGCTGCTTCGGATGGCTTCCGATTCGAGTACTCAGGTCGTTGGCGCGACATCCAACGGAGCTGGGCCGAGATCGACAAGAAGGCCAAGGCGCGTCAGGCCGGGTCGCGTATCGATGTGCAGGAGGTACGGGAGGACGGAGGAGATTCTGCCGTCTCGGATCAGGTGAACTGAGATGGACGACGTGATCCAAGAAGACGCAGCGCAGGAGAACGGCTCTGAGCAGCTCTTGATCGAGTCGCTGATCGGCCTGATGAACTCTTCGGGGCCGTACGTAGAGGTACTTCAGAGTTCGAGTGATTCGAACAGGGTGAAGCTGCGTCTCCGCATTTTCGACGGACACTCGTGGAATCACGTCGCAGCCCTTCTCTTGAAAGAAGAGATCAGATCACGGATGGTCAAAGGCGTGGCATGGGATCTTCATCTCTGTCGTCAACTGATGCTACGTAAGGAGACAAACTCTCTGTGTTACTTCTGGAACTTCATCGTCTCTTCAGAGGATGTGGGCAGCGCCGTGCTCACCATCTGTCGTGTGCTGGACTTTGCGAGCCAGCAACAGGTACCAGTGGCTCCGCAACGGGTCGCGCTCGGTCCACGGAAGGAGGAAGAGATCTTCACACCGAAGATAGGAGGTACGGTCGTAGACGGTCAGGTGGTCTCGATGCCCTTGATCGGTGGGGCAGGCCGAAATATGCCTGAAGGTGGTTTCATGGAGAAGGGGAAGAAGCAGAAGGGCGCGCACCCGGTAGGGGGGAAGAGATGAGCTTCTACGGCCCCGAAGAGAGTGCCGCCCTGGAGCAGAAGGCCGGCCACCTGGCAAGCGAGCTCTCGGCTGAAGAGCTCAACTCGATCGAGAGGAAGCGGCAGGCGTTGGCCAAGCTGTTCTCGAAGGATAGGGTCACAGCGACCTATAAGCTCGAGCTCACCTTCGGCAAAGAGAGGTCGACATACAAGCACTTCCCAGGATCACTTGTCGTTTTCAGAAGCGGATCGGCGTTCAACGGTGGGGGTGACGAGCCGATGTACCCGTGTCCGAATGACATGTGCAGCGGTTTTCTCCCACCGAAGTTGATCTCAGCCATGCTGGGTATCGGCGTCTGCCCAGTTTGCCGGGAGAAGTGGCCACAAGATCAGCTCATGGAGATGCGGCTGTTTCGGCTTGCCCCTCGAGCTTGGGCACGAGTGGTGGCACGCTACTTCATCCGGTTGAACCACGACGCCGACATCTATCTGAAGGGGCACCCTATCGACATCCGTATTCAGACGGCAAAGGAGATCGAACACTATCGTGGCGGTGATCAAACAAACCTGGCGCGACGAAAGCGGGTCCGGGTGCTGTATCCTCTCGAAAGGATCTATACTGATCTACAGCACGGAGCTGATCTCGAGAATCGGTTCTTGAAGTTTTTGGTGGCGTGATGGCAAAGACGATCAAAGAGCTTATGGATCGGCACGCACAGCTGACTGGTGAAGTTGACGCGGCCGAGGAGATCCTCAACTGGTTGTTGGCCGGCGATAACCGATTCAAGGAGCGCTTCGGTCAAGATGTGGTTGACAGGCTAGCGACTCAGATAGATGATCTGATACTCGCTCCCAGGTTGGAAGAGATCGGTAAGATCATTTCGACGGAGATTGGAGATGCGGATGAAAAGAGTCAAGCAAAGAAGCGTAAAAGATCATGATTCCAAGGCGCACAAGAAGCATGTTGATCTCGAGCAGCGGGTCAAGACAACCTTCGAAGGGTTCCAGGAGCTCGTAGGTTCAGAGTTCGCCAAGTTCCAGAACAAGGTCAACGAGGTGCTCGGCATCCTGTTCAAGAACGAACGCGAGATCGCCAGCATGGTCTACACCAACAGTGTGCGGATCGCGGTGTTGATGAAGTTCCTGAACGCGAAACATGGTCTGACCGATGAGCTCTTCGAAGAGATGGTGAGCGCGGAGATCGCAGAGAGAAATCGGATCACCGCCGAACAGCAGGCCCTGGAGAAGGCCGCCGCCGAGCAGAAGATGGTCGAGGATACGGCCAAGCGGCTGCTCGAGGAGAAGGCCGCGAAGAACGAGCTCGGGGTCAAGAAGACCGAGAAAGCTGGGATCGTGGACGAGTTCCTCGGGGTCGAAGAGCGGATCTTCGGCGGGGATTATACCGGTGACAACTGTGACGGCGAATCTGGTGGTGAGGGCGTGCCAGACGATATGGTCGACGGCTCTGACACGGTAAATCACGGGTATGTCTGCTGTGATGACTGCGACGACAACGACGGCGACGGCGACCTCGGCCGTCCGGTCTCGTCCCCAGACTACGGCTGCCTCGAATGCGCAGGGGAGTCCTATGACAAGGATCACGACCAAGTGGCGTCTTCGGATACTTCTGTGGAAGGCGAAGCTGACGTGGCATCTCCTGAAACTCGCGATCCAGCTGAGGCTGGAGAAGTCGGAGCTGATGAGGAAGCTCCGGGGGTATCCGATCTATGACCCGCAAGATCTGTATACCGGAATTGATCCTGGAGCTGCCGGAGCCGGCGACGAGCAGACAGCATCTGTCGAAGATGCTCGATACGATCCTCGAGGCGTACTCTTTGGGGATGGCGGAGAGGTTCAACACACGCCCTCTGATCCCGTTCGAGTATGCGGCGATCAAGACCTTCCTGATGAATCTGGCGCTGGGGATGGAGCGCTGTGAGCACGTCTGCGATCACGGTGTGAGGTGTGAGCTGATCGACGGTCATTCGAGAGATCATGACTACGAGCTCCACGACTGCGGCTCGCTTGATCTTCCACCCCCTGACATGACCAGCTAAAAAGGTGACCCGGGTCGGCTAGCCTGGAAGCCCGCTTTACGCGTTGCATCGACACTTCAGCTTACCGGGTCCCTTATACCCAAATTTTGTAGACAACGCCCCCCCCTCGGACCACGGCCAGCCATACCATGCACCCGATCTCTCCCGGGTCCATTGGTTCGACACGTGTCGAACCGATAGAGTGGCCTTGGTCGTCTCCGTCCCCGTATTCCGGGGCAGAGATGAATTGAACGGCCTGGAGGGGCAGAGCCCCTTCCCAGTACCCGTTCGATCGCCGGATCAGGATGGCTTCCCATCCTTCCCCGATTATTCGCACGTTGGACCGGATATCCTCCGGTCCAACGACACGCACGACCCAACTGCCATTGGGCAGCTGGTCAACCTCGGCGTCGAACATCTCCTTCTCCCTTCTCAGATCAAGCTCCAGTGAGGAGCTGGACCAGGGTCTTGATCTGATTCTGGGTCTGAGCCTCTCGCTCAGCCCACGCTGCCGACCATGTGGCGTCGGTCGCGGCAGCAGCCGCATCCTGCGCCGCCTCTATCTGCACCACAGCCTCAGCCTCGACCCGACTGCGGGTTTTGGCCTCGATGTTCTTGCCGTAGTTTTCTACGGCTTTTGTTCCGTTGTCGATTGCGGTGTCGAGTCCTACAAGGGCTCCAGCCGCGAGCAGGGTCGGTGTTCCGATCACGAGCAAGATGAGTGCAAACATAATCACACTCCTTTCTATTGTTCTTATCCCACATAGAGACGCGCTTTTTCGCTTGTGCTATCCT